TTTAGCAGAAGCAAAAGCATAGAATCGAGAATTAACTGACGATGAAAAATTATTAGTTGCGACTTATAGTTCTGAAACTAAAACTATGAAGCAGCTAAAAGAAGAACATAAAAATACTAATCAAGCCAAAAGGGATTCTTAGGCTGAAATTAAAAAATTATAGGCGGCAGATAAATCTTATACTGCTTTATTAAAAACTGAAAAAGAAGTTCAATCTCAAGTTAAAACTGCGATTGATACTACCACTAAAGCAAGAGAAGATGAATATACCGCTGCGCGAAACCAAGAAGCTATAAATAAAGCTAATGCAGCATAGTCTCAACAACAAGTAAAAAACAATTAGAAAATAGCAGAGTCTGCAAAAAAGGCTGCAGATGAGGCTGCAAGAATTTAGCAAGAATGGAATATCACTTCCGAAACTTTTTCTTCTAACTTCGAAGCCGCGGCAACCAGTTCGAATAAATTAACTTCAGCTCTTGAAAGTCAAATTACAAAATGGACTTCTTTAGGTTTTATAGTCCATACTACTATAAATGCAATTCGAGATATTGTTCAAACATATCAAGAACTTGATGATAATTTAAGCGCAATTTCTGCTGTTAGCGGGATTGCAACAGAATCACTTTGGGGCAATATGCCACAAATGATTGATAATGCTAATTCATTAGCATTATCTGTTGATGATTTAACTAATGGCATGTTATTATTCTACCAGCAAGGTTTAAGCACAGAAGAAACTGAAATTCGTCTTAATGCTGCTGGTAAGATGGCTGCGATTTCTTAGCAAGATTTAGCTACAGCCGTTGATCAATTAACTTCTACCATGAATGCTTTTGGTATGGAAGGCGACGATGCAGCTAGTGTTGTTGATGTTTTTGCCAACATGGCTGGTAGAACTGCAACTGACGTTGAAGAACTTGCAACAGCTATGGCTCGTACCGCTTCTATCGCAAAGAACGCTGGCATGAGTTTTGAACAAACGACTGCTTTCATTGCCACAATGGAAGAAACTACTCGTTTGAGTGCTGAAACAATCGGTAACTCCATGAAGAGCATTATTGCTCGATTCCAAAAATTAAAGACTGATCCTGATTCTTTATTGGAAGATGGGGTTAATGCAAACGATGTCGAAAAAGCATTAAAGAAAGCAGATGTTGCACTTCGTGATACAGAAGGTAATTTCCGTAATATCGGTGACGTTATTATGGAATTGTCTGCTAAGTGGGATACATTAGATACTAACACTTAGAAGTACATTGCGACGATGGCAGCTGGCACTCAATAGTCTTCAAACTTTATCGCATTAGTTAGTAACAATCAATCAAATATTGATAACCTTGCTTATGCTATGGACGCTGCTGGAGCAGCAGAAGAACAATTTGCAGCAGTTAGTACAAATATTAGTTCTGCATTAACTCGATTAGATAATAATTGGATTAAATTAAAGACTTCTTTTAACGATGGAAGAAACATTATCGTAGATGTTATTAATGATTTAAGTTCTTTAGTTGGTTTTGTAGCTGATTTAGGTCCAGCTTTTACAACTGCAACAGCAGCTATTGGCCTCGCGGCAATCAAAATGGCTTTGTTTACTACTAAAAGCGCAAGACAAGTCTCAATTCAAGAATTAAAAAATACTATTACTAAATCAGGAATGGACTTAGATAAACAAGATAAGTTAATGACAGATTTAGTTAGCGCCGCGAAAGAGAAACAAACTAAAAGAGTTATTGAACTTAGAATTGCTACTGAAAAATTATCTGATGCAGAGAAAAAGCAAATTGCAGATGCTTATGAATAGGCAACAGCAAATAACGCTTCTTTATTAACTTGGAAGAATTTAAAAGCGTCTATTGGAGATGCTGCAAATCAATTATTTGCTTTTGTATCAACTCCTATAGGAGCCATTTCTGCCTTAGTTGCAGTTATTACTGCTATTACTTGGGCAATGGATAAATTTGGTATTTCTGTTAAAGGAGCAAAAGAACAATTAGAAAATACTCGTTCTGAATGGCAATCTACTCAATCAGAACTAGAGAGTACATAGACTCAATTAGATAGTATTGCTTAGAAGATTGATGAAATTAATAGTAAAGATGTTATTACTTTATCTGATGCTCAAGAACTTTCAAATTTAACTTTAGAAAATATAAAATTACAAGAGCAAGTTGATTTACTAAAACAAAAAGCTGATTTACAAAGAGATCAAACTATTAAAGAAGAAAAAGATTCTTTTGATGCTTATAAAAATAAAGAAAATATAAAGAATGCATTTTTAGGAACTAAAGATAGTTTAGACAGTAAAATTGCAGAATACAGTGGGATAAAAGATAAAGATTGGTCTGGCTAGTTTGATGAGAAACTTAATGAATGGTATCGAAATAAGTTAAAAGAAGAATTAGTTGCACGAGAAGAACTTGCTATTTAGACAATAAAAGATCTTGATGACAAAATGACTGCAGAAGGAAAAGATTCTCTTACTCAAAGAGAACAAGAACTTTATGCAGAAGCTAAAGAATGGCGCGATAAAATTTAGAAAGAACTATCTCCAGAAACTTATGTTAGAAACGCTATTGCTGATACAGTTTTTGCAGATCCAGAAACTTTAGTTGCAGTTCAAAATGCAGGTAAAGAAATAATGGACAATCTTGCTAATGGGATGATAAGCGATAGTGAAGCATAGATTCAAATAGGAGACCTTTTAGGCGAATATCTTACTAATCCAGAATTGCTCAATAAAATTGGAGCAACAGAAGACGATGTACAGACAATGTCCGATGCATTAATTGAGTTAGCTTTAAACGAAGGTAATGCTCGAGATAATTTAGTTAGACTAAATTCATCTGTCCAATAGTACGGTAATATTGCTAATAATTCTCGCCAGATTATAACTTGGAATAGTGAAGCGATTCAAAAATGGGGAGATGCTTTAGCAAGTTGGCAAATGAATGCCGACGAATTTGAAGGATCAATTTCTACTGCCCTTGGAAGTTTTGATTATATTAATGAAAATGGTTTCTCTGACGCTTCTAATGGTATAGCAATTGCTTTTACTCCAATTTTAAATACCGATGATGGTCCAAAAGTCTTATCCAATAGCGAAATGAATAATTATTTGCAATAGATATATGCTAATGCAAATGGAGATGCCAATAAACTATTGGAAGAAGACGCAAAAGGCGTCAAAATGGTCGTCAATAATCAGCTAGTTGAAGTTAAAAATATGCTAGCGGGTGCAGAAGGAGCTATTGTTGATGGAGTAAAAGAAACGGCTGAGGACTGTGCTGGAATGTCTGGAATGGCAGCAGAAGATATTAAAGCGCAATTTGGCGAAACTGGACGCTATGCAGAAGATTCTATGCACTAGGTTCAAGAAGCTTTTATTCGTGCCTAGGAAGCTCTTTCAGAAACTAATCCTTTCCTTGCAATGGCTCTATAGCTTATTATGCAAATGTCTGGATTAGATTTTTCCTCTTTAGATGATGGATTAAACGATGCTGCTGATGCAGCAGATAATGCAACAAATGCAGTGTCTTCTTTAAAAACTTAGATGTCAGAAGTTAGCAATGCGGCTTCTGATTTAAAAAATGCTGCAAGTGATCTTTCAGGAGTTGCAGATGCCTATAAAACATTAACTACTGCAATTAAAGATTATAACGCTGATGGGAATATTACTCTTTCCAATCTTGAAAGTTTGCTTTCATTATCTCCAGAGTATCTTTCTTGTTTAGAGATGGAGAACGGTCAATTATCTCTAAATACAGAAGGATTAAAAGGCATTGTTTTAATGCGAATCCAAGCTGCAAAAGCAGCTGCCTATCAATCAGCAATGGAGTAGATTCAAGCAATTACAATGTCATCGTCTGCTACTGCTGCGAGTACAGCTGGTGAAGCAATTGCAGGAATGGAAGCTGCAACTTCAAATGCTGCAACGGCAATGTCTACAGCATCTAATACAGCAGCAACTTCAACTGGCACGATGGCTAATTTAGCTTAGTCTGGTTATACAGTAGCCGCGGGTTTTGACACTGCCGCATCTTCAGCTGCTAATTTTAATAATGTTTTAGCTAATAAATTAACTGAAGCAGGAACTGGTATTAAATATACAGCAGAAGATGTCGCAAGCATGATTGCTGGAGATATATCTGGGATTACTGATGTTTTAGGGGATGCTGTTGGCGATGTAGTAACTGGTTTGCAAAGCCAACTCTCGATGCTTGACAATTTAGAGAATCAAGTCAATTCAATGGATTTTGGTTCTTTTATTGGAAAGTATGGTGGTTCAAGCAAAGGTGGTTCTGGTGGTTCTGGCACTAAAGGTGCAACGGAAGCATCTAACGAATTAAAAAATGCACTTGAAGCGCAAAAGAAAGCTCTTTAGGAACAACAAAAAGAGCTTGAAAAATCTAAATCAGCAATTGAGGAATAGAAAAAAGCTCTTGAAGATCAAAAGAAAGCTCTTGAAGAAACTAACAAACAACTTCAAGAGAACTACAAACTTTATGTCGAGTTAATCAAGTCTCGCCTTAATGACGAAATCGACCGTCAGACCACTCGCATCGAAGCCTTTTACGATGCAATCAAAGATACCATTCAATCCGAAATTGATTCTTTCAATGACCAACTCGATGCCCTTAAAAAGCAAGCTGATGAACTCAAATCTAAAGCCGACGAACTTCAAGATGCAGCAGACCAACAAGAGGATTCTCTCAACAAACTCTATGACGCTGCCCAAGCCTACTATGATGCTGCTCAAGATGGTCTCGATAATCAAATCGACTCTTACGATAAAGTAATTGACCGCAACAAAGAGCACATCGACCTCCTTAATGAGCAAAAAGACGCTATTCAAGACCAAATTGATGCACTTGATACTGCGGCTGATAGTGAATCAAAACTTCTTGCTCTTGAAAAAGCTCGTGATGCTTTAGCTAACGCTCGCAACCAAAAAACCCGTATGGTTCTTACCAACGGTGGTTGGCGTTTACGTACTGATAAGTCCGAGATTTCTAATGCTCAATCTAATCTTGTATCTGCTCAGCGCGATTATTAGAAAGAAATTCTTGAACGCCAACAAAAGAAAATCGAGGAACAAACTGATGAAATCGAGAAACAGAACAATAATCTTGAAAATATTAAGTCTGACCTCGAAGACCAAAAAGACGCTCTCGATGATATTAAAGATCAATGGGATAAAGCTCAAGATGCTCTTGGCAAGACCACATCTGAACTTGAAGAATAGACTAATTTAATTCGTCAATTCCAATATGGAAACGATGCAAGTCGTCAAGATCAACTTTCAAACTTTTCTGGACAAGTTTCAAATAATAATCAATAGCAACAAGCAGCGTCTGATGCAACTAACCGTGCAAATGAAGCATCTAATAAATATGACCAATAGAGTAATGAAGATGTCCAAGGTTCTATTGCTGAAGCTATTAAAAAACTCGAAGAACAGCAAAATCAAGCCGATGAAGCCTTAAAACAATATTTCGAGAATCAACTTTCAAATAATGCTGAAACTGCTCAAATTCAGCAAGAAATGAAAGATTTGATTAATCAAATGGTTAATGGCTAGATTGGTCAATTAGAGAATTTTGCATAGTTCTATGAAACAATTAATGGCGCGCTTGAACAAGCTAACACCAATGCAAGTCAAACGGCAGATTATATTAATAATATAAATGCTGCGATTGATCGCTATGATGAATGGTCTAATCGTTTAGATATGACCACTGATGAAATTAATCAGCGTCAAGCGATAATGAATGAAATCAATAATGCTACTCTTGGTTCTTTACTTGAAGGCGGTTCTACTTTTGGACAACTTCAAGGACAGTATGAGCAAATTGTTAGGAATAATGATGAAGCTGAAAGAATTCAAGATCAGATTGACGGACTTGATGAACAAGCTAATGTTATTCAAACATAGATTAATGCATTAAAAGAACAAGAAAATAAAATCTCTGAGCAAGAAAAAGAGTTAAGTAACGCTAATAGCAATAAAACTGCTAACGCTGCAAAAGCTGCTGGCAATACTGCTGCTTCTGGCGCAAAAGCTGCTGGCTCTGGTATTCGAACTAACGCAGATAAAAATACCGCTAGAATTATTGATGCCATTAATAGCAAAGATATTTCTGTTACAATTTAGGAAACATCTAAGGGTTCTGGTGGCGGTTCTGGAAAGTATCTAATGGCCAGGTATAATACTGGTGGCATGTTAGGGTTTTCTCATGGAGGAGTTGATGATGTTACAACTGTTGCGGCTGTGCATGGTTCTAAAAATCGTCCCGAACTTGTCCTCAACAATTCTCAATCAGCTGCTTTGTTCAAATACATAGACAGTATGACAAGGATTCCTACTTTATCTTCAGCAGGAAGTGCTCGAAATGCTCTTATGGGCTTCGGCACAACCAATAATACAAACAACAACGGAACTAATTTCACTAATTGTGAATTTAATGTTGAGAGTAATGCTGATAACTTAGACTCCTTGGTTCAAGACTTGAAACAAAGCGCTTCAATTAGGAGATAATATATTAAAGCTTTACTCTAAATGGGTAAAGCTTTTATTTTTTTATTGAGGTGGACAAATGATTAGAGAACCATATAATGTAAGTCCATATAATGAAGCTAAGGATTTAAGTCAAAATCCTTAGTTCTCTTTTACTTTTGGCGGCGACGCGCTTGTTGGTTACGATTATAAAATTTTAGATAATAGTAATAAAAATAATATTCTAAAAGATTGGAGTTCAGTTGCTTCGACTGTTACTGGAGAAAATATAAAATATTTGCCCACTATTGATTCTGGAGCAGTTGCTATACCAACAACTCAATTAGGACAAACTGTTACTATATATAATGATGAAGATTATTATTTTGATTGCGCAAATATATTAAATTCTGATCTTTATACTAATAAAGGTTTGGTCTGGAAATTGCGTTTATTTGAAGATAATACTACTCCATCAAATATTATTCAATCCGGTGAAATCATAAATGTTTTGTCCTTACAAGATGACGAAGCCATTGTAAAAGGAACTATTACTGGTTTACTTGAAGAATCAGACTCTTATGTTTTTAAGAATAACCCCAACTATTCTCCAACTCTTTATCCTGACCCAAATGACGAAAGCCAAAATATAGAAGGATATATTCCAGATAGATGGACAAGAAATGTTTTAAAAATAGGACAAAATTCTTTTCCAATTAACGATTATGAGACTCATACGGAGCAATATTATAATACTCAAAAACCAGATACTTATTTTGTAGGAACAAAAGCAATAGGTAACGGTAATTCAGAAGTTTATTATACACCTGTCAAAAATTTAAGTTACTATACTTATAATTATTCTTATGATGCGAGTAATAAGACTTATCAATGTATTGCCTCAAGTCACGCATCTGCTTCTACTCTTGTTAGAAGTAATATTTCTGGCATTGTTGAAAATGCAATAGTAAAAGATTCTACTGGCGCGATTGTATCTATTTCAGACAAAGTTACCGGACGAGATTTATTTAATGCAACAAATAATAATAAATCTATTTCCTATTCTCTAGGCAGCACATCTATAGTTACTGAACAAGTTACAAATAATGGAGTATAGGATATTGTAAATGCCACTTATGACATTGTTTGGGGTTCAACAGGAGAAAATAAAAAGAATAGTAATTTATATAATTTTACTGTAAAGCAAGAAATAACTTCCTATGATTCCAACGGCGCGCCAATCGTTACAGAAAACATTCTTACTGGTACTCGTTCTTTACTCGGAATGAGCAATTTACTTTATATTGACGCAAAAACGGGTAGTTATCGTAATGGTTCTTCTTATCTCACAGAAGAAGAAATTGCGGCAATTTAGGGCAAAGCATTAGCAAGTACAACTATTGATTTACTTAACAGTTCAACTTATTCTACTTTAAGTGAAGAAGATATTGATTTTAATAAAGATAACGAAACTACAATTTATACTGTAGAATTAGAAGATGAAAAAATTCAATATAATAAAACTACTTCTACTAATGAAATACTTACTCGTGAAAAAGCGAAAAAGAAAGGAATTATTGATAAAAATGCAGCTGATATTTTAATTATTTTAAGTTCAACAGATTCTTCTGTTGATTCATCAAATACTTTTTTTACCTATGATGAAATTTCTAATATCAAAGATTCAGATTACGGATTATATACTTTGGGACGAGGATTGTCTGATGATAAATTAAGTTTAATTAGTCCTAAAGATTCAATTAATCAAATTGGTGAATTAACTGGTAATTAGGTTCTTTATTTTACTGTCTTAAATAATTATTATGATAGTAATTATTACTATTTTACTAATTAGAAATAGCCAGATATAAATTTTTAGATTAATGATGTCCCATATTACTCTTTTTTAGCTTATTCTGAATAGATTGCTGCGGGTAATAAACCTACCTCTTCTGAACACGGATTATTAAATCATTTTACTTTTTAGAAGTCAAAAACTCAGATTTTACCTTTGTCAAATTCGTCTGTTGGTTCTGAAGACAATCCGCTAGTAACCTTGCAGAGATTTTTCCCTATTGTTTCTTCTCTTGCGGGAATGCCTTATAATTTTAAATATTACAAATTTAAAATTCAAGGTGGAACAATCAATGAAAAAGGTACGGTTATTTATAATAGTGCTCCTCTTTATGAGTCGGGAAAAATCTTCTCTCGTAGTATTTTAATTGATTATAATAATTATGTCACCGATTATGATAGATATAGAATAGAATTAATGTTAGCTACCTCTGAAAATGGTTTCTATTATTATTATACTTATTTATATCCTACAATTGATATGTTCCAAGACGATGAAAAAGACGACCATTTTGCTTCTGTTTCTTACGATGAAGAAAAAGGAGCGGCAAAAATTTCTTGGACTAAAGATAACGCTTATCCTCCAGCATTAAAAGGAGTAGAAATTACTGAATATGGTACTTATATCACCAATGGTAAAAAATTCCCATTAAAAGCATATAAGATTTCAAAAGATGGGTATATAACTTACTATCATAAAGGTAGTGAAATTTTAAATATTAATCCACTTCATGATTTTCAAATTAGTTTTACTATTGATAAGGTTTTAAAAGGACTAGACAAAATAACTATCGATCCTCTTATAGCTTTTAATAACACTCAAAATGCAACTGTCATTAGTCTTTCAGTAGAAGATAATATAATTGAATTAATGGAAGATAATGTTACAATCAAATCTTCTAAAAATACAATTATTGAAACTGTTCAATCTTTTATTGATTGGGATGATGATGATACACACAAAAATCAAATTTTCCAATATCGTCTACCAGAAGCTACAAATAAAACAGAAGATGTTTTATTACCAACCAATGGTGTTCTCGCGCCAACAGAACAAAACTTATCTAAGTACTGTTTCCACTTTTATTTATTCCCCTGGTCTACAAAAGGCTCAAATGAAGCAAAAGCTTCTTATAAAATTACTCGTTTTTATAATGTAGACAGTTGTGCGACAAATGAACTAATCATGGAATCTGAAGATGAATGGCGTTTAGGTTTCTATGGCGAAGGCGCAGGTAATAATGCGGATTTAAGCAATGGCAGTAATAATTTACCATCTGGCCCAACCAAAACTAATTTTGATACTTCAAAGTACATTTCTGTTTCTTATCTCTTAAGCGGCGGACGTCCCACTTCCCAAATGTTAAATGGTTTAAGTAAAATTAATCTCTATGGCGAAGTTCTTTATTATGGAATTTTAGATATTAACCGCCGAGGCATAATTGCAAGTGAAGATAATTTTATTTTAAATTTTAATGATAGTAATGTTGGATTTTCTTCTTTATCGCGCGAAGTATACGGTTATAGAATTTTCCGCAATGTTTATGAAAATGACAATGTAAATAGTAGAGATATAGCTCTTGATTTTATGCGCCAAATGGATACTGTTTATGCTTCTATCTGTGGTGCAATTACACTAGATGATTCAAACCATAGTCCTCTTGGTAAATATGAAAATATTGTCGATACCGCAACTTATGTTCAAGGCTGGGATGAAAATGGAAATGCTATCGGATATATTCGTGGAGCAGATTTAAGAGCATTAGTAAATGATAGTTTCACCGATTTAAGACAGGCGATGGATGAATATTTTGCAGGAAAAGATTTAAGTTTTAATTTTAATACTGAGCCTTTTGATGAAATTTATAGCTTACTTGACGGCATTCAAACTCCTAACATGATTGCTAATGATATGATTGCGGACATTAATATTTTTAATTATACAATATCGGAAGAAGCTGGACAATATTATATCTATGATTATAACATTCCAAGTAATGGCTATTTTAGATATTAGATTGTTCCTTTATTAAGAGATAAAACTTATAATGTTTTAATCGCCAAAACTAACAATAATGGTGAAACCATTATTTATATAGATGATGAACAATGGCATATGACTGACATAAAGAAACGTGCTGACGGTAGTTATGCTCCCGGCGATACTTGGAATTTCCTTTTAGGAGTCCAGAGTGCGCAATATACTCAAAACTTTACAAAAACTCTTCAAACTGGTTTTGCCCCATATCCTAAAGTCATGACCAGTATGGCTAATTACAAGACAACTCAATTTACTGGTTATTTAGGTAAATTTAGTTTTAGAAATGGTGGCTCTAACGTATATGAAGATACCATCGATCGTATTGAAAAATGGAATGAATTTGCATATGCACGCAATCAAATTTTAGTCAAAGATCCAAAAGGTCACGTTTTCATTGCCGCAATTTCTGCAACCTCTGACATTAGCGATGCAGCAATTCCAGAAATGCCAACTCAAGTTACCTGCACCTTAACTCAAGTTGGAGATATTGATTCGTTTAAGGTATATTCTCTGTGAGGTGTTCAAATGGAATATTTTAACTACACAGGGAAGGAGTATAGAGTAGCGGTTCAATCTGCTACTTTATATCCCGTTATAAAGGTTGAACTACTTGATTAGTTTGAAAATGCTTACGCCGAAATTTCAGAAGAAATTACAGATAATAGTGGCTCAATTCAGTCAACTTTATAGCAAGGAGTTCGTAATACAGTTTCTTTTTCTATTTTTGATCCAGCGGGAAAATTTATTCCAGATGCAAATAATAATTTGTTTTGGGTTAGAAAAAAATTTAAATTATATGTCGGACTTGCGACTGAACAAAAAGCAATTTAGCTTAATGGTCAAACCACTGGAATTTCTGGAGATATATTTTGGTTTTCTAAAGGCGTTTACATCATTACTGATATAAGCGCGCAAAAAGATAGTTCTGGCAATCAGACAATTTCTTTTACTGGCGTTGACAAATATGGAGCTTTTACTAACGATACTGGTTATGGCGAAATGATTGGAACTTTTTCTTTTGATATAGGAATGTCAATCTCTTATGTCATTAAAAATGTTCTTAAACAAGATATTGGTAATGGTCAAATGCTTGATCCTCTTGAACCAATTATTGATCCAGACCTTCAAGAATATAAACTTCAACTTGCTTTTAGTAAAGGTCCCGGCTCTTATATTGGAGACCTCTTAAATGATTTAGCTACTACTCTTCATGCTGATATTTATTATGACATGGATGGACATTTGAATGTCAAAAAGTCATTAAATTTTGATGAATATAAAAATGTCCAAAATCAATGGGATTTTACAGAAGGAAGTGCAGAGTATATCTCTGCGCAAGTAAATTATTAGTTAAAAAATATTGCTAATTATATTTATGTAATTGGTGATAATCCTCTTGGGGGACAAATTCCTGTCGCAATAGCTGAAAACAATGACGCTCGCTCACCATTAAGTATCGCAAAAATAGGACGTAAATCTCGTTATATCGAGAAAAGTACTATTTATTCTCAATAGGAAGCTGAAGATTATGCACAATATATTTTAAAAACCGCTTGTCTTTTAGGTAATCAAATTTCTTTTACTTGTACTTTAATTCCTAGTCTTGAACTTGATAATACTTTTTCTTTAACAGATTCTTACTATCAATATGATAGACAAGAATTTATTATTACTGCAATTACTTATCCTATTGGCGTTGGTACAATGTCTATCAGCGGCAGTAGCATAAAAGAATTACCGGAGAATTGATTATGGCTTTAAATAAGTATGGAAGATAGATTATTGAAGTAATAGATTAGAGAATTGATTCCTATATAAAAGAATCAAAAATTACAGTCCGTTATATTGGGCAAATAAAAGAAGTTCTTGGAAATAATAGATATAGAGTATAGCTTGTTGGCTATGATACTATTTACACTTTTCCCGCACGCCCCTATGTTGATTCGATTGTAAATGATTATGTTTATATTGAAAGCAAAGCTGGAAATATTGATAATGGTATAATTATTGATAAATTAAATGGTAGTTATGGTTATATTTACAATGCCAATGGTTCAGTAGACCAAGATTTAAATAGTCAAGGCGCAATGTTAAAATCAGTTTATGACAGAGACAACAATGGTATCGTAGATAATGCAACTCGTGTTAATAATCATACAGTTCAATCTGATGTTCCAGCCAACGCGCAATTTACAGATACTACCGATGCTTCCGGTATCCGTATGGCAAATGGGCAAACTGTTGAGCAAATTATTAATTCTATAAGCGCCGCTGTAGGCAACAGCGATTCTATTGACGAAGGCTTTTACTATAATTAAAATTAAAATAAGGGTCAAATTTCTGATCCTTATTTTTTTTAAATTTCATTGGCAAATTTTGCCAAAATTTTATAATTCTCAATTAGGCTTTTCGCTTTATAGATGAAGGGGTGAGATAGATGAATGATAAATTTCTTGATGCAATGATTGAGCAAAGTATTCAAATGATGACCGATGCTTGTCATGGAAAAACATTAAGCAAAGATGAAATGGCATTTATTATTGCTACACAAAAAGCAGAAGATAAAAGAAAACGTGCTCAAATACTACCAAATTTGATTAAAAATTCTCAAAATATTTTACCACTAATTAATTCATTATTTGGCGGTGGAGGTAATTAATGAATAATCTTTATCAGAATATGCAAGGATAGCAATTTAATCCTGCGACAATATCTTCTATACCCTATAAACCTATTACTTTTGAAAAATTATCTAATGTAATTGGAATGACTTATAATTTATCTGCCATTGAAAATATGAACACTATTTCTCTTCCTCGCGGTGGAGAACAACAAATTTTCTTTGTTAATAACGACGATAGAATTTATACGCGAGCTTTTGACAACAGCATTGGCATTATTGCCTATAAACAGGACTATGTTGAAAGACTTCAAAAAGAATTAAATGAAGCACAATCCCAATTACACGAAATTTTTGAATCAGTTACTCAAAATGAACAAAGTAATGAAACTTCTCCTTTTGAAGAAAGACTTTCAAAAGTAGAGCAACAATTAAATGAACTAATATCTAAACAGGAGGTTGTTTCTAATGAACATCCAGAATCTAATAAAGCTATGGCCGCAATATCAAAATTGGCTGAAACAAAATAATATTACTCCTAATAATATCCAATAGAAGATTCCAGAATTTGTTCAATAGGTACGACAAAATCCTGAAGATTCAAAGCGCTTAGATTCCTATTTGTCTAATCCAAATTTGACAAAAATTGCCAAATCATAGTTTAATTTAACTGATGATTAGATAAATAAAATTAAAGAAGTTGCAGGCGTAAATCAAACACCAGTAGGTTCTGGAAATTTAACTCCAGAACAATTAAATTTAATTAAAAAGTTTAGAAAGTAAGTGCGCATTAACCGACTAAACTTTAAATAAATAAAATTTTTAAGGAGGATTCATTTATGGATTCTATTGGCTTAGGCGACATTCTTGCTGTTATGAACCAAAAAGATAATGACGGTTATGGTTGGGGTGGCTCTTGGTTTTGGGTTATTATCCTTTTCTTCTTCTTTGCTTTCTTTGGTCGCGGATTCGGTGGCTATGGAGATTCTGGTGCATTAACTCGCGCGGAACTTTATGACGGTTTAAACTATACTCAATTGCAGAATGGCATTCGTGAAAATCAATCTACTATGCGCGAAGGCTTTTATGACAATGGTATGAACAATATGCAAGGTTTTAATGTAATCCAGAAAGACTTATGTCAAGGCTTTAACAGCGTAAATTCTAATATAAGTCAAGGATTTGATGCTGTATCAGCACAAATGGCTCAATTAGGCTATCAGCAATAGAGCTGCTGCTGTGACATTGAACGTTCTATTGATAATGTTCGCGCAGAAAATTATAAGAACACTTGCGAAATTACTAATGCTATTCATTGTGAAGGAGAGCAAACTCGCGCATTAATTAATGCTAATACTATGCAAGAACTTCGCGATCGTTTAGCAGATCGTGATCGCGATTTGCTTACTGCTAACTTCCAGCTCAGCCAGCAAGCCCAGAGTGCTAACATTATTAGTACTCTCCGCCCATTCCCACAACCAGCTTATATTACTTGCTCTCCTTATGAAAGCGTATATGGTAATGGCTGTGCTCACGTGAATGCTGGTTGCGGCATCTAATTATTAAAGGAGGAATAACATGGTAAATAGTTATACTAATACCAGTGTCGCTGTTGCTAGTAACGCAGCTATTCCTTTTGTTAATAATAGATATGTAGTTGGTTGTGGAACCAGTCATACAGCTGGTTCTCCAACCGTTACTTTAAGGAAAACTGGATATTATTTAGTTAATTTCAGTGGTGTTTTAAGTGCAGCTAGTACTGGTTTAGTCTCAACTCAATTATATAATAATGGAGTTGCAATTCCTGGTGCGCTAAGCTCTATAACAATTGACACCGCTGGAAGTCTTAAAAATGTTTCTTTCTCAACAATAGTAAGAGTTCTAAATTCTTGTGCTTGCATAGACAATACAGCTAATCTGACAGTTGTTAATACTGGATTAGAAGCTACTTATTCTGATGCTGAAATTACTATCGTAAGATTGAATTAAGGAGTGTTACTATGGAAATAGAAGCTCTGTTAAAAACAATGATGGATGAGCTAAAAGACGCATAGATGATGTATGATTATGCTTGTGGTTCTAAAAAATACGGCCATGATGACCTTATGACTTTTTATATCACTCGCGCAGAACAACGTTTAAAAATGTTTGATGAAGATCATGCTATCATTCTTCGTGAAATAGGCAAGAAAGAAAAAGAAGGATATTTCGCAAAGGAAGGGAAATGGGATTATCTTTATGACTATTACATGGATCAAAAATGCGATTTAGCTAATAAAGTCAAAAATTTTAAATAAATAAAAAAAGAGAGAGGACTCTTAATTGAGTCCTCTCTTTTCGTTTTATCCCCATTGAAACATTTCAACAGGTTTACAGTTCCTAGTTCCATAACGCCCAATACAAATTGCATCTGCTTCATCTTCAGTAACATTTATATCGAACCAATCTCTTACATGAACCTAAGCACTTCGTTTTTTATCAGTCCTTGTTTTACCTTTAATTCCAACATCAGCGCGCCAGGTAGACGAAGACACAACTTTAAAATCTACGCCCTACTCGCGCAAAGAAACTTGAAGAACTCCGAGCAATTCAGCCAAAGCTTTATAAACAGTAACCCCATTTACGGCCTCGCCATTAAAAACTGATTTTCCTTCAATTTTCTATTGATACTAAATATCTTCAAGTAAAACAATATCTGGTTTATAATTAATAATTAAATTAGTTAGCCACTAACGAATTTCAACTAATCTATCAACAGTGTCTTTTGATTTAGCTTTAAAAACACCATACCGCAATAAAGTTTCGTCGTCCCATAATGACCAACCACTTATTTTTGTAGCCTAATCTAGCGCGAGAATACGTCTAGCTTCCGTTTTTTGAATAGGAGACATATCCATTTTTTTCAAAGGGTTGGAATTACATATTGGACACTAAAATTTATTTCTAATTTTTTTATATGGCGCAATAACTAAATGACCTTCTGGGCATTCAAACTCCATGTCTGTTGATAAATTAATATATTCTTCGCTTCTAACTTTCCAACCTTTCTCAGCTAGATCAGAACGAATCTAATCTAGTGTTATTTTCATTTTAATTAGCGGCCTGATGAACCAAAGCCAGCTCCTCTATCAGTGGAATATTTTTCAAACTCTTCTTCAGAAATTTCTTGAGCCTGCATTTTAGGAGTTTGTTCAAGAATCATTTGTGCAATTCTGTCACCTTTTTTAATAACATAAGGTTCAGAACCAGTATTCCAAACAATGACTCCGACCTCATTACGATAAGTGCAATCTACTGTACCTGGCGCATTTGCAACTCTAATGCCAGTTTTTAGACTCATACCACTACGGGGGACTACGGAAATACGATAACCACCAGGAATAATCATTTTAACTCCAGTGTGAATAATCATTGTTTCACCGGGTTCAACAACTGCATCTTCATTAGAATAAATATCTGCACCCGCGTCACCAATAGACTGATAAGCAGGAATAATTGCATCAGGAGTAACTTTACAAAATTTAACTGGAACCTTTTGGAAATAACCATTAGTTTCCTTAATTTCTTTAAACATGGCTTGGCAGCGAGCCATAAATGAAAGAATCATTTCCTTTTTCTTGCCGGTACCAAAAACATTTTTTCGAGCCTGATCAACCCATTCATCAAATTGCTTATCATAATGATTAAATTCTTGAGGATTATTCGCGCGAGAATCAACAAGTACGCGAACAAAATCTTCACTATTCATAATAGTTTCAATCAAAGAATTAATTTCAGTAATATCTCTACCGTCTTCAAAAGCTTGATCGGGAATCTGGACAAAATCATCAAAAAGTTTCAAAGGATTGTCTTGTAAAAAATTCTCATTCATAAGAGTTTTCAATCTCCTTTAGTTCTTGTAAAATTTTTCTTACTCCTTCTCGCCACATTGGCATATCAGGAGAATATTCTCCATTTGCAATAGAAATATTTATCTTATTTTGAAGCTGTTTTAATTCAGCTTGTAAATCTTGAATAGTTTTCATAATCTAGGTCTCCATTTACCACTATCTCGAACTTGGCGAACATTTAAATTAGCCAATATATACAAATTACGGTCAGCTTGGATTGTTTGATTTATCAATTTGCATCGCTCTTTGCCAGCAATATGATAAACTTCATCCATAACTGTTTTATTAGAAGTAGGATTCAATTTATAAGTAAGAATATTTGAAAAAGCTCTCATTAAAATCTCATAAACAGTTGCTGCACCATCCCAATCATCTGGTTTTAAATCCACTTTTATAGGAATTTTTACATTGCGCGAGGCGCCATAAAAATAAATATTTAATGCAGCAATAAGAGCTTTTCGACTAGTAGGTTTCTCATTTAAAGGCACATGATAACCACAGTAGCAATTAAAACAATCTATATATTTCATTAATTTAGTAATAGGTATCCCATCATTATGAACTAAAAATAACGCCTATCTACTATCAGTTATTGCTTTACTATTGGAAGAATAATAAACAAATAAATCTAAATCTTTTATCTAGCTGCTGTGTAAAAATAATAATTCATTTCCTCTTGAAGTAAAATAGTCAAATATTTCTTTTGCATAAGAGCTATTATAAAAATTATAATCATATAAAATGATTTTTTGATTAGAATAATTTAGTTTAGTATAATCAATTAATAACTCATTTCCATTTGTTATTCTTAATAAAATAAAATCTTCGCTTAAAATTTTCTTAACTATCTAATTTTTAGTTCTAGTGGTAAATACATTTTCGTGAGTTTTTACAAAAGTAGAATAAAATGTCCTATCAGGAGGACTATGTTCAACTTCTTCTGGAAGTTTTACATAATTACCAGTAAAGCCTCTACCTACCCATTGTAAATTACTTTGCAATAAAAAAGAAGAAGGAAAGTCCTTCTAAGAAAGACTTTCCCTAGAAAGATAAAGTATATCATATTTTTCACTATCTTCAAAAGATAGGACAAATTCTACTATATCTCCTCTTTTTTTATGATAATAGGACAATTTCATCAATTCAAGAGATGGACAAAACTTCGCAGGATTTAAAAGAATATCCTAATCAAATATTCCAATATACATTAGTCTGTCCTCTCTGTTCTTAAAGTTAAATGTCCTGTTGAATAATCAATATCTGAAATCAACGTAATTGGTTTATAGGGTGAAGTTTTATATGCTTTAGGAATTGCACTATCTCCACGACGAATACACTGAATAATAAGTTTATTTCCTCTTGTAAACCATGATTTTTCAGTAACCGTTTTTTTACCAGTTACTTCGTCTTTAATAAAAGACTGTTTATCATATTTTACAAATTGAGGTTTATAAATTTTAACTTTTACAACTCCATACTGAGTTAATAGAGTTACAATGTTTTTCAGTTTATTTTTTTCAATTACTGTTCCTGCAATATTATGCAATTTATAAATTGGAATTTCTTTTCCCTCTTTTGAAGTAAATATCGTTTCTGGAACTGGATCTTCTGGAAGATTAAAGAAATTATCAATTTCCCTTTCTTCAAAATCTACTCCATCAAGTTCATGCGCACCATCATAATAACCAACGCTGTCCATTTCCCATTTAGGAATGAAACCAGAACAATATTTATTCCAAATCTCGTCAATGATTGCTTTATTTAAACTCTCTAAAACTTTAGGCTTTTTCAACCACGGACGAATTTTATCCATGTAAGCCTTATATATTTTTTCCATACGAGTTTGTTCAATCATTGCTCCACTCTCTCCAAACTTAACTAAGTCTGGATTAAAATGTGCATTGAAAAATTCAAGAGAATAATCGTCAAGCAAATAATAAAGACCAGATTTACAATTCTTTTTTAAGAATTTATTAAAATTATAAACTGCTGCAACATCTTGGTATTTATCTGGAATAATACCATACTTAATCAAAGTTGGCATATTAGCGAGAGTTAATTTATTTTTCGTTTCTGCAATACTTTCAATATAATTACGAAGAAGACTTTCGCGCGGGATAGAAGAAATTTTATCAAATGCTCCACATTTAATTAAATTAATAACTTGAAGTTTTGTACTTTTAACTTTCTTCAAGAAATCTTCAAAAGAATTATATGGCCGATTATCAATAATTTCATTTGCATAATCTGCACTAACTCTTGTGATACCTTTTAATCCATAAATAATTTTATGGTGCGCAACATCTGGAACAAAAGTATAATTTGAAGCATTAATGTCTGGAAGTTCAACATCGACACCAAAATTCTTCATCTTGCCAATGGCAGAGCTAATTTTACCATATTGAACAGTTTTTGAAGATTTCTTTTTAGTATCTTCTTCATCTTCTAATTCATCTTCAATATCATTGCCTAAAGTATAATCTTCATCTTTTGGATTATCTTCAAGACCACCACTATCAACAATTAAACAAGCCGTATCCCAATAAATTGGGTCATAAAAATATGCCAAATTTAATTCTTGAATTGCTACTGTTGAATAAGCTATGGTATGAATAATACTAACTTGCCAAACATAATTTCTTATGCCATTTAAAATGTTTTGGTCTGGACTATACCATCATCTTTAAGAAAAGATGTCCTTATTATAGTCTCTGAACGTCTATCTCAATTTAATATATTTTCTATAAAAAATATACTATTGGATATTTCGCTGCGTTTGATTATCCAATCTTAAACGATTTTACCTTACCGTTCCCATTACTGAACGCCGCAAATTAATTACTTAATTTGTTTGGTTGTTTAAGCTCTAAGGAGTTCCCCGCAATTTAAAGGATTTTCGATATACATCACTGTATAAAGTCGCTTAATTTTAACGAATAACCCATCTGCTTTTCGGCTTGAGACCAAATCCAATCAATAATGTCTTTAGAAGTTCCTAATTCTTTTCCCCGTTGATACAAATTTTCTTTTAAAGATGCAATTTCTTTAAATTTCTTTTTAGCAACAGTTTTACGGACTTTATTTGCTTCATCAACATTATAATTTGTAAATGGTAACATAACCGCGCGCATAAGAGATTCTTGGCTGTCCAATACACCACCAAATTCCTTCATAAACTCATAAAGTTTATCTTTTTCTTCAGTAGTAGCATTAAGATTATAAATATCTCTTTTTAATTTTTCTGGATGCTCTTGGTATTCAACAAATTCCTCAACAGGAGTTTTTTGTCCTTTTTCTGGCATTAATCGCATCAAACTATTTGACTGCGCAAGAGTAAGCAAATTTTTTGGTTTAATCTGTTTCGCTGTTTGCAATCCAACAGGAGTATCAAATTGGAACAAACTAATAATTTTATTGTCGCCAACAAGCTTCCACATTTCCGGATTATCGTAGTCAATAACATCTGGATTTAGATATTTCATATAAGTAGCTTTTAAAGAACCTTGCCACTCCATTAAACCATCATTAAGAAGTAATTCCATTGTGGTACGGATTCTATCCAAACCATCAATAGTTAAGAACCTTTATACCCTCGGTTTCCCGATATTTATTAGGGGAGTAGACTATCTCTTCATCCTATTGCTAGGAGTCTCGCACTTCGATTTAAAGGGATTTCACCTACCAGAGTTTCACTGGCCCTACTTCTATTGACATTTATAAAGCTGTCTAAAGAATAGTCGTTACACCTTCTAGATTAATCTAGCTTGGCACGGTATTACCATATTATTTAACTTAGGCTTTTACCGTTAGCCGCAAAGCGACACCCTTAAATAAGGTTCACGAGATTATAATATATTATTACTAATATATCAGACATTTGATATATTTAGAAATTTTAGCATATCTTGAGTTTTTCTTTCTAGAGTAATTTCTGAGTTAGTTGAAAGTAAATACTAAACAATATTTTTAGTTCTAATATACTAATCATCCATAAATATATACCTTTATCGTACTTAATATGACCCGCGTACTCTTCATCATGTAATTCCCATTGGCTACATTTTACTCCTTTAGGACTCTTCATCGTCGCGCCAAGTTCTGTAAATTTATCGTTTGTTAAGATAATACCAGAAGCATGAACTCCACGGCGACTAATCAATCCCTCAATGTTTTTTGCAACATTCCAAATATCTTCATGTTTGCCCATTTCTGCAATAAATTGCGGAATAGGCTGATACCCCTTTTCTTCGTCTCCGTAATAACATTGCTGTAAACTTCTAACAAAACCGCGGTCAATAGGAATTAAAGAACTAAGAAAACTTCCTAATTCTGGTTCGTATCCTAAACCACGTGCAGCAGTTTGCAATGCTGCTTTTGAAGTTTCAGTGCCAAAAGTTGCGACACTCGTTAATTCTCCGCCAATGGACTCAAAGTAACGACGAACTGCTTCAATAAATCTTTCACGCTTGGATGCCTGAGAATCAATATCGACCTTTAATTACCCTCGGTTTCCCGATATTTATTAGGGGAATAGACTATCTCTTCATCCTATTTCTAGGAGTCCTGCGCTTCGAACGGTGATTAAATCTGCTCTACTACTTAGTCGTTACACCACATCTATCCTATAATCTTTACAATGTCCATATTTTCTTAAAGAAGATATGCTACAGTCAAAATATTCTTTAGCATATTCTGCGGCAGCTTTCTTATTGTCGAAGATTTTTATAATAGAGTTAGTTGAAATTTGAACTAATGCACATTTTATCTAATTGCGTGCTGGTCCCATTGTAGAATAAGAATCATATAAATTATATTTTCTATCACACCATTCAAGATTTTCTAATTTATTATTGCTTCTATTCTTATCTTTATGATTTACCTCTGGTAAATTATCTGGATTAGGAATAAAAGCTTCTGCAACAAGTCTGTGAACAGCGTAATGTTTTGCTATATTATTTTCACATAAAGAAATATATTGATAACCAGCCATATTTGTCCAAGCAGACATTTCTTTAGGCTTTTTATATTTATATGAAATAACTCTTCCATCATCGGTTATCCCATAATCTTCGTGATTTTTAATTCTTTTTTCCATTAATTTTCACCTCTAATCAAGAAGTAAAAATTTATCAACTTTCCTCTAAGAAAAATAGATACGGCACGGTATTATCTTTTCGGATTTCCACCGTTAGCCATTTTAAATGACACGCGATAATCAATCGCTTCACAGGATTTTCTATTATGATATTACTATCATAAGCGGACTATGATATAAGTTAATCCGCGAGTTCTGCACGTCCTCTTGAACAAAATCTCCAATAAGGAAGTGCAGTTGGACTTTTCAATGGATCGCGCTGAATAATGTCCATCAAATATGCGCTTAACATTGAACCTACTGAACCACGCCAAGGACCGACTAAAGAGTCACCATCTGTCCAAGCAATATCAATAACTTTACGAACGGTGATAAAATAAGCACTTAAACGCTCTTGAATTTTTTCGGATACAATCCACATTTCTTGAAGTTCTTCTTCAAGTCTATCAAGATGAATTTTGTCTAAACAATCTAATTCAAGCCCTTTTTGAATAATACTATAAAGAAAGAATTTATCTTCTTCATATTCACTATTCAAATACTTATTTAAATATTCTCGTTCGCCAATGATTTTTTGTGGCTCACAGTGGATTAAATGCCAATCAAGAGGAATACGAGGAACAATTTGCTTATATGCCAAATCATATTCTTCAATCATTGAACAAACTTTATTACTATTTTCAAAAATTTGAGTAATAAAATCGTCATCAAAATAATTAAGTTTCTCTCGAATTTCCTCTGCACTCATCATATAAGTGTAAGCGTAGAAATCATCAGTCTCTCTATCTCCATCGCCAGAATTAAGAAAACTCTTATGAATTTCTCTATCCTCTTGACGTAAATAGTGGCTATCAGTCGTAACTGTGATATTAAAATGATTCTTTTTTGCAAACTGCGCAGCTAAAGTATTAAAAGTAACTTGTTCTTTACTCAGCCCAGGCTGAATTTCAATAAAGAAATTTTCTTTACCAAAAATTTGTTCACACCAATGGCAAAAATTTAATGCTTTTTCATACTGTTGATTTAAAATCAAATAATCGAAAAAACTACCTAAGCAAGCTGTTTGTGCAACCACATGTCCAGAATTATTTCCGATAATTTCTTCAATGTCTGAATAATAAGTTGGAACACGTTCCATAAATTGATAAAAACTTCTATTCCAAGCTCTTGAAGATAATTCTCGAAGTTGTTTATTTCCTATTTTATCTTTTGCTAATAAAATAAAGTGCCAAAATTTATCTTCACCTTTAATAAAGTTTTTTGCACTTAAATTATCACGGCAAAGATAAATCTCATTTCCTAATACAAGTTTAAAATTTTTAACTTGATTAGCCCATTTATCATTTGGTTCTGTCTCTAAAATCTTTTTCGCCTTTGATTTTAAAGATTTCATGTATTTTAAAGCTTTGATATAACCGGAAACACTCTCGTGGTCAGTGATTGCTACACCCGTTAAACCCAATTCCAAAGCATAATCAATTAATTTATCTTCTTTGATAATACAATCGAGCATACGAATGTTAGACCCACTAAGAATAATGGGTATGATTATGTCCACTAAAATATCCCATTATTTCTTAGAATCACCTCTCTTTCTAATGCTTTCAATAAAGTAATTTGATATTATTTCCATTTCTATAAATATTATATCACATTTTTGCGCAGAAATCAAAACATTGCCCTACCATTTTCAAGCTCATAATCTTCTATGATAACTTGAGGAGTATAATTACCCATAAATTGATTTAAATTCATTTTACCATAAACGGTAATTGCACCAATAGAATAAGACTGAACTTTTTGTGCAAAATCGGCATCTTTAAATTTAACAAAAGCAATCCCATCTTTTTCAATTTTAACGGAATCTTTATTTTTGCCCATGATAAACACATCATTTTGGGTAAAAAGAATTTTATTGACAATAACTTTAGGTTCTTCAACACCTTTGCCATAAACATTTTTTATGGCGTCCAAATCAACACAAATAGATTCAATATCGCCGCAGAAATTTCCATCAAATTCAAAATCTACAAGATAGCTGTTTTCACCCAAATTGATATTAGCCAATTTCTTATTACAGTATTTAATAAATTTATTCAAATTCTTTTCTGCAATCCCAATACCTGCCGCGCTTTCATGTCCTTCAGCATATTCGACCAATCCACTCTTAGTACAAAAATCCTTAAAATTTGCAAGAGGACTATTTGAATTAACCCTAAAAGAACCTTTAAATACATTATCATCTGCTAAGCGAATTACAATAGCAGGACGGTTATACATTTGACAAAGCTTCATCGCAATTAAGCCAGTTAAATTAGGATTGACATATCTTGATTCGTCGTCATCAAGGGCAACTAAAAGAACTTTGTTTTCATCTAAACATTCTTTTTCAATTTTCCCACAAAGAAATTGGACACTTTGGTCAATCATTTTATTTTGATGATTACGTGCATTAGTGGCGATTCGTGCGGCTTTATCTGCAATGACTTCTGTATCGCCAGGCTTTGCCCCACGTTTGGTAGATGGTTCAGTATCATTCGGACCGCTAATAAATGCTTTAAATAAAGTTTCTTTTTCTTCCATTGTCCCTACACGAATTACCGCATTAACGAGTGGCGCGATGAAAAAAGAAACATCTGTAGGAGTAATATCATCAATATTTCCTATCGAGAAAGATTGTTTTAAAGCAAATCGAGTCAAACCATAATTCTTTAAATTTGTTAAACCTTGACTGATAATATATCTTGTCTCAAGATTTCTTAAATCCATCATGTCACCAACGATACCCATTGCTGCGAGATCAAGGAAATTGTCAGCGTAATTATAACCATATTTTATATCAAAATATTTAATAAATTTATAGACAACTCCAGCACCAGATAAATCTCGGTTAGGATATTTCCCTAATTGATTATTAATAACAATCGCATTTTCGCTTTCTGCTTCACACAAGTGATGGTCAAGAATAAGAATATCAAAACCTTGTTCTTTTAATATTTTATGTTCTTCATATTGATTAGAACCTGCATCTGGAATAACAATTAACTTCGCTTCATGAGGAACTTTATCTAACTCAACACCATGCTATTTCCCAGAGTGCATAGACCAAAGAATTTGAATATTCGGTTTAATCAATTTTAAATAATTATAAAGAATAGCAGAAGATGTAACTCCATCCTGATCAGACATTACTACCCCGACTTTTGTCGTATTTATTCAGCAATTGCTGAAATTTATTATACTTTCTATTTAAATAAAAAGTATAAATTTTAAGGGATTAGACTATACAATCTCTTTCGAGTCGGTATTATAGTCGTTGAACGTTTCTCTTATTTATTACTAGACTTAGAGACTTCGCTGCGTTTGATTACCCAATCTTCAATGTTTTTACCTTACCGTTCCCGTTACTGAACGCCAATATAAAATTTCTTATATATCTTGGTAATTGAAGTTCTAAGGGACTCCCCGCAATTTAACCGATTTAACGTGGACTCAGACTTTTAGGTTAATCCACTACGTCATAAATAATTGAATTAGCATCTAAATGCTTCTTTAAAAGTTCCGCGCCAGCATCTATATTCTTCAAAAGAAGTGGCGAATAGAGAACTTCTTTCGAAGGTTTCAAATATTGAATCATTTCATCGTGATTCAATCCTCTTGCACGCAATAAAGTTTCGACATAAGATTCATTTGGCAAATGATTAATTTTACTATTTAATACATATTTCATTTAACAAAAACTCTCCTATTGAATAGTTTTTCAAATATCTCTACTCCACTATCAAAAGGAGCAGCTTTATATTCCAAAATTCCATCTGTATCAAAAATAAAAGAAAAATTAGCATAGTTCTTATATTTTTGGCACATAGAATAAAGTTTATTAAAATATACTTTTTGAGATATTTTATCATGATTCATACGGTCATAAGCCACAATTATATCAGTAACACCTAATTTAACTAATTGCTTTACTAAAAATTTATTAAACTTATCACCGCAAGTTGCGACAACGCAATTATTATCTCCATACCAACCATCAGCAATTAAAGAACTTTTTTCACCTTCAGCTAAAATTGCTAAATGATTCTTTTGGATAGCTTGTTTATTAAAATTTAATCCATAAAGATTATACATTAAAGGATGAGTATAAAATTTTCCTTGAATATATGCCGGCATATATTTACCACCATGATCAATTTTATATTCATCCAAATTTCTAACTCTAATCCCAATTAAATCTCCATCAATATTGTAATGAGGAATAATAATTTGATTATTAGCTTCAGAAAAAAGTATATGATATTTTTTCATACTCTTTATTGTAATTCCATCATTTATCCATTCGATAGGATAGAGTTCATGAAAACAAGCAAGAACTTTACTATCATATATTTTATAAACAGGTTCTACATTGCCATTTACATATCGGTCACTAATGCTTTTATAAGAATCCGCGCTTTCAACTTTTTCAAAAAATACATCGGAATATTTACTAATAACATTAAAAACTGATGCGAAATCATTTGGCAAATTGCGTAGTTCAAGCATCTTTTTAACTAACTCATAAATATCAAAGCTACCGCAATGAGTATAACAATGAAATAAATGAGTGTTAAAATAATAATATAATTTTTTACTACCGTCCTCTTGCTCAAGATTATGGCAGATAGTTGGTAAAATCAGACAACCATTTGAAGTATTTTCTTCATAATTCAAATCTGGAATAAAATGTTGGATGATTTTTATTATATCATCTGGTTCAAGTTCCTCTTTTATTTTATCATAATCAATCATAATAAACGAGAACTCACTTTCTTAATTTTAGGTTTCTTTTGAAAATCTATTTCGTTTTCAATATAAGTTGAACTTTCTGCGGAAGTAATAGTTAAAGGGCTGTTAAAAGGAGGCAATTCTTCTTTTGGCTCTTTAAAATCTTCTCTTGTTGCAACCACTTCTTCATTCACTTCCATATTTTCGTTTTCTTGCTCTTCATTGCCTAAACCAATTTCAGGAGTTAATTCAGTTTCATTAGATTCTTCTACTGAATTTTTAAGTTTTTCAGTATTAACAAAATAATCAGTTTTAAATTTAATTTCTTTAAAATCTTTTATTTCTTCATAATCACCAGTCGTGATAAGAATATCTTTTTCGCGGCAAGTACCCAAATCAAGTATTGTCCAAATTTTTACTTGATTATACCTACTACGACGATTCTTATAAACATCAATAACATGAGTAGGCATTGGCAAACCAAGAGATTCAATTAATGGAGAAATAGTTGCTTTCTCTTCATCACTAATTCTAACCATGATACAACCAACATCAGCTTTATCTGCCACGGCTTTTGAAGAACGAATAAAACTTTGATCACGCACTCCTCGACCATTTTTAAAATCGCCACTTAACTGAGTTGAACTTGACATAAAAATATGAAGTTCAGTAGCTAAATCTTTTAAAGCAGTTGATAGCAAGAAAAGTTGAACCGTTTAATCCAATGTTTCCATTGGCACTGACTATCTCTTAACTGTATTAAAACAGCTATACCCATTTCGATTAGCGTATCAATAGTTAATCTACTTCCTCTTGACAAGGAATAGTCGATACAGGATTTTATTCCCACGGGATTGCCCACAACTTTGCTTGTTTGGGTTTCCCCGTTAGCCATTTACATGACCCCGCTGATTAACGGAAAAGGTATATAAGAGGACATTCGTTTACACATATCCTCGCGCAGATTATTTGATTTAAATTCAGTCAAAAGTCCTGGACTTGAAAAAATATAATCATAAAAAACATACTCTATCTAATCAACTTGCTTATGATTTCTTACACAAGCTTCAATTTGATTAATAGACGGGTCTGGAATTTTATCCAAAATAAAATTATCGTTAAAACATTCAATTACATCAAGTGCTTCATCAATAATTTTTTCTTCGAGAAAATTACATTCCGCATTTAAAATTTTATCTTCATTAACACCAGATACATTTGCCAATAGCATTGTTTGGACTTCATCTCTATCCAACTCTGTTGTAATAAATAAAATTTTATTATTTAATCCAGTATCAACCCAACATTCTTTATGCCAATCGTAATATTTAGGGATTGCTAATCTACAAGCATCTCCTACCGCAAGACGTGTTTTGCCTACGCCACTTCCTGCACTTCGAATATAATATTTACCTAATCTTGCGCCAGATACAACTGTATTATAAATAGAACCAGATAAAGGTTGCCCAATTTCTGGTTTCTTTTTTAAAGATTGTACTAACTCGCGCAAACCAACAGAAGCACCGGCGGAAGTATTCAAATCACTGGTATTATATTCTTTTTCTACTATTGATAAACGTTTTTTAACTTCATCAAAAATTGTAGAAATATCCGCCTGCTCAAAACGTTCTTGAGTTTCTTTGTAATTTGCAGCTAAAGGATTATCGCAATAAAAATAACTTATATCGAAGCCGCTCTTTTTAAGAGAACGGAGCAAAGAGTATTTTTTTAAACGATTATAATAATAATCAAAAGTATCTAGATTACTTAATCCTTCGCAGTCTTTAATATATTCAAGTCCATTGCGCTTTTCATATTCACTTTTTATTTCTTGGCGCTCTTGAAAGAAATTATCTAAATCGACAACACTAATCGTTCTCGCGCCAGAAGCATAAAAATTCTGAATTGCTTGATAAATATACCTATTCAACAAATCATCAAAATCTGTAAAATTTATATCGTATCTATCTGCTTGAGAAAGGATTGTCGTGTTTTTCATTAAGCATCCAATAACTTGCATCATTGAATTCTTATCAGACAATGGCATTTAATCACTCCAAATCTTTATAAAGTTCTGGGTTCGAAAAACTTAAATCCCATCCATGAATACTTGCAATTCGTTGCTTCTTTTCATCTTCTGTTTCTACTTTCTTTTCTTTTGAAAAATCAATATCTACAATTTTAGAACCCATTTTAAAAGTAGCTGGGTTTATTTTTTGAGACGACTTTTCTATTGATTTAAAATATTCATTGGCATCTTCATAAATATATGGAACAATACCAATACCGCCATTAGCTTTTTCAATACTTTTATTTTTTACAATATACCAATAATTAAGAGCATTGTAAATGTCTTCATTGGTAAGTCCTTGCTTTATAAAAGTTATTCTTTGACGTTCTATTTTTTGGAAATCATATTTGCCAAAAGCAACTTTTAAAACACTATAAAGTTTATCAATCCATTGATCGTCTGCGCTAAAGTATTTTTCGTAACACTCTTTGTGCGCCCAACGAGTACCTACTCCAACCAAACAAGCATCATCAGTGTCTAAATCAATCATTTTATTACAGTATAAGCATTTTTTTGTTTTTGCCTTTTGCTCTGTAACAGTTCTACCATTTTTTTCAGCTTCTTCTTTTATCTTTTTAGCTGTTTTTAAACGATTAAATTCAGTAACTGGCATCCAATTATATTGCTCGCCACAGTGTTGATGCGCATAACGGCGTGGATTTAGTTCTGTGCTGCCAAGCTCTTTAAGAGGACGTCCGTAAGGCTCAGTATTTCTATCAATAGGAAGTTCACAATAACAGCATTTTACAGGAGCTAATTTTCTTGCCATAATTTATTCCTCTCATATTTTCTTCTATAAATATTATATCATAACTAAAAACTTTTGTCAATAAAAAAGGAGAGAACTTGCGTTCTCCCCAGTAATCTATTTATAGAGTTTTATATAAATCTTCCAAATCAGAAACAGTAAGCTCAAGTGCATCCTGTTGTGCCGGAGTAGTTTGAGAAAGAAGAACTTGGGAACCAAAATTCTTCTCAATAATATGATTCATCTCACCAACGGTGGTATCTGAATCGTTCTTTTCAAGAATTTTAATCCAAATGTCTTTTGCTTCTGCCATCACTTCATCAAAAGGACGAACTTCAGATTGATAGAAGTTATCTCCTTTTTCAACAGTTCCCTCAGAGCCAACTTGCTTATCAATAGCATCATTAACGGCATCAACTAATTCTTGATAACCAAATTTTGCTTTGTCAGGAATATAGCGGAAACGAGAACCGGCTTGCATATGTTTATTGCCTTTAAAGTACATATAGCGAGTACCAATTTCATCTTCCGCACTGCTATATTCAATGCCAATATAGATAATAAAATCGACTAATTTATTTACGATGTTTGCGGCGATAGATGGACAAGCAGGGATAATTCGAGGATATTCTTCTCCATTCTCCTTAATAGTTTTTTCTTGCGCGTGGCTGATAAAAATAATACCATAACCCATCATTGCAATGTCGCGGAAAATTTTAGAAAACTCTTTCTTGAGTTTTGTCCAACCACCGCCATAAGGAATATCGCCAATAGATTGAACTCCATTAGTACTGCAAATATATTGTTCACAAAGATCATAAGCAATATCTACGGTATCTATTGAAACAAAATCAAATTTCTCTTTTACTTTATCATTGGCCAACTGCTTTACCGCAAGTTTAAAATCTTTCCAAGAAGTAATATTAATTTTATAAATATTATTCAAGCCATTAGTACCTGGCTCAAAAGAAAAAATCAAAGACTTCGGGAAAGAAGCTACAAGACTAGTCTTTCCAATTTTAGGAAGGCCATAAGCTAAAATATATTTGCCTTTAAGGTCTCTTGAAATTTTAGTAGGTTCCAAATTTAATAAATCAATAGCCATGTTATTTACTCCATATATTATATCTCAACTTTCATTTTAAAATAAAAAGGAGTGGATTGCTCCACTCCCTAAAATTTCTTAGAAACCGCGGCTTAAACGATTTGCGTTAGCTTTAGGAGCAGCAGTTTGAGTATTCTTTAAACGCTCTTCAGTTACGCGCTTCTTTTCATTTAGTGCCGGAGCAACTTCGTCGATGTTATAAGCATTATCTTCGTCATACGGTGCGGAACCAGCAGTTACAATGAACTCGTGAATGTTACGAGTGCGAACTTTAGTAGGAGCTTCACCGAAAGCAGTTACATCAGCACTAGTAACTTCAACAGTTTCAGAACCATAACGAATCTTACCGCTCAATTTAACGGTGTTCTCTGGCTCCCAATTCTGCTCAATATAAGAAACAGCTTGAGGATTCTCAACAATATAACGAATCTTATCGGGAGTACCGTTATACTGAATTACAAGACCATCAACCAACATACGACCAGTGGTCTCTTCATTCTTAACTTCATCTGCGACATTGGCAATGACAATTTCCTGCTCAAAAGATGCATCCTCTTCCTCTGCCGCAACGCCAGAACGCTTAGAGAAAAAAGAACCATTAATTACAGTAGTGGAAACAATAGTACCATCGCGTCCAAGGAAATTATTTTCCTGAAGACGACAATTGCACTCATAAGAATCTGCCTTAGTCGGATCACCAGTTGCTGCAACAGAAATACCCTTAGTCATCAAATCTTTTGCATTCTGATATGCAGGATTAGGTTTGCCAGCATTGGTTTTCTCAAATGCGAAAACACGAACTGGAATAACTTCAGTTTCCTCAATATCGCTTACCATTTGATTGACAAGGAAAGTAACATCACCGCTGATATAATGGCGGCCGTCCTTTGAACTGTCACGCTCCTGCAAATTAATTTCATTGAGTCTGCCGAGAATATGTACATTATTATATGCTTGCTTCAACATAAAACTTTCTCCAAATATTTTCTTTTTATAATTATATTATATTACAATATTATATTAAAGTCAAAATTTTATAAAAGAAAAGGGGAGTAAAACTCCCCTAAATTATATTTTGGTGTATCTATTACTCAGCGCTCTTTGCAGCCTTAGCAGCAGCCTTAGCAGCTTTCTCAGCAGCCTTACGCTCGGCTTCCTCAGCCTCAGCCTTCTCAGGATCGAAAGCCATGCCCTCGTCAGTCAAAGCAATATACTTAACAGTGGTCTTCTTACCCTCAACCTCGATAACATCCTCGGTACGAACGGCATAGCCCTTACGAACAAGACCATTGACAGAACCAGTAACAGCAGAAACGGTAATGCCGAGCTTCTCAGCAATCTCGCCAGCAGTCAAATTAACATCATGATTGTCGTGAAGAAAATGAAATACATTCTTAGAATTCTCAGTCATAATAGAATTACTCCTTAAACTTAAATACTTTTTAATTTATAAACATTTTAGAAAACCTTTTCTTGATTTTCTATAAATATTATAGCATAAACATTATTGAAAGTCAATTATTTAATAGCTTTTATTTTCAAAATTTAATTTTGAATAAATTTAATATTTAATTTTCTATCTCTTAACTTTCTATAAATATTATAGCACATCGCGCGGTAAAAATCAAGTAACTGATTTGTCAAGTTCCTCAATAAATTTTGTGACTAGAGGAATTGTTAAATCAACTTTTTCCTTTTGAGTATTAAGGACGCGCAGACGATGTTCCATAATCATTTTTAATTGTTTTTCATTATAATCAGAAATATCATCATTGATAAGTTTATCCATCAAACTTTTATATTCTTCTATTGTATTACGAATCGTTTCTTTTGGACTATCTTTCAAGCCAGTATCTTTTGCGCTCTCAAGAAAGTTTTCTAAGTCTCGAATAGTAGTTTCAATAGACATAGTTAAAAGACCAAAGTTGTCTTTAATACACTATTTCATCGGAAACACCTCTGTTTGATTTTCTATAATTAGTATAACATACAAAACAAAAAAAGTCAAGGTAATGACACCTTGACTTAAATATTTATTCGACAATTAATCCGGTTACATATTGCCCATCTTTAAGATTAATAGATTTTACGCCAACCGTTGCACGACTAGTAGTAGGAATTTCATTCAAAGAAATTTTTATAATTGCTCCTGTACTAGCAACAGAAACAGTTTTTGAATCTTCGCGCACGGGTGCAAAGCCAGCTAATTTATCCCCATCATTTAGCTTATGAATAATTGCTCCTTTTGCTGCGCGGGAAGTAACTGAAAATTCATCTAAATCAGTCTTTTTAACTTGTCCTGCTTCAGTTACGGAGATAAGCTCCTTAGCATCTTTTCTAATGACACAAGCGTCACAAACTTCATCACCAGGGCGCAGAGTAATTCCACGGACACCGATAGTATTTCTACCTTGAGTATTAATTTCAGTTAATGGGAAAATAACGACATAGCCGTTTTTGGTAGTGATCGCGAGATTATCTTTATTATTCACAATCATTACTCTTTTAATAAAATCACCATCAGTTAATTTAATCGCAGAAACGCCTTTAATACGCTTAATATTATATTCTCTTAAAAGAGTCTTTTTAACAGTTCCCTTTTGAGTAACAAAAAGGACTTCTTCTCCTTGAGATTTATCTGTATCGCTGACAATATAAGTAATTGTCTCGTCAGGCGCGAGTTCAAGGATTGTACTAATTGGAGTTCTGCAATCAAGAGTGAGATTACTTAGTGCAAGATTGTATACTTTACCAAGAGAACTAAAAAGTAAAAGATTATTTAGATTAGAATCTTTTACCGTTTGAATAATTTGCTCATTATTGCCTAACTTAACTTTCATACCTCTGCCGCGACGTGCAGTGATAAGAGTAGTATCTTCATAAGCGTAAAGAGTATTTAAATTAGTTAAATGAACAACCATTTGTTTCTTTTCTATTGGCTCATCGGTCTCTTCATTAATGGTTAAATTCATAATTTGAGTGCGACGTTCGTCACCAAACTTTGATGCAACATCCTGCCAACCTTTAATTAATTGTTTATCAAATTCTTCTTCATTATCAAGAATATATCTTAATCCATCAATTTTTGCAGTAAGTTCTTCAGCTTCTTTTTCAAATTTCTCAACTTCCATGTGCGCTAAGCGAGAAAGTTTAATATCAAGAATTGCTTTAGCTTGAATTTCATCAAGTAAAAAGTTAGATTGCAAATTTTTATTTGCCTCTGCCGTTGAAGAAGATTTTTTGATTACTTCAATAACTTCTTCGATTCGTGCAAGCGCAATTAAAATGCCTTCAACAATATGAAGTCTTGCTTCTGCTTTTGCTAAATCATATTCATAACCACGACGATAAACTACTTTCTCATGGTCAATATGAGCTTGAAGCAATTCTCTCCATCCAAATACTCTTGGGAAACGGCCATTATCAAGCATCGTCATATTAATGCTAAAATGATGCTGTAAAGATGTTTCTTTATAAAGAATCTGAAGCACTTTAGAAACATTGGCTTTTTTAGTAAGATAAATTTTAATATTAGGAGTAGAACCTGTCAAATCATTATAGCGCTCAATACCAGGACAAAGTCCTTCATTTAAAATTCTATCAAGCTCTCCACGAATTGTTCCAGTATAAACGCTATAAGGGATTTCTTTAACAATTAAACAATTTTCACTCTCGTCATACTCAATAACAGAGCGGAGTTTGCAAGCTTTACCAACACCATTCTTAATACTTTCTTTTACTTCGTCAGCATTAAGTAAAATTGCTCCAGTGGCGAAATCTGGCGCGCAATAAATTTCATCAAAATCGCAGTCTGGATTTTGAAGCAAAGTAATTAAAGCGTTATTTACATCTTTAATATTAAATTGAGGACAACTAGAGCTTGCGGCGACCATGCCGCTCCACCATTTCGGGTGGCACTGACTATCTTTTACTTTCTATAAATAGAAAGGACACCATTTCAGACTGTGTACCAATAACAGCCTTACTCCCCCGATTCGGGGATAGTCGATACAGGATTTATTTTAATATGTCTATATCTTCGACCGCAATATATATCATTAAAATATTTCCCACGGGATTGCCTTCTAATTGTAAAATGCTATTCCAATTCCAAAACTTTAATTTTTAAATTAAATTTGGCATTACAATCGTTCAGGTTTCCCCGTTAGCCACATTAAGTGACCCCGCTGGTAAGCGGTAAAGTGTTACACAGGCAATTCTTAATTACCAATTCCACTAGTGCCATTGACAATATTAAAATAGCCCTTTCCAGTTAAAACGGCAGGATATTGTTCTGTGTCATCGTAATTATCTCGCCATTCTTTAATGGTATTTTTTTCAATATCTTTGAATAGATATTCAGCGAGAGGGGACAAACGTGCAGAAGTATAACGAGGAGCAGACCAGTTTCCGCTTTCTGCGAGAGTACCGTAAGCGCCATCTACTTCAACCAAAGGATAGCGCATAGAGAATGGTTGCCCCGCACGCATAATAACTCCAACACAAGATGAGTCCAAAATGTTATCCTAAAAGCTTTTTATCTTTTAGTTCTTACAATTTCTTGTAAGTTCAGCATATCTTTTTAGCTCGCGCTATCGGGGCCTCGTGGAGAGATTATATCTTTTCACTCTCTATGCGTTGCGGCTGGCTATATTAAATATAGCCTTCACCTCTGATTAGCTTGACTTAAAGTTTTAGCCTTCCAGATTTTTTCCCCAATTTAACCACGGCAATTCAATCTTTACCGTGGATATACATTCTCATTGCTGAGCCTACTGCTTTCAAAGTCTTTTTAAAAGGCTTATCAGCAGTAAATTTATCTGTTTTCATACAGTAGAAAATTTGCCGAGCGGACGGTTTCAAAAAATCTCGCGCATCCACGAGAGCGCGAGACTGCAAAACCGCACCAGAATATTGAGCAAAACTTTCTTCAATAATCGGTGTTAGTTCCATATTACTCCTTTATTTCTGAAAAGTCAATTTTACTAAATACAAAATCTTTACGAGGTTGAACATCCTCGCCCATCAAATCATAAAGCATTTGAATAGAATCATCATCTGAGACAAGAATATCCATTCGTTGATTCTCAGGATTAAACATAGATTCTTTTGCTTTTGCTGCACTCAATGCGCCCAAGCCTTTTTCACGACTAACATCGCCTTTAATTTGCGCTCGAGCTTTGTTAAACTCTTCATCGCTGTAAAAATAAGTGTGTTTCTTACCATTTGTAACAATGTAAAGAGGAGAGCGTAACCAGCATAGTCTATGCTCTTGAATGAACTCAGGAGCAAGATATTGTAGTGCAGACATAATAAGCAAACCAATATGATAACCATCGGACATTTATACCCTAGCTTTCGCTATATTTCAAGGGATTAGACTATACAATCTCAGTAGAGTCAGTATTATAGTCGTTGAACGTTTTTCCTTTTAAGGAAACTTCGCTGCGCTTGATTACCCAATCTTCAATGATATTACTGTACCGTTCCCGTTACTGAACGCCACCAAAATAATTACTTACTTGGTTTAGTTATTGAAGCTCTAAGGGACTTCCCGCAATTTAACTGATTTAGTGCGGACTCAACTTTTGGTTAATCCGCATCCGAACAAATAGCAATTCGTCCATAACGTAGTTTAGAAGAATTGTATTTTCCGGGGATAATATTCATCGCACTTAGGAGCAATTTAATTTCTTCATTTTCAAAAATTTTATCCTCGCTATTGGATAGGCAATTAATAATTTTCGCGTAATCCATTATTTCTAATGGTGCTGACTATCTTTTAATAGAAAATTCTATTACAGCCATTTCGAACTATGTATCAATAATAGTCCTACGAGCCGATTAAGGCATCTAGTCGATACAGGTATTTTATTCCCACGGGATTGCCTTGCCTGCATAGGTTTAGGTTTCCCCGTTAGCCGCAATGAGCGACCCCACTGATAAGTGGCAAAGCTGTATTAGGGCAATTTTGTTTACCCCTAATGGCCAAAATTCCGTAATGCTTTTCATCTCGCGCAATGGCCATAGCTGCCGCAGCAGAATTTCCTTCTACAATTAAGAGAGTTGAATCTTGCCCAAGATATTCTGCATCAGACAATTTATCAGAAGAAAAAACTTTTCTCTTTTGATTCTTCTCAATATCTTTAGTTGCATTTAGAACAGCTGTTCTTGCTTTTTCTGCTGCTTTTTCTGCTTTTTCTTCCTTGGTAAGAAAATCTTCAATTTTCTTTTCTTCATTGGGATATTGTAAGCAGAACTTCTCAAATCCTTCGCTAAAAGCTTTACTTGCAAGACTGCGCAATTCTGGATTGTTAATCTTCGTTTTTGTTTGATTAGCGAAAGAAGGATTAACAACTTTACAACTAACTGCATAAACCAAACCAGTTCGTGCAAGCTCGCCAGTTAAACTTTTAATTTTCTTTTGAAGAGTTTTAGTAATTGAAGTTTTTAGACCAGTGATAGGAGTACCACCTTCAGCATTAGCAACACCATTTGTGAAACAATAAAAATGTTCATTGCGCGCTTTCGTCCAAACACAAGCAATTTCAACTGAATTTGTTCCATCGCTTAAAAAGTAAGAAATCGGATTTTCATGAACTTTATTTGCAGCTTTTTGCATAACCAAATCCATAAGACCATTTTCACTTTTATAGGTAATACTTTGTGCTGGAGAGACAGTTTCATCTCGAAGTTCAAAAGTCAATCCTTTGGTTAGAAAACTTAAATTTTCACAAGTCTTACATAAATGCTCAAATTTAATTTCAATAGGCTCAAGATTAAAGACTTGCGCATCTGGCTTATATTTTACAAAAGTACCGTTGGGCAAATTTTTATCATTATTCACTTCGGTATAATCAATCATATTTCCGCGTTCAAAACAAATTGAAGCTACTCGATTATCACGAACTGACACAACTGAAAATTCTTCAGATGAAAGGCAAGTAGCTTTCGCTCCAATCTTAAATATTCAACAAGAGTCGTTAATTCCTGCCCGCGACTTTACTCGCTGCTCATAGTTTCCTATGAGAATAGACTATATCTTTTTCAATCCCATTTCGACTCACTTGAGTCTACTCTACTAATTATCTCTTGATAATTTATACCTAATAATTTATTCCAATCTGGACATTTATTTTCAAGAAGATATTTTTCGATAGTCGTTGAACTTTCATCTATAATATAACCAAATTCTCTCATTTTGTTAATTCTAAAAAGTATTGCTTGGCGTAGCGCTTCGTCTGCGCCGTATTTTCCAATTGAAAAACTTTTTTGTTTTTGCAATTTTCTTTTGTCATTATATCTGGTATCATTTTCAAAAGTAGACCAGCGAACCCGGATTCTTGGAGTTCCTCTAGCCCCTTTTTCTATGCTAATGCCATTAAAATTAAAAGAATTTGATTTAATTGGTTTAGAGTTCTTTTTATTTTCAGAACAGGTAACTAATCTTAAATTGGACTTTTGATTATTTAATCCATTGCCATCTATGTGATCAACTATGATTTTAGGATTGGTTACTTTCATAATATAACGATGTGCTTTTCCATAAGTATCATGCTGAGCATAATCAGTTCTTGAATTATGCAATTCTTTTGGTACCAAATACCAACCACTCTTAGGAAAAGTTTCATAATCCTCATCGTCTAAAAGAATCTCTTTTCCGCATTTCATTAAAAATTTTTTCATCTATAACCTCTTTATAGGGTTATATTATAGATGCTTAGCTGCGTTAGGTTATCCAATCTTTAACGATTTTACTATACCGTTCCCGTTACTGAACGCCATTTAATTATTACTAATTAAATTTAGTTGTTAAAGCTCTAAGGAATTTCCCGCAATTAAAGATTTTTTAGAACAGCTATGAAGTCAACCGTTCAAACCAACTGCAAACTGATAATCTTTTGATGTAAATTTACCGCCAGTATGCGCATGAGAATAAATAGCTTCAAGAACATTTTCGCCATTTTCTCTTGTTCCAAAAGGAACTCCACGCCCATAATCTCTTACAGAAATGTAATTATCAGGATAAAGTACAATTTCAATTTTATTACCAAATCCCATAATAAATTCGTCAATTGAATTAGAAATAATTTCTTGGATGCCGTTGTACACGCCTTCCATATCGTTGGAACCAAGATACATCGGGATTCTCATACGAACAGCTTCCTTAAATTGAAGCGTTTCGATAGAGTTTATATCATAACTCATTTTATCACTCCTTTTACATATATTATATCACATAATAGAAAAGAAGTCAAGAAATAATATCTTGACTTCTGAAAGTAGTTATTTTCTTTTTAATTCTTTAAAAATTAAATTATTTGGAAGAAAATTTCTACAAATGTAGATGCTCCCAAATGACGCACCTTTGCTGACTTCCGTTTGTTCTATATCCTTAAAATATTGAACTCTTTTGTCAAATATTAAAGCTTCACAATCTTTAATATAAGGAAATCTTTTTTGCCCCTGTAAAGTTGGGAGTGGTAATAACATTGCATAAGGCCGATTCAATTCGTATAATCTTTTTAAAACTTCATCTTTACAAGAAAATGGTGGATTAGAAATGATATAGTCGTAAGGTTCATCAGGTTCATAAGAAAAGAAATCTTTTCCTTCGTCAATATGGGAATGAATCACTTTATATCCAGCTGCTGAAAATACTTTTACAAATTGACTTTCTTCTTTATCAAAAGGACACCAAATAGTATAATTTGATTTATTTTCTTTATCTAAATACTATAGTAAAGGTTCTACAGCATATGCTGGAGTGTAGTATTCATCTGATTCTTTTGTACTTTTCGCTGTTAAATATCCTTTATTAGTTGGCATTGATTAAATTCCTCAAACTAAAATTTTTTAAAATGAATTATAATTCATCTAAATAGCCCGCTGCTTGTGCCGTTCTACTTCTTTCAATTTGCTCTAAGTGCACTGCCGCGAACAAATCAGAATAATCTTTGCTAAAACGTAATTTAGTCAAAAGTTTTAATCCACTCTTTTGACGGAAAATATTTGAATCAGCCTGCTTAATATCACCATCAAAGAAAATCCGTGTGTTTTCACCGCAACGAGCAACCAATAACTTCACATGATCTTCTGTTAAATTTTGTGCTTCATTAACAAGAATAATCGAATTATCAAAACTGCGCCCACGAGCAATAGAAATGGGTAGCAATTCTAATTGTCCTTTTTCGTACATCTGGATTACTTCCTATTGACTAATTATATCACATAATGTACCAATGTATGGCAAAATCTTATCGAACATTTCCGCAACTACTTCATCTTTCGATAAAGGCTAGACTATATCTTTAAGTTTACAAAGAGGTTAATAAAAACTAATATTTATCATATTTTCTCTGAAGAAAACAAGTGCTGTTAGAATAGAGATAATTTAAAATTGAAAGAATCTAAATTCTCCCACGCCAATGACAGTTATAAGCATTGCCTTTTTCAATTTTATTATGAAAATTTTTACCAATAGCTTTATCTATAGCTAATTGGAAATCTTGAACAAAACTTTCATAATATGCGCAAAAGCCGATTGAAGCGTCATTTTGATTTACAATTGAACAAATTCCATCTCCATCATATAATCCACGAAGATAATGATGGAATAGTTTTTCTGGAATTTTATTTGATAAGTGAGTTAAAGAATAAGTTTTATTAGGAATTATACCATATTGGGCTAAATCCTACGCCATTTTCGCAGAAGCCCATTCGATAGTAAAACATTCTTTATTGGCTCTTTTATCTTCTTGAATTTTGCAATCTAAACAAAGAATCTTTTTAATCCATTCTAAAGTTGCTCGATCATCAACTTGTAAACTAATTCCAATTGTAAAACTATTACGACTTTTTAAATTTTTAACATAACCATCAGTAGTTAATAATCCCAAAAGATAAGCTTTTTCTTCAGTGTCAATTGTTTCAAAAAAATCTTCAATAATATTTTTATTAACTTTTTTCCAAGTGACTTTGTCTATTTGATTTTCTTTTAATACTCGATTAATTAAAGTAATATCACAATTATATTTTCTAGCAATTTCGTTAATTCCAGAATGGCAACGATACATATTTATTATATCTTGCTATTGTTCACTAGTAAAAAATTTTTTTCTAAGCCCTCTTTTAATTTCAATTCCCATAGATTTTAATGCTTTAGAAATTGTATCTGGTTTTTTATGATATTCTTTTGATAATTGCTAAATAGAAAATCCTTTTTGATATTTATCAATTAATTCTTCTAAAAGAACGTTATTTATCATATAAATCACCTCAAAAAAGAAGTAATTTATCTAATAAGTCACTCTAAACTTACTCTGCATTTCGCTTTCGCTACTCCCGGCCAAGGGATAGTCGTTGAACCTTTTCCTCTAAAGGAACTTGGCTGCTGATTGCCCAATCTAGTTTATTTTCAAACATTCACAATTATTGTTTCCAATTTTGTTGTAGTTAAACTAGCTCTAAGGGGTTTCCAGCAATTAACAGAGTTTTTCAATACATATCGCTATGTAAGGGAGCTATTTAATTAACCCGGCATAGTTCCTAATTCCATAGAATTTTCATTCTAACTATTATTAGGAACATAAACAATTTTATCTATATTTCCTTTCTATAATTCTTGTAAGGCGTAAGAAGTTAATAGGAAACTTTTCCTTTATACCGCTGTTTTCACAGTACTTTAACACCAATTCAATAGTCGGAGTAGACTATATCTTCTTCGTTATTATCCTCGAACAATATGCTTGCCTTTTCATATTTTCGAGCTAAAGATATTTTACTATCTTTATATAAAACAGTAGCCAACTGTTTTACTAAATGTTTTTTATTTATCCTGAAATGATAAGCTGTACCATAATTTTCAATTATAGTAGTAACAGGCTCGTCTAAAAATTGATTGCATAAATTTCTAAAATCTTCACAAATACTTTTATGGTAAGAACAGAAATCTATTTTATAACTTTTATCTTTCTATTGGTAAATACTTCCATCTCCATCTAACAATCCTCTCATGAAAGGTATTATAAAATTTGAAGGAATATTATTTGGAAGATGCTTTGTTTTATAAGTTTTTTGAGGAATAATCCCATATTTAGCTAAGTCATTGGCCATTTTTTGACTTCTAAATCTTAGAACTGCACATTCTTTATTTTCTCTTTTGTCATAAGTTAATTTTGAGTGCATATTTATTTCAGTTCTAAGCTTTTCTAAAATATCAATATCGGATATTTTTAAAGAAATGATGATTGACGGAAATCTTTTTCCATCTGAGTCTGGAACTATACTTCCATCAGTGAAAAATAATCCTAAAAAATAAGCTTTTTCTTCACTGTTGATATTTTCAAAATAGTCTTCTTTTAAAAGACGATTTTTTGATAGACCCTTTCTTTTAATAGGTATATTATATTTTAATAAAACATTTTTGATAGCTTCCGTACGACAATGGTAATTTTGAGCTAAAAAACTTATTGTCATACCTTCTTGATTATATTTTTCACAAATTATTTTTTCTGTATTTAAATCAAATTGTCTCATTTTTCTCCTGGATTGGCAAAACGAAGTGCGGCATTTCATAGTTTAAAAACCACTATTATTATTTTAGTCGTTGAACCTTCTTATTGGCTAGATAAGCTTGGCTGCTGATTGCCCTCGTCTTTACGTTAGGGGTTTCCAGCAATTAACCGCATTATTCAATATATATTACTACATAAGGGAGCTATTATTTAACCCGTGCCAAAGCTACCTCCAGCATAAATTATATTAGCTTTACTATAAAGGGCGTCTATTAAACAAGCCTATTCAATATTTCGAGCCTAAATTTTATTACCATAACTTATTTCAATAGATTCTCTTTTTATTGGTTTAATTAAATGATTTCTATAAACAAGAACATCTTTTACATTATCATCCTCAATAATAACTATATACTAATTTTCAAATAAAGTCAAATTAGTAAAATCATTAATATATAATTCACTAATTAATTCATTATCTTTAGGAATATATAATCTTAATATTCCTGTATAAATTTCATTATTTTTAATATAAGATTCATACTATACTTGTAAAGCTATACATTTAACTTGTAAATTAATATCATTGGTGATTAAAGTATAATTATTATCTTTACAGAGGTATAATAATTGATTATCAATAGAAAGATTATTATAATTAGAAGTATCAATAAAATGAATTTGTGTATCTCTTTCTTCTATCTTTTCTTGGTACTTCTTTTCTTCGTCTTTCTCTGTTGGTTCGTCTTTTTCAAGCAAATCTCGCAATTTTCTTAGAACAATCCGTGCTTTCTTTGCACGCTCGCCCTGTGTAATTTTAATACGATCAAGTTCTTCAAGGACTGACCAAGCAATTCCAATATTCTCGTGAGTGACAATATCTGGATAATCAATTAAAACGTTGGTATCAATTATAAACATATGATACCTCCTTATAAATTTGTACATCTATAAAGTAAAAAGTCAGCTAATCTACTCTATTAGATTAGCTGACTTTTGATTTTTACTGTTGTTCACCCATATATTTTTCAAAAGTACAATCTTCGATAGGAATATCATCGCGCATACGAACAAGCTTAGCATGACGAAGATTACCATCAGGAGTAAACATCATACAAGTTACTTCAATGGGTTTCATTGCATAATCGGCATAATTGGCTTTTACATCATCTTCAAGACCGCTCAAAAATCCAATAGGATGAATTTCTCCTTTATCCATAACGCCAATTTCAAGAGAGCCAGGAATCCCCATATAGTAATTTTTAGTAACAGGCTCGATACTTTGCCCAGCATCATATTCTTTGCACCAATCGCCAATCGGAAGAAGCTTATCATTTTTGGTATCTTCCCAATATTTCCAAGAATCAAGTTCCTTACCCGTATAAAGACGAGTTGCTTTTTTCGCACGTCCAGTAAAGAAACAGTCAATATGATGATCAAGTTCTCGTTTTACTTTAATAGTTTTCCAAGCAGTCCGTTTGCCCGGTGCAACAGTTGCAGTTTTTTTAACAAGAACGATACCTTCACCATCATGCGCAAAAACAGATTCCATTAATTCATTGATTTTAGTAGGCTCACTTTGCCAATTCGCGCAATCAATATATTTATTATTTTTAAGAAATTCATCATAAAGTTCTTTTACTTTTTGAATACGAAATTCATAAGGCATATCCATTAAATTAGTTCCACGACAAAACCAACAATCATGAACATAATATCTCATTTTAGGATAATCTTTTTCTTGCCGCTGGACAGCTTTTTCTGCTTTACATCCAAGAATTTTCCCAGCTTCTTGAGAGGTCGTGTTGGGAATATATAATTCTCCAATAAGAATAGTTCCCCAAGGAAGAGTTTTTAAAGTTTCCGCAATATGAGGAACATGAAATTGCTTATCGGAATATTCACCAGTAACGGTACTTTTGGTCCTGCTCTCCATGCGCATCGCGCCATCAAAATTAATGACTGTACGATTATAATGCCCATCAATTTTTTCTGAACCAATATATTCATTAGAAGCGATACGAGCAATAATTTCATTCTTCTTTTGGGTAACAGTATACTTTACGGGAAATTGCCAATAGCGCTCAGGATCGAGGTTAAACAAAGTAGTCATATATTAATCAACCTTTCTAAATTAATCTTATCAAAATCCCAATAAGGAATAATAATAAGAGGAATATTATGTTTTAAACAGTAATCAATTTTTTGTTTGTCTGATTTTTTCTATTCTTCAAAAGAACGCCTAAAATATTTATTTTCTTCGTAATGTTGTTTTCCATTATATTCTATTAAATGAGATAATTCTCCATTATCTTTAAATATTGCAAAATCAAATAATAAAGGAAAATTTTTATCTGAAAGTAAATCAGAAAAAGAATATTGAGTTTTAAAATTAATATTATTCTCAATTAAAATTTTATTAATTTTAAATTCACCTTTTGATTTTAAACAGCCGCAAGAATACAATTCAGAAATTTCTCCTTGCCTTTTATTAAAAATTTTCCCGCAAGCTGTACACTAACATTGCCAAATAATATCGCCATGTTTATTATCTTTTCCTACTGGTTTTATAGCTTTAACTGCTCCAAACATTTGATTAGTTAAATCTTTAGAAAAGAGCTTAGAAGCAGTCTCTTTTTGAACACATCCGCAACTAATTGTATCTCCGCCAGTTAAATGGTCAGAACGAATACTTTTAATTGTTTTTTCTTCACAATGCTAGCATTGACAAATCCAATAACATTTTTTATTAGGATCTCTTTGTAAAACTTTTAGATAACCAAAAGTCTAACCTTCTAGGTGTAACATTTAAACTCCTTTATTTGTTACAACCAACTTTAACAAACGCGTAGTTAAATACAGCATTCATATAATTTTTATCAATGACTTTTTCACCATGTCTCGCGCAAGCATGCATCATCTCATCAATAAATTCTTTAGTTTGTGGATGCATTGCAATACCATTACTTTTCTTTTCATTCCACCATTTTAACTCGTCCTTAAAAGAAAAATCTTTTCCTTGATAAGCTCTTGCTGCGCCAATGTAATCGCAAAACATTTCAAAGGCATATTTTTGAGGCATTATAATTGGATTACCACCTTTATCAAAATTGTCTTGCCAATATTCATAATGATGAAGATTCCGTCCGCGATGATGAAACCATGCTTTTGAATAGCCATTTACTTTTTTGCTAACCTCAATAGGTGAATTAATGTCTTGATAATATTTAACACTTTCCCAAAATTCAACTGGAGAAAATTTACTTAAATCATGAATAATACCTTGCCAATATAAACCAGCTTTAAAACAATAGTATCCAACCCAATATTTATGAACACAAATTTTTTTAAAATGAAGAAAAATATTTTTTAATTTTATTTTCATTTTTATCCTCACTTTCTTTATTATATTATATCATAAAATATAAAGATTGTCAAATCTTTATAACAATATAATGTAAGTCTTACTTTAATTTAGAAGAAAACAAAGGAGCGTGCTACCGATGGAAACTATTGGAATAGTCATTGGTGCTTTACTTGCTGTTGCTGCGGCTGTCTCGACTATCGGCGGCGCATGGAAGTACATCCAACAAATTAAACAACCTTATGAAGATTTGAAAAACAAGGTGATAAAGTTGGAAGAACAAAATAAAGCATCAAAGCGCGATTTAAATGACCTAGAATTAAGATTGCGTAGATATGTTGATGAATAGAATAGTAAAACTGATACTGCAATTCATAATATCAAAGAAGATATTACCGCATTGCGTACATCAATAGAAGCAAATGAACAAGATACTAAATTAATATTAAAGGAAATTTTTCATTTAACTTCTTATATTACCTCTGGCGACAAAGAAAAATTGCAAGATTTGCTTGGTGTTAATAGTGAGATTTTAAATCATTTGATAGAACATGAATAATTTGACAAATCCGAATAAATATGGTATAATATAATTGTATTTTAAAATACCATATTTATTCGGATTTTTATTTGAAAAGAGTGATTTTATGGAAGAAATGAAATTTATTAGTCCAACTAATGGACAAATGATAAAAAACGAAATTTATCAATTTTTACTTGATAAAATTAAAGAAAATCAAATTACTAAAAATCATGATTATAGTATTATTGTTGGCACAGATAGTCAAAATTTTTATAAAACAAAAATGGTATTAGTAATTTGTTTAATTGATAAAGGTCATGGTGGACGTTATTTTTATCATATTGATTGGTTAAATAAAATTAAAGATGTCAATACTAAAATTTATACTGAAACTGAAAAGAGTTTAGAAATTGCAAGAGAATTAAATACTTATTTACATGAAAATGGAGTGCGCGCTGAAGTTGAAATTCATGTAGACATAGGCCGCAATGGAAAAACAAAAGATTTAATTCAAGGAATTTTAGGATGGGTAACAGCAGAAGGCTTTAAAGCTAAAATTAAAGATGAATCTTGGGTAGCTTCTACCATTGCTGATAAAATTTCTAAGTGAGGATATATGCAGATTAAACGATAGATTCCTGATTCAACAATTCCGAAACCACCAGGAAACGTTGATAAAAATAAATATGGTGAAATTTTTGCTACAATAGATGGACAAATTTATTGTCGTGATAAAAACGGTTATCCAAAAAGTATTGCTTCAACCGCAAAATACGCAAATGAAGCAGCAAATGCGAGTTCAGTTAATAATCATTCAGTAAATATAGATGTTCCACAAAGCGCGTCTTTTAATGATACTACTTATACATTTTCAGAAGGTACAATCGACGGGAGTTTTCGAGTTGATTGGTCTATTGCTGGCCCAACTTCAGTTCGAGATTCAGGAACTAATATTAAAATTCATGGACTAGGAACAGCGGCGTATAAAAATTCTACTGATTTTGTTTCACCGGCAGATTTGCGAAATGTTAATGCAGTTACTCTTGGCGGTAGCTCATTATCAGATATTATTAATTATATTGATAAAAAAACTCATTCCGGAGGCGGGATTTAGGATTAAAATAGAGTTGATTAAATAAATTTTTACTTTCATTTTAGAATAAATGGAGGTGGATTTATGACCCCAAAATATAAAGGTATTGATGTTTCAAAACATCAAGGAATTATTAATTGGGATTAGCTTGCAACTGATCCTAATGTGCAGTTTGTAATTATTCGCGCGGGCTATGGTAGTTATTATCCAGCTCAAGTTGATGCGCAATTTGAAACAAACTATAAACAAGCAAAAGCGCATAACATTCCAGTTGGTGTCTATTGGTATTCTTATGCTTCAACAGTAAGCGAAGTTCATCAAGAAATGGCCGCACTATTAAAAACAATAGAAGGAAAACAATTTGAATATCCTATTTATTTTGATCAAGAATATGAAAAAGACATTGTCGCTTTAACAAAAGCTCAAAGAACAGAACTTGTCAAAACAGCACTTAATATCCTTGAAGGAAAAGGATATTATGCTGCACTTTATTGCAGCGCGGACTGGTTAAATAATCGTTTAAACTATAATCAATTAACTTCTTATGATATGTGGATCGCATAGTATGGGACAAATTGTTCCGCCAAACTTCCATACGGAATGTGGCAATATTCATCAAAAGGAAAAGTTAATGGTATTTCTACTGATGTGGATTTAGATTATTGCTATAAAGATTATCCAAACATAATCAAGAAAGCTGGACTGAATGGTTATAAAAAAGATAGTTTAGCTACTCCATCAGCTTCAACAACCCCGATTGTTTCTTCTACTGATTATGTGCTAGATTGGCCGCTACAAGGGCAGCATGTAATTACAGCTGGTTGGTGTTATTCTACTGGTTCACTACATTAGGCTATTGATTTAAGAGTAACTTTAAAATAGCCAATTTATGCTGCCGGAGCGGGAATAGTTAATTTTGTTTATACTTGGAACGGTAAAATAACTAATGGTGATACGAATAGTTATGGCAATTGCATAAAAATTCTTCATGATAAAAAGTATAATGGCAAAAACATTGAGACTCTTTATGCTCATTTAGATAGTTATGTCGTTTCAAAAGGACAAAGAGTTATGGCAGGATAGTTAATTGGCTATGCCGGTTACACTGGTCATGTTGTTCCTGCTGGGCCAAACGGCAAACATTTGCATTTTGAAGTTCGTTTGTCTGGCAAGAGAACTAATCCTTTAGTCTGGTTAGATGCTGATTTTACGACAAAAGATTCTTCTGTTTATACTTTTGGTAAGGGAGAGCGTAGCGCGATTCGCTCAACTGAATCATCTAAACCTACTGCTCCAACTCAACCATCTATTCCTCAAAAGACTATTACTTTTAAGGATGGTCGTTGGAATGTGCGCAAAGGACCCGGTATGGAATATGGCATTGTCGGATAGATTACTAGTCCACAAAATGGGAAATCAACTTGCATTAACTATTCTGAAATTAAAAATCAATGGTATAAAACTGTTTATGGCTATGTAGGCCCAGCTGCAATCAAAAGCCATACATGAGGCGTATTATGAGTAAAAAAGATAAAATGCGCTTCAGCAAAAAAATAATAATTTTTACAATGACTTGTACAGTAATTTATGCTATTGCTTATATGGTTTTATGTTATCGTATAGGTCAATTGCCAGATTATTCATTTAATGCTGGAATTTTTGCAGCATTGACCGCGGAGAATGGTTTTAATGCGTGGATTAAAACAGCAGAAGCGGGATAGAATAGTTCTACTGATAATACAGTTGATTTAACTGATTCGACTCCTATTGATGATTCAAACGATGATGATTTATTAGAATCTAATGTTTCTATTCAAGAGGAACCTTAAAGGTGATTTATATGGTTGATATTACTCCTATTTTAACTTCTGCTTTGCAATTAGTTGCAGCAATCTTTACCATTATGGGAACTTTTGTAATTAAAGTTTACTTGATTCCTTGGCTAAAGTCAAAATTGACTCAAGAGCAACAAGATCGAGTAAAAGAATATATTAAAGCTGCAATGGAAGCTGCCGAACAACTCCAAAAGAACGGTTATTTCGACGGTATTGAATAGTAGGGTAAAGCAAAGAAAGATTATGTAATCAAACAAGTAAAAGCTTATTGTGAGAAATATGGTTTTACTTTTGACGAAACTACAATTGATACTTTAATTGAAAGTTTAGTTATCGACATTTCTTAATTTCTTGACTTTTAAATCTTAATATGATATAATGGTAACAGAAAATAAAAAAATCTGTTACCATTTTTATTTAGGTGAATATATGAATCGTTTTTGGACAGTTTGTATTCCTTGCTATAATCCAGATGATAGACTTGATAATCTTTTGTAGTCAATAGTTAATTAGAATTGTTCTGATGATATTGAAGTAATTGTTATTGACGATTGTTCGACTGAAGATTTTTAGCCAATCTTGGATAAATATAAAGATAAATTATTTATTAAAAAATATGTAACTGAAATTAATGGCGGTCCGGGTCCATCTCGGCAGCGTGGAATTGAGCACGCAACAGGAGAATGGATTACTTTTATTGATCAAGATGACGAGTTTATTTCAGATACTTTTAAATCAGTAAGAGATAAGATTGAAAAAAATCCAACTCTTACTACAATGGTAAATACTCCATTTTATATTATTAATGCAAAAACTGGAGAGACTACACAATATCTTCCAAGTGCAGATAATTGGATTCATGGTAAGTTTTATAATAGAGAGAAATTTCTTTTAAAATATAATATTCATTTTTGTGAAGACTTATATTCTCATGAAGATATTTATTTTTCTACTCTTGTAAAAGGTATTTTAAATTGTTGCCATTTACCTTATTTGCAATGTGACGTACCAACTTATAATTGGTATACTTATGGCGATTCTTTAAGCCATAAACCAACTGAAACTGGATTGAATTATTTGGAAGAATATTATGGAGAATATATTGATTCTATTCTTGAACCAGTCATGCAATTAGATGAAAAATATCATGACGAAAGTTTTGTTCAAAACCAATTATTAACTCTGCTTTTATTTGGTTATTTTTATATTCAAGGTTTTCTTTATTATAATAGTTAGAATTTTAAACGTGATAATTTTACGAAATTTAAACAGTTGCTTGATTATACAGAAAAACGTTTGAGTGTTACCAATGATCAAATAATTGAATGGACATATAGAAACCCCGCAACATATTTTGATATTCGAGAAAAAGCAGCAGGTGGAACAGGACCAATGATTGAAACTCATTCTTATGCCACTTTCATTAATATGATGAATCCACCTCAATAGGATGTAAATGATAACAAAGAAAATTGATAGTGTAGGCCGCATTGTAATTCCGATGGAATTACGAAATAGTTTAGGCTGGAAGTCAAATGATGAGATTGAATTATGTGAACAAGATGGAAAGTTAGTTTTAACAAAGCATATTATTAAGCAAGGACAATGTGCGATATGTGGGAGTAAAGAGAAACTTCTTTCTATTGAAGGTATTGATATTTGCCTGAACTGCGCGGAAAAGATAAGCCAAAAAATAAAATAAAAAAAGAAAAGCAAAAATAATAAGAATTCAAAATAAGTTATGTCGGTTTAGGCAAATTTATTAAAAAGGATTTTTATTATGAAAATTTGCAATTCTTTTAAAACTGGAATATTTATTGGAAAATTTTGAAAGTATTAATTCTTTTACAGTAGTAACTAAAATAAATAGAGAATTTGATTCTAATTATTTAGTTATTATTCATATGAATTCTAAATACTTTACTAAAGAAGAATTAAATAATTCTTTAGCTGATTATTTTAAAAATTTACCCATTGAGTATTCTATAATAGTTGACGAGGGGTAAAATACCCCTCGTTTTTATTTTGAGGTGATTAAATGCCTAAATCTAATCATTATGGGCGATTTTATAATAGTGGATTTTATAAAATATATAAACCTAAAGCAAGAAAAGAAAATTTATTTTTTGTTTTTGAACATGGCACAACGGAAAAAACATCTTATTCAGCAACAAAAATTAAAACTTTAAAAAAGCGTTTATTAGATTCTATTCGAGCTGCGGAATAGATCAGTTTATAGACAGAATATGGGTTAGTTACAGAATTATGTTCTCATTTAGATAATGATTCAAATTTAACAAAAACAATTAAAGAATATTTAAAAGCTGATGCTAATTATTCTGAAATTTAGGGTATTATTCAAAAAGGCGGAGCGACTTCTCAAGCAGAATTAATGCAGTTTTTTAATAGTCGTTATTTTAACACAATGGCTGGTACACTTACTGCAGGAGATATTGTTATAAATTCGCGCGGTGAAAAAGATTTAACTGACGCTTTTTGGAGAAAATTACATCAAGATACTTGGGGTCTTTAGACTGCGGCATCAAAAGCTGTAACTTATCAAAAAGCATTTGAGAGAATGAAAAGTAAATGGAAAACTTATGGTCATACTCAAAAGGGAAATACTTGGTCTGTTGTTGGAGATTATTTTGGTTCTATGGGGCAAACATTTCAAGAAAGTGGTTTAGAAGATGAATTATTAATTTATTTTATGTCAGAAATATCTAAAGGCAAAAAAACACCAGATTAGATTAAAGCTCTAATAGCCTAGGGAGATTAGGCTAAATTTGAGATGCAACGAACTGACAAAGGAGATTTGACTCAAAAACATGGTCAATTTCAAGAAATATTAGCTAATATTTTAAATGAATTTTATTTACCATAGATTTATGGACAGCTAGGTGTTGGAGTTACATTAACTCATACGGGTAATGATTCAAGAAAATATTCTAAAATGGATTTATCTTCTGGTAAATTAGTGAGAGCAGATGAATATAACGTTGGTTAGACAGATTTAAAAATTAATTTTAATTTTAATGACACAAGTAAATTCTCTTCTAAATACTAGGTAAATATTAGTGCTAAAATGAATCAAGGTTTTGCACGTTTAGAAAATGAAGAAAAACGGCATACAGATAGATATTTAACTCATATTTATAGCGGTGGCACTTTAGGTTCAGCATTAAATAGAATTTATAGCAGCCCTGTTTTTAGTGAAACTGGGATGCTAACAGAAGATAATTTTATAGATTTAGCTTACCTTTTGATAAATGCTGCACAAGGTGGTATTTCTGAAAACAATAAAGATCAAGCTATTTAGGCTTATAAAGCAGCAATTTCTTTTGTTGGAATGGAAGAAATTGGAAACACTTTAGGTTTTGATTCTAGCAAAACTGGTAAAAATATAAAAGTTGCAGGTTTAGATATTGGAGCTTCTACCGTTGTTAATTTATTTTTGATAAATGGTAAATATATAACTGCTTCGGCTTTCTTTTCTGCTCTATATGATTTTATCAATGATAATGAAACAAAAGCAATGTCAACTAATATTACTTTTGCTAAGACTTTTGATGAATCTGAATTAACGACTTCTTTAGAAAATCAAAGAGTTTATTCTCAAGGTTATTTAAATTTTATAAATAGTAATAATTTAGGTTCTCAAAAATCTCATAATAATTTTACTTTTATTCAAGGTGATCCTGTAAAAGTTAGAGACTATATTATGTCAAAGACTAAAGCTCAAGAATTTAACATTAAATGGACAACTTTTTGGAGAACTTTTTCTGGCTAAATTCTTTGACTTTCTCTTAACTTCATGCTATAATAATTATAGAAAGTTAAGAAAAATACATACTTAAAAGGAGTATATTTAATATGAAGAAATTTTATTGCTGCGACTATTGTGACGAGCTTTTTGAGACTGAAGCTGAATGTAAGGCTCACGAAGCGACTTGCTTTGAAAAGAAAGATTATGACGAGAGTCGTAAAATGGATAAAGATTCTCTAATTCTCCATCTACGTGAGTTCATCGAGGAAGTTGAAATCTTCAATGAAGCCTATGGCGCGGACATCATGGATGAATTGCTTAATGATTTCCGCGATGGCGAGTTGAGCTTCGATGGTTGCGAGCATAAGTGCAATGACACTTATGACTGTGATTGTGAAGATAAAGAGAATGATGAAGATTACGATGGAAATGACGACGAAATCTGCGATGAAGATTTTTATGATGATTTTTTTGGTATTTCTCATATAAAGAATGCTGAGGAACGTCTTGAGGAAATTCTTAAAGATTGCTGTAATAATGACAAAGAATATACTTTTTATCTTAATGGTAAGAAAGTAAGTAAAGAAGACCTCAAGAAAGAGCTGGCTGATATTTTTTCTGCTAAGATTGTCCCAGCAGCAAAAGATGCGACTAAAACCGCAGTAAAAAAAACTGATGATTTTTTGAGTGCGATTCTCGAAAAACTAGATAAGTAATTTAATGGGAGAGACTAATTGTCTCTTCCTATTTTTTTATTATATAATATTTAACACTTTTTTACTTTAATCTTAGATAAAAAATGGAGGGATAAAATAGATGGCTAATAAATACTATCTTGACCCTAGTAGACCTGGCGGTTAGCCAGTTCAAGAGTTATATGATACAATTAATTATCTATCTGGAATGTCAGCAAGTGGTACAGCTTCAACAACGACCATTGTACATGATACTCAGATGGAATTTACTAATGGTGTAATATTTTCTTGTCCAACAACTTTTTCAAAAAAAAATACCTTTACTGGTAATTCAACTTTCTCTGGTAATGTTTCTTTAAAAGGAAAAAACGAACTCTCTGGAACTTTAGAAACAACTCCAGGTTCTACATTGAATATTGCTGGTGGGATTAATTCTTCTGGAACAAATACCTTTTCAGGAAAAACTTCTTTTACTACTAATCCAGTTACTATTTTTAACGGTTTAAATGTTAGCGGTCCCGCAAAATTTACTGGCTCTGTATCTTACTCAGATACTATTGATTCCACTGGAACTACTAATTTAAATGGTACTTAGAATTTAGGTGGTTCAACAACTAACATTACTAGTGGAACATTAAATGTTTCTGCATAGACAGTTTTTAGTAACGATGTAACTTCAAATAAGAAAATTACTGTTAATAATGAATTACAATCTAATTCATTATACGTTAAAAACAATATTAGAGCAGATGGCTCTATTACTGGTTCCCAAGTTTTTGGTTCTGTTTTTAATGACTATGCTGAATTTTTCCCTCGCAGTGGGTATACAGAACCAGGTGATATTATTGCTCTTGACATGGATTCTGAAAAAGAAGCCTATAAGCGTGCATCAGCTGGTGATAAATTATTGATTGGTGTTCATTCTAATCAATTTAGTCATTTAATTGGTGGCGAAAATCCACCAGAAGGAAGAAGTTTTGTTGAATATAATATCAACAAATATATTCCTGTAGGACTTGCTGGACGTGTAAAAGTTAAAGTTTTGGCTCCAATAGAAAAAGGCGATAAAATAACTATTAGCGCAGTACCAGGAGTTGGTAAGCGTGCAGAATATGGCGATCAAGTAATTGGTTATGCTCTTGAAAATTATGACGATGATTTAAATATCGGTATGGTCAATATGAAGATTATTTAAGGAGATTATCATGGCTATTAGATTGTACTCTGAGAGCTATGATGGCTCTTTATTAGATGCTTCTAATGAGGGTTTTTCAACTTACCATAATATAGTTACTTACCAAACAAAACATAATACTATTTATTTAAAAGCAGATGATAATAAAAGATATACTTTAATAGAACTTTCATTACGAGGTAAAACTTATTTTCTTCAATATGCCATTAATGCTTCTTAGGCTTATTTAGATTTAACGAATGTTGATGGAATCGCGCCAGGAAGTATTTTAAAAGTTGATAATGAAGAAATTTTAGTTGAATCGGTTAATTATTCAACTAAGAGATTAACTATATCAAGAGGATACCATTCTACAGTTCCTATGCAGCATAATTCATCAACAAAAGCAACTGTTGTTACGGATTATACTCAACTTTATTCTCTTGATTCATTAGGTAATAAAACTATTATGTCTTCTGGTATTCTCAATAGTAATATTGATCCTATTGTTTTATTAGAAGATATTGATGACAAACAAACTTAGTTTTTAATTGCTGACGTATTTGATTGCGCGGTAGGCGATGAATTTACTGATGGTATAGAAAATTTTGTTATTCAGGATAAACAAGAAAACGGAACTAATTTTCTTATAACAGTCAAACGTAGTAATGCAATCTCGCATTTAAAAGGAGAAGTATTTTCTCTTTTCGCAATCCAAGATGATAAATATCATTATTGTTATTATTCAACTTCTCCAATTCGCGGTTCGTCAGTAGGAGAAAGGAATGATATTCAATTAATTCTTGATTATGATTGCGAAAATCAATCCTATTCTTCTTCTTTTGATTTAAAAACCATTACTCGTTTAGCTATTATTGGTACTATTGGAGATTCTATTACTGCTGGACACGCTGCGTTCCGTGCGGAAGATCATAAAGGTACTTACTGCTGCAATGGAGTAAGTTATGCTAATGATAATACTTCTGAAGATGTAACTTCTTAGTATCAATATTGGCTTAGTTATAGGCTTGGCAAAAATTATAATGTGTATAATTATGGTACAGGAGAAGAAGTTGGCTATCAAGTTAAAAATCGTTTTGAAAAAGAAATTCTTTCCTTGCATCCAGATTACACGATTATTCAATGTGGAACTAATGACCTTTCTTTGTTTAATGGCGCAACTGTGATTTCTGGTATTGATTCAAGTGCAACAATGGATGAATGGATTTTCACTGAAACTCCAATCATACTTGAAAAGAACGGTATGCGAATAACTTATTATGGATTAGTTCCAGCAGTAAAAGCAATGATTACTTTGGCACTTAACAATGAAGTTGTTCCAGTAGTAGGAAATCTTTTACCTCGAAATGGTTTAAGTGCAGATATGAGAAAAGCATTTGATGCTTTCAATAATTGGCTTAAAGATTATGTAGCGTCTCTTGATGGCGTTTATATGGTTGATTTTTTCAATGCTCAAGAAAATGGAAAATATTTAAGAGAAGATCCTACTGATCCTACTAATTATCGAATGAATGATATTTATTCTTCTGGAGCAGAATTGAATGCAGATGGAACAATCAAAAAATCTGGTGATGGTATCCATTTAAATTCAAATGGTTATCGTATTATGGGTTATTGTTTGAATATTGATGTTTTATTTGATGCTTCGGTAGAAGGATTTAGTCTTTACTTAAAACCAGACGCTTCAATAGAGCCACTTGAAGGACAATTAGATGTAACAACTAATAAGTTTATATATAAAATTCCTTTTAATCTTGTCCAATTAAATAAAGAAAAGATTGCAACAAGATACCTTTATAACAAAGGCGTGCTTAATGAGCTTTGTTATATATATCCAAATTCTAATGATGATTTAGATATAAAACTTATTCAAAATGGTCAAGAAAAAGGACTTATTGCTGAAACTCTTGCGCCAGGTAATTTTTTAGAAATAAAGTTTAAAGTAATCGCTAAAGGTAATACGACGACTGGTCAAATTATTGTACTTGGGCGACCAATAGAAACTCTATAAAAGGCGGTGATATAATGGCAGCTCAATTAGATTTTTATAGTTATGATGAAACAACCAAAATATCGACCGCGCTAAATGGAACTTATAGCTTAGGAGATATTTTTAAAGGTGCTTCTGGTATAGGAGCACTGAGAATTTATAATTCTGGGACAAAAACAGCTGTAAATCCTACTGTCTCTTTCGAAGCATATAATAATAATACTTCAATTTTAGACTGGAAAGGATTATCTTTTAGTAAAGATTATGATTATGATAAAATCCTTTCTCTTGAAAATATTGCCCCAGGAGAATTTGCGGTTGGTAAAAATATTTACGTTGAAGATTTTGATACTTATGATTATCAATCTGCACAACCAATATCGGGCGATGATTGGAAAACATGGCACAATTCTGCATCAATTGATCCTTGGTACGCTTATTCAAAATCTTTATATTTTTATGGGGTAGATTCTCGATTTTCTAATCTTCCAGAAAATACCGATACAACTGCAATTTTAACACCGTCTGAAAATATTTTAGGAAAAGCAAAAGATTTTACTATTTCTGCAACAATGAGTTGCTTAAAAAATTCTTTTATTGGGTGGATTTTTAGAGATAATTATATTATCACAGTTTCTGGGATAAGAGAAGATTTTAAAGATACAATTTATTAGCTTGGACATCAATATGCTTTGTAGATTTGGTATGGCGATCCGAAGAAAAATAAAGCATGGTGGACTCCTCTTGAAGATTTTGATTTAGGAAATTCTGTAAATGGCACGAAGATTACCATTTCTCTTGAAGATAAAAATGATATTCCAGTCTTTAAAATTTGGTTGGATACAATAGACACAACTAAAGATCCATCATTTGTTTATGTTTTAGAGGAAGATAAGCGTAAATCTTGTTATTCTGTAGCGGAGTCTATCCCAAAAATTATTGGCTATGAGCCGATTTCCGCTAATATGTCTAATATGGTTATTGATAATATTAAAATGATAACTAAAAATGATTTAGGTATTATATATCTAAGAAGCCAAATTCCATCAGATACTAAGTTATCTGGTACTCAATATTTTCTTCTTGATATAGATTATGGTTCGGAGGATTAATAAATGAGTGTAAAATTATAGTTTTATGACGCGGCTTCTAAACTTTTAGATACTACTATTGGATTAGATTTAGGGAAAGTACGCAGAGGTTATGACCATATTTCAACCATTTATGTTAAAAACGATGGTGATGAAGCCGCGAAAAACGTAAGTATTATTTCAACAGCAGAAGATAGTACAGATGCAGATTCTGTATTGGCTTCTACTTGGCAAACTTTTAGCTTAGACGGCAGAATTTATTCTTCAACTCTTGATTTGGGAGTTATAGAAGCAGGAAAATTTGCTACTGGTCAAGATACTACTGCTGATTCTTTTAAAGACACAAGTTCAAGCATTTTTAAATATTTGCTTGGGAGCGCAAAGCAAGATTTTACTCCTCCTATTTTAACTTATTATCAAGATGATTCTACTTCTCAATCTTATGGGAGAAGTCAACTTGCTCTTGAGAACGCAAAAAATATTGACTTTTCTTTTAAAATGGGTTATACTTATAATAAAGAAACATTTAATAGCTTACCATCAAATTAGCAAAATGTTTCAATGGCTATTTTTGCAGCTCGTATAAATGGCATGGGCAATCCAAAAGATAATGATAATACTGGATATTTAATTGAATTTTTTACTAGTCCTAAATATGAGAATAAATTCCAATTAAAAATTACAGTTGGCGGAAAAGGCATTGCTGGATAGTCAGATAGAAGTTACGGTACAATTATTGCAGATACTGGCTCAACTTGGCTTGATTATTATCCGCTTTTGACAGATTTTAGAATCCGTCTTTATAATGATGAAGATGGAGTTCCTTGCTTTGAATTTTATAAAGATAATGAACAGATTGATTTATATAAGTTTGAATGGAACTCAAATAAAACAAGTACCGTCCGCACAAATGAAAAGGTAAAAATTCTTAAAGATTTTGACAAAACTTATACCACTGGTGGAAAAACTTATTTTGATGTCAATTTACAAAAAGGTTCTTTATCTTATCGTTTGTCTGATTTCATTATTAGCTATGACAATGTGAAAGCTCCAATTTATATCAAGACTCATATTGATGATTCTGGTATAAATGGACAAAAATATACTAGTACAGCTACACTAATTTATCAAGATTGAGGTGATTGTTATGGGAATTTAGCTTCCAATAAAATTACCTACTACTTTAGACGAATATAAAATAGGAATTTAGCTTCCTATTAAATTGCCTTTTAGAATTAACCGTGTCAAAAAAGATGACATTTATTATCAAGAGAAATTAAAAATTAGTTCTATTCCTCAAGAAAGTATTGGCAATAAAGTCTTTTTAAGAATTAGTGAACGTCCGTCTGGCGTGTCAAATTTTTTACCTATTTCAGAAACGGTTTGGGCTTTTCCAGGTCTAATAGTTAGTGAGAATATTGTTTCTGCACGAAAAAATCAATTGCTAATTGATGAAAAGATTTATAGTCAAATTATTGCTTCTTTTGAGTTAATTAGTCCAACTCAATTAAAAGTTAGTTGGACTGGTTCAAGAGTTCCACGTGTTTAGGTATATATTAAATCTCTCGAATCGGAGAATTATACATTATATAACACTTACGCTTGGAACAGGGGTAATGTTATTATTCCTTTACAAAATCAAAATTATTATATTCGTTTAATTGGAATTAATGATTCTGGTTCTTCGGAAACTTATTTAATTAACACTCCTCTTGAAATAGGTATTCAACCAGAACTGAATATGGTTAATTCAATAGATAAAATTTATAATATTAACGTTCCTTACACATCTGAGTATAAGATAGAAGTGGAGTACTAATATGGCAGATGCTTATGAATTAGACGAGAAAGACATTCAAATTCAATCTGATTCGTCTAAGAATACATTAATGACTGCTGAGGAAATTTATAAAAAGTTAGGGTGTGACGCGCTTGAATGATGAAATTTTGAATATCATTGAAAGCGCCAGAAAATCTCATAATAATAAACAGGCGTTGTTCTTAGAGAAGTATATTGATTATTACAATATGCCGGTTAAGAACAACGTTATTTTATATGAGTCATTTGCGGGCGCGGGTATGATTGATAGTCCTTACGCAATTTTTCTGGAATTTTTGCATAATAAAAAATTTAATGACTATATTCATGTTTGGGTAATTAATAATTTTGAAAACAATAATTTTAGACTATTGGAATATGCAGATAAACCAAATGTAAGATTTATTTTATATGGCTCAAATGATTATCTTAAATATATCTCAATAGCACGCTATTTAATTAATAATAATACTTTTCCTACCTACTGGACAAAGAAACCAGGACAAATTTATGTAAATACTTGGCACGGCGTTCCGCGCAAGAAATTATTTTTTGATATTCCTAATAATAAAATGAATACTGGGAATGTTATGCGAAATTTTTTAAGTGCTGATTATTTACTTGCTAGTGATGATTCAATAGAAAAAATGTATCTGGGCGCTGCGAGACTTAATAGATTATGCAATGATAAAATAATTCGCACTAGAGATTTTAGAAAAGAATTAATTATTCCTAAGAAACAAGTTTTTAAGCAACTTGATATGGTAGGAATGATAGATTTATCAAAAGAAAGAAAACCAATCGCTTTGTATGCCCCCACTTGGCGTGACGGAAAGTATTCTGTTGATACTGAAATTATTCGAGAATTAGGAAATTACGGTTATCGTGTTTTAGTTAAAGCGCACCATGTAGATTATGAAAATAGAGCGAGATATATTCCATCTTCTATTGATATAAATACTTTATTTCCAATTTGTGATTTGTTGGTGACAGATTATTCAAGTGTTTTTTATGATTGGATAAATTATGGTAATAATCCAGTTATTTTTTATGCTCCTGATTATGAGGAATATTGTCAAAAGCAAGGACTATACCAAGACTTTCCATGTGCGCCCGCGAAGAATATTGAAACTTTTAAAACATATCTTGAGAATCTTGATGATTATTGGGAAAAAGTTCAACAACAAGTTTGGGAACAAGGGACTAATGTTTGGACTGATAAAGATATAAATATTTATGAATTTTTAGAAGGACTTTTGAGTGAAGCTGGTTTTAATACTCCAAAAGTGAATGATAAAAAACGTTTGTTATTCTATGCTGGAGATTTTAAGCCAAATGGAGTAACATCTTCTATTCTTTCTTTATTCAATAGAATTGATTATAGTAAATATGATGTTTCGCTTATTCTTTTGAAAAAAGATAATCCAGATTATTTGGATAAAATAAATGAAATTAATCCCAATGTTCGTTTACTTGTCCGCGCGGGAACATATAATCAAACATTACTTGAGCGTTGTGCGAATGAAATCTGTCTTAAAAAAGGAATAGATTCTTTTGAATTAGATAAAATGTTTCCTCGTGAGCTTTACCGCAGAGAATGGAGACGTTGTTTTGGCGACACTCATTTTGATGCGATAATCAATTTTACTGGTTATAGTCCTTTTTATGCTTATTTTTTTGCCTATGGTATTAAAAATTCTTCTACTATCCAAAAAATTATTTGGCAACATAATATAATGAAATTAGATCAAATGAGAGAAATTGATGGCAAGTATCCTTTAAAAGATTCTCTTAATGCAGTTTATTCAACTTACCCTATGTATGATAAAATAGTTTCTGTTAGTGAGCAATGCTTAGAAGCTAATAAAAAAGATTTTCCTTTTTATGAATCTAAAATGGTGCTGGTCCATAATTTTATTGCTCAACCTTATGATTTATTTGCAAAATCAAATCCCAAATATGCAAATTTTGAGCAACATTCTTTTTCGACAGAAGCAGTTTATTTGAATGTTGCGCGTCTTTCTCCTGCAAAGAATCAACTTAATTTGATTAAGGCTTTTAAAGATTTTCATATAAAATATAATAAGACTCAACTTTATATTATGGGCGATGGAGAATTAAAAGATAAGATTCTCAAAGAAATAAAAGACTGTGATTTCATTCATTTAATTCCATATAATAAAAATCCATTTGCTAATATGAGGAATGCGAATTATAATATTCTTCCATCCGTCTACGAGGGGCAAGGACTTTCTGTAATTGAAGCGAAAGTACTTGGTAGAAAAACCATTGTTACAGACTTTGGCGTGGATAAGGGAGTAACGGATATAGCAGATATTTTAATTCATGGGACAGATGAGTACGCTATTAGAGCCGCACTTGAAGATTCGATTCATTCTTGGAACAAACCTGTTATTGAATTTGATCCATATAAATATAATGAAGAAACAAAAAAGGAGTTTGACTCTCTATTTTGAAAACTGTCTTAACTTATGGTACTTTTGATTTATTTCATCAAGGGCATTTAAATCTTCTTCTCCGCGCGCGGAGTATGGGAGATAGATTAATTGTAGGTTTGTCAACAGATAAATTTAATAGAGATAAAGGAAAAGAATCTTACTTTACCTTTAGTTAGAGGAAAGAATTACTATCTACTCTTGATTGCGTTGATTTAATTATTCCAGAAAATAACTGGTGGCAGAAAAAGCGCGACATAATGAATAATCAAGTAGATATTTTTGTCATGGGAGACGATTGGAAAGGTAAGTTTGAATCGCTTCGTGATTATTGTAGCGTAATTTATTTACCTCGCACCGAAAATATATCTAGTACCGATATAAAGGAGGAGATAAATAGTGCTAATACCAGAGTATAAAAAGACAGAATGGATTGATAACGGTCCAGAGTATAATCAAGATAATTTTAATAATTTTGAGAATCAAATTGAAAAGTTAAGCAAATATGATTCTTATCATTAGAAGCAAGTTTATTTGATGGGTTAGAAGTAGTATAAACTTCGTACTTTTACACAATATTGCTGGGATACTCTTGCGGATACACATTTTAAGATTGCAATGTGTGGAGACTCTGTTTGGTTTGGCTATAATACTTTAAAATCAACAGGCGTTAATGACGATAATAACGCAACAAATTATTACACTGGTAATGCGAATGAAAGATTGGATACATCGACTGTAATTGCTGTTCCTACTACTTTTACCTATCCAGATGGTATGTATAAAGACAATAGAAAAGGAACCGCTTCTGCTTTTGACCGTATCTTGAAGAAGAGTGGTAGTACTCGTCAATCTAAAGTACGTCCACCAGAAGTAATGATTGAAGCGCTCAACGAAGTCTTTGGTAAGGGTATTAAAGATGGGCAAGAATTTGATAAGTTTGAGCTTATAAACCAAATTTATACTGGTGATGATGCCTATTGCGCGTATAATCGTTGGGGTGCTTCTGGTGCAGATATTTGGATGTGTAATCTTGGCATTAATGATGCAAGCGCGGATTTTGTTAATAATGCATATAAAGGTCATGTTGATGAGTTTTTTAAATATTATACTGCTTTAATTGAGCGCGAGCTTGATAATGGAACTCCTTGTGTAATTATTACACCAGTTCTTCAAACTCAAGCTGCTTCTTATGATTTTGATAAACGTCAGCAAGTTATGGCTTATGCGGAAGTTCTTCAAGAGATTGGTAAGTTGTATGGCATTCCAGTTATTGACGGAAGCGACTTTAACCGTAATTTTAATGGTAATCAATGTATTGATTTTACCCATATGACCAATGACGGTAATAATACAGTTGGCAAAGAGATGGCATCATTGTTTATTGCTGGATACCTAGGACGTCCATTAGTTGTTGAAGATGGCTTGTTCTTATCCGCCCGTGTCCAACAAGATAACATTAATGTACGTGGTAATGCCGTTATTGATTATTCGAAGCATTCTCCAACAATGCCTACTCTATTAAACAGTCCAGATCTTTATGCAACTGAGCCAAGTCGTGAAAATATGGGCTTGACTGTTTATATGAATTATCCATTAAGCAATAATGAGACTGCGGAAATTGTTGACGGACGGTTAGTATATAATACTCCAGATGGGCAAAAGATTGAGTTCAATTTGGACAATTTCCCTTATTATAACGTCTTATGGCGTCAAGCCGATTTAAAAGCACGTTCAGACATTGATAGTGCAGTGGCGAAGATTGCATCTCCTATTGCTACAGCTTATGCTACTGATGTAGCTAATGCTGCGACGGATTCTTGGGATTCTGAGAAGATGATTGAGACCAAAGTCTATGGTGATGCTTATTGGGCGATGTATGAAAAAGTTTATTCTCTTTGCTACAATAATACTCAAAATCTTGCGGCTGGAACTACTTATTGGATGGATAATCCTAATTCAATTCCATCAACAGTTAAAGGTGATAGCAAATATAGCTTTAGTTTTGCAAAAGATATTAGTTTAGGAACTACTTATGCTGATATTTATGCAAATCAAATTGTTGAGCTAACTAAGCGCCATACTAATGCAAACAATTAGCAAGATGATGGAGCTATTTATTATAGTTTTTATTGCCCTCAAGATGGAATGGTTGCAGTCCCTTATTTGTATGCAAGTGCTTCTTCTGTTTATACTGATGCTGAAAAGCAAAGCAAATTTAAGGTTGATTTAGCGCTTGACTTTGGCGCAACTCAAGGTTGCCCGCAGAATACATTCGAATGGAATAATGAAGAAAGTTTAATTGTAGACGACGGTGATGAGCACGCGACCAATGGAATTAGCGTCCCGTCTACTTGCTCTATTGAATGGAGAAATTTGAGTAACAAAGGCTATTATTCAAAATTCCAAATTAGGGATTATACTGCTCCTGTAATTGATATAGTATCAAAAGGTTGGCACTCAATTCGCATTAATTCCGCAGCTGCTTCTACTTTTGAATTTTATGGATTGCAATTCCTTGATCGCCACACTTATAATTCTTGGATAAAAAGCTAGGAGTGATTTAAATGGCACAAAAAATAACACTCCAACAGAATGATAATGGTATCAAGTTATTATTCACTATATCTAAAGATAAACAAGTCTCAGATATAACTAATTCAAAAATTAGAATTAAATTTGCAAATCCTTCGGAAGGAACAGAGTTTTGGAAAGAAGCTAAAATTGTAGATGCTGAAAACGGACAAGCCCAATGTGTTTTATTTAAAAAAGATATTGTTGGAATAGGAACTTATTAGACCGAAGTTGAGACGACTTACCCAAATGGAGTTCGTCTTTCTAGTAAAAATCCATTTTTAGTTACGATTGTTCCAGAGATATTTGAAGAAACTCAAGAAGTAGTTGAAGATTTTCCCGACTACAAAGACGAAAATTTAGAATAAATTTTAGAGCATAGAGAAATCTATGCTCTTTTTTTATTAACAATTTTAAATTCTTATGTTATAATTATTATAGAAAATGAAAAAGGAGATAATATGAAAATCAAGAAAGTAGAGTATATTGTTTGTCTAAAGAATGATTTCTTTATGCCTAAGACTACTGTTAAACGGCAATCTTGCGGTAAGTTGGAGAATATCGCAAATGGTAGATTTTATTTTAGATTGAATGGTAGTAATGCTGTAGTTATTGTTCCTCATGCCGAGATTGATTGGATGGCTCCTAGTAAGGAATTTTGGGAGCGAGGATGTAGAAAAGAAGATATTTGACAAAAAACTGTAAGTATGCTATAATAATTATAGAAAATATGAAAAGGAGTAAATTCTATGTTCGATAGTTTTAATAAAATGTTCCGAAAGATTCCTGCTGGTTGGTGTCGTCTTAGTTTGACTGGCGGCATTGCAGTTAAGACTTCTAATGGTTATAAGACTTATGATGTTGCGACTGGCAATCTTGTCAACTGCTCTGATTTTGTGCTTGATGTTGGTGACGATATGTTCTTCTGCATTCCGACCAATACTCTATTCAAGGGCGATATTATTCTTGTAAATAATAAGCCTGCTGCGGTTATCAAGGTTGAGAATAATCAGATTACTGCTTTCCGCTATGAAGATTCGACTATTGTGACTATCGTACCTGAGCATCTGGTTTTTCTTGGTAATACTTATTTCTATTCCAAGATTGTGTCTATGTTTGGCGGCGCGAATGGTACTAGCGTTGACCCAAAGAATATCATGCAGATTATGATGATGTCTGAGATGTTGAAGGGTTCTGGTTCTGGTGACAATAAGATGATGGCTTTCATGGCAATGTCAATGATGGGTAATAATAATCCTTTTGCTGGGCTGATGAGTTCTATGAATCCCATTGCCCCTATCAGTACTACTCCGGCAGTAATGACTACTCCTGTTCAGACTGCCGCTCCTGCCGAAGCAGCAACTGCTAATAACGAAAATACTACTGTTTAATTAAAGAAAGAGGTATATTTATGGGTGGAGGTTCTTGGACCGCGCAGAGTTATACTGCATATCGTTCTACTACTAAAGCGTGCAACATGGACGCACTTAATTGCGCTTCTGTATATGACATTTATCAAGAGAAAGGGCTTAATCAGGCACTTTCTCCGATGAATGTAATGCGTGAGGCTTGTGATTCTGAGGAGCATCCTAATAGTTTGCCAGTTATTATTGGTCTTGATGTAACTGGCTCTATGGGCACTGCATCTGCTCGTTGTGCTCAGAAGTTGAGTGACATTATGACTGAGGTTATTAAGAAAACTAAAGACGTTCAGTTTATGTTTATGGGCATTGGTGACGTTGAATGTGATCGTGTTCCTATCCAGCTGACTCAGTTTGAAAGTGATGTCCGTATCGCGCAGCAGATGGAGAAGATTTATTTTGAAGGTGGCGGTGGCGGCAACGATTACGAAAGTTATACTGCTGCATGGTATATGGGTAGCCGTCACTGCAAGCTAGATTGCTGGGCAAAGGGTAAAAAGGGTTTGATTATCACTCTAGGTGATGAACCGCTTAATCCTATTCTTGAATCCTACGGACTCAAGAAAGCAACTGGCGATAGTCTCCAGGCTGATGTTAAAACCAAAGAACTATATGACGAGACGGCAGAGAAGTATGATATTTTTCATATTTCTATTGATGACCCGTCTAGCAGCTATAATTATCGCGCAAAGAGAATTGACGAATCTTTTGAGAAGATTCTCCCCACTGGTCATTATAAGGTAGCTACTCTTGAGCAGCTTCCGAATTTGATCACGGCTATTATCGAGGGGCATTATAACGGCTTTGAGACTCTTGAAAACGCGGAACCGACTAGCGAAGATACCGCTTGGACTAACTGGTAATTAAAGAAAGGATTAATCGTGAAAGAAGTAAAGGTAGTTATTGGCGCAAATTATGGTGACGAAGGTAAGGGTCTAATGACTAACTACTTCGCGTATCAGGCTGATAAGAAGCATAAAAAGTGTTTGAATATTCTTTTTAATGGCGGTGCTCAGCGTGGGCATACCGTAGAAAATGGAGGTTTCCGTCACGTCTTTCATGCTTTTGGCGCAGCATCATACCAAGATGCGGATACCTTTTACAATCATCATTTCATGGTTAATCCTTTTATTTTTCTTTCTGAGAAAAATGAATTAGAGAAACTCTATGTGAATCATGGGCGAACTTGGGTTGATTGGAATTGTGAAATTACAACCCCTTATGATATTTTATTTAATCAAGCTCTTGAGCAATCAAGAGGAAAAAGTCGTCATGGCTCGTGTGGTTGCGGAATTTTCGAAACTTTTAATCGAGTAAATAAAGGATTTCATTTTACTTGTAAAGAACTTTTTATGTCTTTTGGTGAACTTTATAGTAAGATTAAATTTATTCGTGATAAATATTTTGCTGAAAAGCGAATGAAAGAAACGGATATTGTTTTTACAATGGAGTGGCGTGAAAACTTCTTCAGTGAGATTACTCTTGCTAATTTTGTAAAAGACTTAATGGATTTTAAAAAGTCTGTTTATTTTAGTTCTTTAGATGAAATTTCAGATTATTATGACACTTTAATTTTTGAGGGCGGACAAGGGCTTGCTCTTGATATGGATAATAAAAAAGACTTTCCGCATCTTACTCCGTCTCATACCGGCTCTGATTGGGTAATCGAGCAATTAAGAAAATTGGATGGAGTATTTGATGTTGAAGTATGCTATGTTACTCGGAGTTATTTTACTCGGCATGGCGCAGGCGCGCTAAAAAATGAAGTGCATGAACCATGCGAACTTGGTATTAAGAATATGGATAAAACCAATGTTAAAAATGATTGGCAGGGGTCTATTCGTTATGCCCCTTTCAATGAGAAAGATTACATTCAGCGAGTTCAGCATGATGTAGATAAATGGAGTTATGATTTGCTTCATAAGAAAATTGAGCATTTTAAAGTCTCACAATCTTTTACCCATCTAAATGAAATTTCTCTTATTGGAGAAGTGGATACTTCTTTATCTCCTTATGTTTATCTTTCTTTTTCCCCCAATTTTGATGATGTTGTTTATATCCATAAATAATTGACAATATTTACCTCTTATGATATAATTATATTAGAAATAGTATAATTATACTCATAAGAGGTATTTTTTTATGTATCAATTTTCAATAGTAATCCCTTGTTTTAATAGTTCTCCATATATCGCAGCGACACTTGAGTCAATTGTAAATTAGCATTTAGGTGATAAAATTCAAGTTGTACTCGTGGACGATTGTTCAACAGAACCATTTGATGAAGTAATAAAGCCTTATGAAGAAAAGCTTCATATTAAAAAAGTAAAAACAGAAAAGAATCTTGGGACTGGTATGGCTCGTCAATTTGGTATTGATAACGCCGATGGTGATTGGGTTATTTTTTGTGACCATGATGATTTCTTCGTGCCTAATACTTTCAACAGAGTTAGAACAATCATTCGCAATAATCCCAGCCGCAATATAATTCAAACTAGATTTCAAGAGGTAACTCAATCTGGCGAAATAATCCCTTATTCTCTTGAGAAAGGGATGAATTGGGTTCATGGAAAATTTTTTAGAAGAAGTTTTTTAAAAGATTATAATTTAACTTTTTGTGACGGGCTTGAAACGCATGAGGATATTTATTTTTCAATTTTAACTCGTTTAATGACAGAGCATCTTGGCGCGCCAACTTTAAATTGCGATTTAATAATTTATAATTGGGTTAATCGACCAGAGTCTCTATCTCATAGACGTGAAACTGGTTTAGATTTATTTTGCAATCATTTTCAAGATTATGTTACAAGTGCACTAGGCCCTCTTGATAAATTGCATAATGAATTATCTTTAGAGGAAATTTTATCTCAAGGTTTAAGTTCTTTCTTATTTGTTTATTTTTATGTACAAGGATTTTACCAACTCGGACGTGGAGATGCAAAAGAATATCGTAGAATAATGCTTAATTGCGTTAAAAAGATTATGACTTACACTGGATTTAATTCACAACAATTAGAATCTATTCTTGGTCAAAATCCTGCGACTTTTTGTATGATTCGTGAAAAAGCTTTTGATTCAGTTGGTTATTTCTTTGAAGTTGATAATGTTGCAGAGATTATCGAGTCCGCAGAAGCAGAGTTAATTGAATCTAAGGAGAAAGAATTAAAGGATGAACAATCAGAGAGTTGATGTTATAATTCCTTTTTACAATCAAAAAGATTTTTTAGTTAGATGTTTAAGTAGTATTCAAGTGTAGACGATTTCAGATGACATAGACGTAACTATTATAGATGATTGTTCTGATGAAAACATTGATGATATTATTACGTTTTTTAAGCGTTTTTTAAATATAAATGTACTTCATTTAAATCGTAACAAAGGACCTGGCTATGCTCGACAACTAGGATTAGATATTACTTCTGCGCCTTATGTCTGTTTTATAGATGCAGACGACATTTTTGAAAACGCTTATGCTGTAGAATATATGCGTGGATTGATGCTTGTTAATAAGAAAAGACCTGCTGTATTCACATCGTTCGTTGAGGAGTGCAGCGATGGACGAAAAATTCCTCATATTAAAGATAATACATGGATATTTGGAAAGATTTATTCTCGAGAATTTCTTAATGAAAACAAAATTGTTTTCAGTGATAGTCGAGAGAATGAAGATAAAGGTTTTAACTGTGCAGTAATGCTTTGCGCGCAGAAAGATCCAAATAACGGAATTCGTTTTGAAGATCGTATTACTTACTCTTGGAAGTGGAATGAAAAATCTATTACAAGAGAAAATAATTTTGACTATCGTCATAGAGATTTAATTGGCTTTACTTATAACACTCTTGATGCTATTCAAATCGGAATTAAAGCAAATGCTCCGATAAATGCGATAGCAAGGCAATCAACTGTTACTATGATATATCTTTATTATCGTTATCTTGAAAATTTAAAGACTAATGATTATTCTAATGAAGATATAATTAAATATTGTTATGATTTTTATATGCAAGCGTATAAAAATTATGGTTATAAACCAACAGATAGAGAATTTAAATTTATTAAAGATAATCAAACTACGACATTTAGAAAAAGAAATTTGATAGATGTAGATAGTGTCCCTATTTCTTTTGAAAATTTTATTCTAAATCTTGATGGAAATATTTGACTTTTTACTCTATATATGCTATAATATTTATAGAAAATCAAGAGAGGAAATAAAATCCTCTCTTATCTATGGCTTTAGTAGTGTAATGGTTGTAAGCACGCCAGTCTGTGGAACTGGTAGAGGGAGTTCGAATCTCCTCTTTAGCCCCAATAGAAAGGCTGTTGTATGATTACGATTGCAGTTTTCTTCATTCTCCTTTTCGCTTTATGGTATATGTTTTTCTGTTGACTTTTTAAAAAATATATGCTATAATATTTAATGTAAGGTTGAGAAATAAATCTTACATTGATATGCCCTCGTGAGCAAATTGGCAAAGCTAAACGGCTCAAACCCGTTGTTTTGTGGGTTCAAATCCCATCGAGGGTACCAAGAGGTTCTGACGTGACGCCTCGTTAATGTTGAAAAGTCAGGGTAGTGGTGATTAAGGCTAGAAGTGCTAGAGTTCCAGCTGCTACCTAAAAGAACAAGTAGGAATAGCATGCACTTTGGTTTCCTTTGTCAATACAGTTGCGTACGAACTGCGGACAAAAAAGATAACGGCATAGAGTTGTCAATTGCTAGGTTTGAAGGTTCCTAGCATTATAATGGGGTATCACCTAGTGGCAGGGTAGCGAGCTTTGACCTCGTGTGTAGGTGTTCGATTCACCTTACCCCAAGAAACACTTATTACTCAACCTCCACGTGGTGTGTTTCGGGTAATGCTAATGGAGTAATTATGGCTATTGTAGATAATTTTTCAGAATCAGAGTTAAGAGAAATTGTTCAATCTTGTACTTCAAAACGTCAGCTAATGAAGGCTTTAGGATATAAGTCTTTAGGTGCAAATTTCGATACAATAGAAAGACGTTTAAAAGAGTATAATATTAGTATAGAACATTTCACTGGTTTAACTTAGGGGAGAACAGAAAGAACTCCAGAAAATGTTTTTATAAAAGATAGCACTGCAACACAAGCTGTTCTTCGCAGAATATATTTAAAAGGAAATTATTCGGAATATAAATGCGCAATTTGCGGCTTAGAGCCAATTTGGAATGGAAAACCATTGACTTTAACTTTAGATCATATTGATGGTGACCATCATAATGATACGTTAGAGAATTTAAGATGGATTTGCCCTAATTGCGATAGGTAGCTGCCAACATTTGCTGGGCGAAATACAAAAGGTGAAGATAGATATAATTATTCTCCTAAAAAAGAAGTTGTTAAAGAAGAAAAAATTTCAAATAAGCCTAGTCGTGAAGAGCTTAAAAAACAAATTCGGATTCTACCTTTCACAAAAGTTGCAGAAAATTTTAACATAACAGATAATGCTGTACGCAAATGGTGTAAAAGTTATTCGTTACCTCATTTATCAAGAGAAATAAAAAAGATTTCAGATAAAGATTGGGATAATATTTAATTATCCTCTATGTCGCATTAGTTTAATGGTAAAACGTTTCGTTGCCAACGAAAAGTTGGGAGTTCGATTCTCCTATGTGGCTCCATTTATGCGTAAGTGTCCGAGTGGTTGAAGGAACCGATCTTGAAAATCGGAGGTCGTGATGAGCGGCCCGTGAGTTCGAATCTCACCTTGCGCGCCAAGGGTAGCATTGATTGATTCTCAATGAGATTAAGGTACTTGTGATACCAGCCTTTTATATGCGAGTGTAGTTTAATGATAAAATATCGGCCTCCAAAACCGTATGATTAAGGTTCAAATCCTTAGATTCGTGCCATTAGAACAAATGAATTAAGGAGTGGTTTTATGACTAGGACTGAAGATTTTAGACGCAAAGCCGCGAAGAAGCACATTCACAAACGCGAGAATATCATTAAGAATGTGTATTGTGATAAGATTTGGTATGACGCAATTAAATCTCAATCACATCGTTTATCAAAAGGTAAAGTTCATTGTTCTTGTTCTCTTTGCGCTTTTCATGGCGAAACTCGTCAAGATTTGCGTAATCGTCTTGCGCAGATAAATAAGATTAAAGACTATATTGAGGAAGGATTCTAATGTTTCGTGAAGTAACTATTAGTTCTTTTCGACAGATTAGAGCGCTTCAAAGTACGGCGTGTCAGTATAATGTTCCTATTGGGATTCATGATGCAAATGGTTCTATTGCCGATGCAAAAAGCATTCTTGGTTTGATGAGTTTAGATTATTCTAAACCAGTAAAGATTGTTGTAGAAGATAAAGACGATTATCTTTTAAATATTCTTACAAGATGTCTGTCTAACGAAGATTGCTTGTGTGCAACTTTTAAACGCTTAAATTCTTGTTTGAAAAGAATTAATAATTTGACTTGAGAGTTAAATTATGATATACTAATTATAGAATCTGAGGGATGAATTTCATCTCTTAATATATTGACCTTTCAGATAATGGTTAGTCTAGGTGGCTCTAACCCACCATGTCTCGGTTCGATTCCAGAGAAGGTCAGCCATAGTGAGACAGTTGCAGCAATTTATTTTGTATGGCATTTACAGAAAAAGCTGTCTTGAAATAAAATAAGTTTATATGTCTGGGATATTGTTATTCCAGACATTTTTTGTATGAGGTAAAATGGAATATTTCACTGGAAAAGGACGCTTAGATTTTGTCGAAGCAATAACTGAATTATTTTGTGCAGAGTTTCCTTAGACGTTGCTGTATTATCGAACTTTTTTTAATCAGTTTTGGTATAAAAGAATTGATAAAAACAATTTTTGGATAGATTTATTTCTTGGAATTATTCAATTAGATTTGCCAATAGAGAATAAAACTTTTGAAGAAATTGAACAAATTATTTAGAAAATTTTTATTCTGAATGATTAGTATTTAAAATTAGAGATTGATGAAGAAGCAAAAAAACAAATGGTTTAGTTTATTTCTTTTTTAATTTGTTATTTTAATTCAAAAGATGTTTCAGATTTATCTAATAAAATTCAAATTGATCAATTAAATTCTTTTCCGCCTAATTCTTTTTTTGGGATATGGGCAATGGAAATTGCTCATAGTTTAAAAATTACAGACGGCTGGGAAGAATCAATTATTAAAGAAAATTCTATACTCGTAGAAGAAACAATAAAACGTTATTATCTGCGCCGGGAGGCTTATTATGAAGACATACTAGAATGTTAGGGCTAGGATTGATATAGAAGAAGCGCGAAAATATAAGACTTTAAATTTTAAGAATATGAGTTTGCGTAATCTAATTCAATTAATTTTGAAAACTTGCCAAGATGAAAGCATAGACCCAGCAATTTTGAAAGAATCTTTTGAAAAATATTCTCAAGATTATATTAAAAATTCAGAAGAGCTTACCAATCTCGCGCGTGAAATAGCTTTTAAATATGCAGGCAATGTTCCTTGTAATAGAGAAACTAATAATCTTAATTACATAATTTATCCAGAAGAATAGGAGATAGTATATACTTATGCCGCACAGATTTAAAACATATCAAGAAGAAGTTGCGGAGGCGTTGCTTCCTGTTGATTTAGTTACAAAAGGAGATTATTATTTAGGAGCTTGCCGTGAAGTAACATTTTAGATTACTAACGCCTGTAATTTAAGATGTGATTATTGTTACGAATGTAATAAAAGTTCAGAGAATATGTCTCTTGAAACTGGTAAGAAAATTTGCGATTTAATTTTAAAAGAAATAGATAAGCCTGAAGGATTTTTAGGACGGAAAACTTTAAGAGGTTTAATTCTTGAATTTATTGGTGGCGAGCCTTTGCTTTGCCCAGATTTAATTGATGGAATTATGTCTTATTTTCTGCCACGTTTATATATGATTCGTCCAGAACTTGTTCCTTTTGTGAGAATTAGTTTAACGACCAATGGACAAAATTATTTTGATCCAAAAGTACAAAAATTTTTGAAAAAATATGGAAGCATTATTAGTTTAACTGTTTCTATTGACGGAATAAAAGAATTACATGATGCTCATAGAATTACAATTGACGGCAAAGGTTCTTTTGATAAGGCTATCGCAGCTTTTGAAGACGCAAAAGCACGGGGATGGAGCTATAGTAAAATGACTTTTGTTCCTCAAAGTTTTCCTTATATCGCGGATTCAATTAAATTTTTAATCAGCGAAAGTATTCAAGATATTTTTTGTAACTATGCTTATGAGCCTTATTATAATCAAAAGGACGCCGAAGAATTTTATTATCAAATGAAAGAAGTAAGTGATTATTTATTTGATAATAATTTAAAAGACATTTACATTTCTTGTCTTGATATGCTTGCAGATGGCAAAAGCTCTATGGAAGGAAATTATTGTGGTGGCACTGGTAATATGCTTTCTTTTGATATGAAAGGTAGAGCTTTTCCTTGTCTACGCTATCATCCCACTTGTCTTGGAGAAGAGCTTTCAAGTACCGTTTAGCTCGGAGATTACAATGGTCTTTATCAAACTGAAGAGCAATGTAAAGCAAGAGATTGCTTAAATTGTATTACTTACAAATCTCAATCAGAACAAAAATGTATTGATTGTCCAGTTAGTTCTAATTGCGGCTGGTGTAGTGCAAATAATTTACAAATGACTGGCTCAGTTAATAAACGAGTAACTAATATTTGCTGGGCACATAAAGGAAGAGTTTTAGCTGGATATTATTATTCTGCCAAACGTTATTTATTATGGCATGATTTTCGTCCTATGAAAATTTGTTTGCCCGATGAAGATGCGCTTCAAATTATTTCTCAATCTGAATGGGATGGATTAAAAGCATTAGTAAATGAAGCAATTACTGTCTTTGAGAAAGAAAAAGACCTTCTACTTATTTCTTAGGAGGGATGATTTATGAGTCTAACAAAAGGTAGTAAAGTTGAAGCTTCAGATTGGAATAATCTTGCTGATGCTTATAATTCTGAAATTGTTGATCGTCGAAAGGTAACTAATGTTAAAATCACTGGTGTGTAGATAGAATAGTAGATTAATTCTAATTCTACTATTGAACCTTTAATTGCAGGACTGACTGCAACTACGAATGGCAGAATGGTTAATGAAGATGGTTCTTTAAGTTCTAATACTTATTCAGTTGCAAAAGGTAGAGGAACTTTGATTTATCCTCTTGAAGACCATCAAAAAGTTCTTTTACAGCTTTCTAAAATTAGTGTTTTTGCGGAGCCAGGTAAAAGCGGTTGCTACGGTAGCTGTACTGGATTGTGTGCAAGTGGTTGTATGGGAAATTGTAAAAATACTTGTACAGCGACTTGCGCGGACGATTGCGAGGGAACTTGCAAAACAGGTTGCACTTCATGTACTGGTACTTGTTCTGGTGGTTGTTCTAGTTGTTAGGGTGGTTGTGAAAGTTCTTGTTCTGGTGGCTGCAAAGATAGTTGTGTTCAAGAATGTCAATCAAGTTGTCATGACGCTTGCATGGGCTGTCAAAGTTCTCATGCAAGTTAGGGTTGTCATTATTGTGAATGTGGTAATTATCCAGGGTGATTTATATGTATCAAGATGGATATGTCGCGCGCAGAGAATTTCTTCAAAAAGTTAAAGATGCTATATTTGATATAGATATTAATGGAGAATTAAACGATTTTATTTTTAATCGTAAATGCTATGGTCCATCAGATTATTCTCTTTTACCTTTATTATTTTTAAAACTTGTGGCTTTACAGAAAATTAATCATGTTCATCTTGAAAGAAATATCCGTTTTATTGTTGATAAAGCGGATATTTATTTTAATTTAGTTTAGCCGCAATATCATAAAGAATTTGTTAATCAATTGTCTTTATTGCTTTTATTCTTAATGCAAAGTGATAAATTAGCAATTATATTGTCTTAGAATTAGCTAATTCAAGATATACTTAATTTTAAATTATTAAATAATTATATTATTATTTATTTTGCTTATATAGTTTTTAAAGAATTTGAAAGTGTTTATTCTTAGGAAAAATATTTAAAGTATTTCCGCGCAAAAAATCTTTCAATTATTTCTAATTAGCTTTATATTTTAAATAATCATATTGAACAAATAGAGTATTTAATTTATAAAGATTATGAAGAAACTTGGATGTGGACCTATGGTGACTAAAAGAGTTTTTTAGCTAAGTGAAAAAGATAGAATTGAATTAATAAATTTAAATCATAGTATTTAGTCATATGAATAGTTTATAGCTTTTATTACTAAATAGTTTTATTCAGATACTTGTGTTATTGAGCATAGCGTTTTAAAAGATTGGCTAATTAATTATTCCGAATAGCTGATTACTTGGATAGAATAGAGAAATAGATTATGGGAGTCTATTAATGCTCAATTTGAATATAATATTTTAACGATTCCAAAAGTTAAAAATATTTCTTATTCTATTGATGCAGAGAAAGGAGTAATTATTTATTGCTATGAAAATTGAAAAACGCTTTGGAGCGATGGCTAATTCTGCTTCTATTGTTTTTTAGATTACAGAATCTTGTAATCTAAATTGCTCTTATTGCTATTAGCATTTTAAAAGTCCTCGGACATTAGATTTAAATACCGCAGTAAAAGAATGTCAAGAAATAATTCGGCTTCTTGAACAAGAAAATGGAATTTTAGGTAAAAATAATGTAAAAGAATTGACTATTTCTTTTATTGGCGGTGAACCATTCCTTCATCCAGAAATAATGGATATGATAATTTAGATGTTAATGTCAGGTATCTCTATTGTAAGACCGGATTTATTACCTTTCGTAAGACTTTCATTAAATACTAATGGTACACTTTTATAGAGAGAAGACGTAAAAAAATTTATTCTTAAATATGAAGATATATTAAATATTGCTCTTTCTCTTGATGGTGTCAAAGAATTGCATGATAAAAATAGAATTAATCAAAAAGGCGAAGGAAGTTTTGATAAGGCTTTTAAAAATGGTTTATGGTTAAAAAAGCATGGACTAGATCATATTAAAATGACTTTTTCAAAAGAAGATATTAATTATATAGCTCCTTCTTTAAAATTTTTTCTTGAAAATGGTTTTAAGCATATCGTCAGTACACCTATTTACGAAGACATTTATACCGAAAAAGATGCTCAATAGGTTTATAAACAATTTAAAGAAATTGGACAATACGTAATTAGCAATAAAATTTGGGATGAAAAAATTAGTATCCTTAACGAGTATTCTGGATAGATTCTTGATTTTTCTAATTATCCTTGTGAAATTTTCGGAGATTCATTTTGTTTTTCAGTTGATGGAAAAGCATATCCATGTTGCCGTTTTGCTTCAACTTCTTTAAATAATAATTGCATAAATTATTCAATAGGAGATTGTGAAAAAGGAATTTTTAATTCAAATGATGTCCTTTCGCGCGAAGAATTAAAAGAAATGACGATTGATACTTGGATTGATGATGAGTGTTTGAATTGTTCAATTTCTGGCGGTTGCGGATGGTGTCCTGCGTATTGTGCGGAATTAGGGCAATTTGGAAAACGTACCAAAGGTAATTGTTGGTTTCATCGTGCAAAAATTTTAGCGCTTTATAATTATAAGAATTAGCGTTCAATTATTCTAGGCGATTGTTCTCCAGAGCCTATAAAAATTCCAGAAGAAATTGCTCTTAAAATTATATCCCAAGAAGAATATAATACTTTAAAAGAACAATATAGAAAAGCAAAAATTACATAGGCTTCGCGCTATAAATAAATTGACTTTTCTTAATCCTTATGTTATAATATTTATAGAAAATCAAGAGAGAAAGGAATGATTAAGAATGTATTTTCTTGGAGATGTTCATGCAGAATCCCCTTTAATGAAAGGTTTTCTTGAGTCAAAAGAGAAATATTGCCTTCAATTAGGTGATTTCGGATTTATTTTCAAGTATAATGATTGGAAATGGAATAAGTTTCTTAATCATTTCACGCGGGATTATCCTGAAAAAATGATTTTCACTATTTTAGGTAATCATGAGAATTATGATTCTATTGAGAAAATGCCAATTAAAACCATGTTCGGCGCACAGTGTAGAGAAATTCGTTCAAATGTGTATGCAGTAGAGCGTGGAGAAATCCTTTCTATTGAAGGACTGAATATTCTTTGTATTGGCGGCGCTGATTCTGTTGATCGGATGTGGCGTGAGTGGGGTATTTCTTGGTGGAATCAAGAAAGAATTACTGATTCAGATGTAAAGAAAACTATTGAGAAAGGATTGAGTTGTCCTTTTAATATGGTTTGTTCTCACGCTATGCCGGCATTTTTTATGATGCGGAATTTTAAGTCTTGTTTTGAGACTGACTCAGAGTTTTCTCTTGAAAAAATTTATTGTGATATTGAGAATAATGATGTTCATATTCCTCTTTGGCTTAGTGGTCATGTGCATTGTTCTATTGATATGATGTATAATGATACATTATTTCGTTCTCTTGATATTGGAGAAGGAATTGAATATTGTCAAGGAGACTCAATTGAAGATAAATTTCTAATCCAATAATTGACTTTTTAAAGATTATATGCTATAATATTTATAGAAAATCGGAAAGGAAATAAATTTTATGGAAAAGACTAAGATTTCTCGTTATGCGCTTGGTACTAATTATACCATGCCGGGTTCGAAGACTAACTTCGATAATTTCTTTGTTGATAAGAAGAACGCTAAGGCAGTTTATGCTAAGTATACTCGTTTTGCTGCGAAGCGAAATAAGGAAATGGGTCTGATTACTGATGCGGATTATAATGAGATTATGCGTCAGCTGAATTTTAGGAAGTAAGAAATGAAATAATTGACTTTCTATGAATGTTATGGTATAATATTTATAGAAACTTAAAAAGACGGTTGCAGCAATATTTGAAGATATAAATTGTGCTTTTATATGTTTCCGTCTTGTTTTATGCTCGTGTGGTGGAATTGGCAGACACCAGGGACTTTGGCAGACGTACTAAAAATTTGAAGCGTTCGCTCTAATTAGCTACTTTTAATATAGAAAGATAATTAGGAGTGGTGATTATGAGTAATAAAGCTAAATGGAGAAATTTTTCTAAAGAAGAACTTGCAGAGATTGTAAAGACTTCTTATTCTAATCGTGAAGTTGCTAGAAAGCTAGGATATAAAGCTGATGGCGGCGGAACAATGGCTTCTTTAAGGAATATGTATCAAGAGTTGAATCTGGATACTTCTCACTTTAAAGGGCAAGGTTGGAATAAAGAAAATTATCACTATGAAAACTTTACTAAAGGAACAATAAAAAAGAACGGAAAGAATACTGCGGCACCTCTTATTGCATTAAGAGGTAGAAAATGCGAATGTTGCGGAGCTACTAGTTGGATGGGCAAACCAATCAATTTAGAAGTTCATCATGTAGATGGACATAGGACTAATAATGAATTGGATAATCTTCAATTGTTATGTCCAAATTGTCATTCTTATACTTCAACTTTTACTCGCAAAAATTCAAATGTCGCGGTTTCAGAAGAAGATTTTGTTCAGGCGCTTCGAGAAAGTCGTTCAATTAGACAGGCTCTAATTCTATTAGATTTAACTCCTTCGGGTAAAAATTATGATAGAGCTTATGAGTTAATCGAGCGTTATAATTTAGTACATCTAAAGCAGAGCACTTAATTAGGAAACAATTAAGTGAATGTTGGCTAAACGGCGAATATCCATTTTGGACAACGCCGTGCTAAGTAGCAGAAATGCTTAAATGTGTAGAGACTATACACCAACCACCTAAATCAGAAATGATATGGTGAAGACATAGTCCAGACTACAACGCTTTATGCGGCTATGGTAACATAGAGTAGTAAGAAAATCCCTTGTTGGAAACAGCGTGCGGGTTCAAATCCCGCCATGAGCACCAGTGGTTAGAACCAAACCATTAACCAAAAGGTTCTCGAACGCCTTATCGTTACATGTGCGCTGACTTGGGCGGGTTCAAAATGAATCTGCGGCCTGGCACGGGCAGAAAAGAGAGTGGTTGCTCAGTGCTTTATATGGGGGATGGAATTGCTAGGAGTGATTGCCTGTTTTGCAAACAGGATAGCAGATGGGTTCGAATCCCATATCCTCCACCACTAAATCTTTCCGAAACGGCGAGGGTCGTAGCGAATTATCTAAACGTAGCCAACGTTTTCTGGCGGCACAGGAAAGATTAAGACACATCCCAGCAAATTTTAACTGCCTATTATTCTAGGCTCCACTTATCCGACATTGCCGGATTTTATTATTTAGTGTCTTGAGTTCCTCAAGAGAAAGGAAGAATATATGAATAAGTTTGTAAATGCTATTTCCAATGAGGCTTCTCTTAATGGTTCTGCGAAGTTGACCGAGAATGGTGCAGTTGCTCGCTCTACCACTGGGGATTGTCTGCTTGATTTTTATGCAGTTTCTGGTGCGTTGCGCACTCGTAGCGAAGCTGATATTTTGAGTCTTTTTAAGAAGGCTTGGAATGAGAATCCTTTGTATGCGCTGAAGACTGTGTTTATGACTCGTGATATTCGCGGTGGACGTGGTGAGCGTCGTACTGCTCGTATCATTCTGAAGTATCTGGCAGATGTCGCGCCGCAGACTGTTATCAAGAACTTTGATAATATCATGGAGATGGGTCGTGCTGATGACTTTTATGAGTTCGTTGGCACTTCTGTTGAATCTGCTATGTGGCAGTATTTGCGCAATCAGATTGTTGAAGACTTGAAGAATATGCGTGCGGAGAAGCCTATTTCTTTGACCGCAAAGTGGCTGAAGTCTATTAATACTTCTTCTAAGGAGTCTCGTGCGCTTGGTCGTAAGACTGCTCGTGCACTTGGTCTGACTGAACGTGAATATCGTAAGACTCTTTCTCGGCTGCGTAATTACCTCAAGGTTGTTGAGGTAAAGATGTCTGCTGGCGAGTGGACCGATATTGATTATGCTGCGGTGCCTGCTGTGGCGATGAATCGTTATCGTAAGGCTTTTAAGCGCCATAATCCTTCTGCTTTCGATACTTATATCGAAAAGGTTGAAAAGGGCGAAGAGAAGATTAATGCTTCTACTTTGTATCCTTATGACCTGGTAGAAAAGATGATGGACGGCAGTAGCTACTGGTCTTCTGGCGTTAAGGAAGACCCCGTTATTGAAGCTCAGTGGAAGGCTTTGCCTAATTACATCGAGGGCGAGAATAACGTGCTGGTTATGGCTGACGTAAGTGGTTCTATGTATGGTCGTCCCATGGCTACTTCTGTTGGCTTGGCAATTTACTTTGCTGAGCGCAATAAGGGTGCTTTTAAGAACACTTACATGACCTTTACTGACCGTCCTCATTATATTCAGATTCAGCCTGGTCAGACTCTGGCGGAAAAGGTTAAAGCTGTGATGCGTACCGATGTCGGTTATAGTACTAATTTGGAGCGTGCATTTATGCAGGTTCTGGATACTGCTGTGATGAATCGTGTACCTCAGGAGGATATGCCTAAGGCAATGGTGGTTATTTCCGACATGGAGATTGACCGCTACTTCCGTGGACAGGGACTTGATTTCGTGTCTGAGATGGCTCGTCGTTTCCGTGCGGCTGGCTATCAGATGCCTCGTCTGGTTCTTTGGAATGTACAAGCTCGTTCCAATACCTTCCATGCTAACTCTACTAATCCTTATGTCACTTTTGCGAGTGGACAAGATGTTGCAGAGTTCAAGAATGTGTTGGCCGGTATTTCTCTTGATGCTTACGCAGCAATGATGAAGACTTTGGATGACGAGCGTTATGCTTCTGTTGTCCTGTAAATAAAACAATTAAAAAGGTGTCCTAAAATTTTCTTGCTTTGCAAGTTGGGTAAATAAGAAGTTAGGACTAAGTGATGGGAGTTTCAAGCCTTTTTAATTGACTTTTTATGATTTCTATGATATAATATTTATAGAAATCAATTAGATGGATTCAGCAATTAAAGTTCTAGGATACAAATTATTATTTTAATTTTAATTGTACAGATTTAGCTATTTCTCGGTGAAATTCGGACATTTCATTTAGAGGTGCTATCAAGATGTTCTTATAGCTAAATCACCGCGCGGTACTTTTAACTTTTAATCTATCTAGTTTTTATGGTTTTGTAGCTCAACTGGTAGAGCAGTGGCCTGAAGAGTCGCGTGCAGTTGGTTCAACACCAACCGGAACCACCATTTATTGTTAAGGCGATTTCAGCAAACATTTTTAAATATAATTAACAGTTTGGGACTGACAGTTATTGGTTCGAATCCAATCGACCCCATTTGAGGGGTTGTAGCTTAACGGTCAAAGCGGTAAAAGTAATTATTGACATCGTCTTGTTTTATACTCCCTTATCTCAACGGTAGAGAAGCGGACTTATAACCCGTATTAGCACCAGATTAGTGCATGATGTCCGTTCGAATCGGACAGGGAGTATTTATTATCCAGGTGTAGTTTAACGGTAAAACGCTTGTTTTGGGAACAAGTATCGGATGTTCGACTCATCTCACTTGGACCATAGGAAGTTTAACACTTCCTTTTATATCGCGGGATGCAGCAGTAGTCGCTGACGGGTTTCATAAGCCTGTATAGGCCGGAGCATAACCGGCTCCCGCAACTATACGGGTATAGCTCAGTTGGTAGAGCATCTGGCTTACATCCAGAAGGTCAACAGTTCAAGCCTGTTTATCTGTTCCATTAAAAGACACGCTTAAAACAGCAATTATTTTGGTTAAAATACTAATCTGATAAATTGGTTAATGCAGTTCAAATCTGCAAGTTGTGTCTTGTTTTGCGGAGTGAACCAGTCGGGGAACTGGGTACGCCTGCTAAGCGTTTCGACAAAGAAATTTGTTTGGGGTCGGCACCCACGCTCCGCGCCATAAGCGTCTATAGGCAAATTGGCAAAGCCGGCACATTTAGGATGTGTTGTTTAAGAGTTCAAGTCTCTTTAGATGCACCAATAGTCATATAATTGAAACGGAAATGGGCATAAGTCGGAAATGGTTGATATTTTATGACTTTTTAATAAAGACGATTACCGCAATAATTCTTAACAAGAATTTGTCATCGGTTTAACTCCTATATTATCCGCCATTAAACAGGATAATTAGCTCAATTGTTGGCGCGTTTCTTTTAATCGTCTTGAAATTGAATAATTATAGTCAGACAATTACAGCTTACCCAACATCAGGATAGTGTAGAGGTTAGCACGCTGTGAAAGATCAGTATCCTGGGTTCAAATCCCAGTCTTGAGGAGACGTCCATTGTCTAGTTGAAAGGTATCTTAAATGAGAATGAATGTATTTACGGGACGAGGTAATTCATATGACTCCGCCGCAGAACAAGCGCAGGATGATTTGATTAATTATTGTCAAGTTAATTGTATATCTGGTAATGATGTAATTTCATTGGCGCCGACAGTAGTTAGCGATCAATTTGGTTATATAATTTCTTTGTGGCTCTTGTTAAAATGATACCAGATTTAGATATAAGATTAAATAAAGTTACTAAATATATAGTAGAAAATAGCTCCAATTTTATTGGGGCTTCTTTTTATAAGGAGAGTTTTATGAAGAAAATTATTCTATATACTAATCATTGTCCACGTTGTACTATTTTGGAAAAGAAGCTTCAAGAGAAAAATATTAGTTATGAAACTTTTACTGACGTGCAGAAGATGATTGATATGGGATTTGAAAGTATGCCGGTTTTGCAGGTTGATGAAAAGAAAATGCTTTTCAAAGAAGCCGTAAAATGGGTAAACAAGGAGTAATTTATGGATTTTGGAATTAATATTAAACTAGATAAAGACTTTACTAATCATTTAGAATATCTTATTAGTAAATATGGCGTAGATCTTGCAAAGCTAAACGGTTTCGCCGATGAGCAATTAAATTATACTGATTTTATTGATAATTTTATTGATAAACAAACTGTCGCAGACGCAAGCATCGACGGTAATGCTAATGTAGGAACAAAAGATATTTGTTCTCTAGTTACAGAAATGAACAAGCCGCACGCAAAACTTCTTGCGTTTAATAAGATTTTTTATGAAATTAAAAAGAAATATGGCCTCAAGCGTGCGAAAGAATGGCTAAATGCAGAGTATACTGGTTTTTATTATTTACACGATGCAGCTTCAACTACTTTTGTTCCCTATTGTTTCGCATATGACATTGAAGAATTAGTAAATAAAGGTCTATACTTTATTGATAATTTTAACGCTCAGCCACCAAAGCATCTGACTACTTTCACTGATTTTGTAGGCGAATTTGTTAGCTGGGTTTCAAATCGCTCTTCTGGCGCCTGCGGATTACCTAGTTTCCTTGTTTATTCTTATTACTTTTGGAAGAAGGACGTAGAAGAAGGTTATTATGTTAAGAGTCCAGAATATTATCGCGACCAAGAGTTCCAACGCATTATATATAAGCTAAATCAACCTTATCTTCGCGTAAATCAAAGTGCTTTTACAAACTTCTCAATTATGGATGAGTCCTATCTTGAATCTATTTTCGGTGGGAAAACTTTCCCCGATGGCTCTTATATGATTGATGAAATTGATAATATTATTGAATATGAGAAAGCTTTTATGGAAGTCGTTAGTGAGATTCGCGCGAAGAATGTAATGACATTCCCCGTTAAAGTTATAGCGGCCTGAGATAGCGATATTTCAGTGGAAACCTCGTGAATTCAGGGAAAATCTGTATAGTGGAGTTCTAAATAAGAAGGTGATTTAATGCCTAAAAAAAAGAATATTCCATTGCAGGATATAATTGATTTGCATAATCAAGGATTATATGATAGAGAAATAGCAGAAATACTTGGCTGTAAAAGAAATAATATTACAATGAGACTAAATCGAGCTGGGTATAAAGATAGAAAAAGTAAAATTGAGGATATTGCTTTAAGAAATAGAATAAGTAATAGTTTAAAAGGTCGCTTTGTTGGGGAACTAAATCCTAACTATAAGGGCTACACAAATGAAAAAACTATCGCGCGAGGTCTATTTAAGACAATTTCAAAAGAAATGATAAGAAATTGTTATTACACTTGTCAAATATGCGGGCACCATGGCGGTAATTTAGAAACTCATCACATAAAGCCGTTTCATGTAATATTTGAAAATTTTATAAAAGATGCCTACTCAGGCGATATTCAAAATTTCGTTCATGAAATTCTTTCATACGAAGATTTTACTAATAAAGAAAATCTAATTGTGCTATGTAAAAATTGTCATCATAAAATTCATTATACAGACAATCCTGAGCTAAGCCCATATAGATGGGAAAGTGCAACGACTACCGAAAACATAGAGTAGAAACCAGTGCTGCTCGAAGAAGTGAGTAGGGTAGAGTCAAGTGACTCGAAGTGCGAGGACACTTAATAATATGGTGTTAAGTGTGTGATATAGTCTACTCTCTATGGTAACATAGAGCCATATGGTGCCAGATTAACGACCTGGCATAAATATAAAGGATTAACCTATTCTCTATTGAGAAAAGATGGCAAGTTTATTAATGAGGAATTTGCGAAATGGTGTTGTAAGCATAATATGAAATGGGCAGATAGTAACTTCTTTATCAGTGAAGATGTCACTAGTTTGTCTAACTGTTGTCGTTTGGTTTCCGATATTAAGAATCTTGGTTACTTCAATTCTATTGGCGGCTCTGCATTAGAAGTCGGCTCAATCAAAGTTAATACTATTAACTTAGCAAGACTTGCTTATATGAGCAAAGATAAGAATGATTATTTGAAGAATTTACGTGAGGCCACGATTCTTTCTTTGGATACTCTTGATGTTATTCGTCACATTCTTGAGCGTAACATTGAAAAAGGACTTCTTCCAAATTATTCTCGCAAGATTATTAACTTGTCATCTCAATATAATACCATTGGCATAATCGGTATTTTTGAGACTTTACAGAAATTTGGTTTGACAAAAGAAGATGAGTTTGGTAATACTTATTATACTGATGAGGGCTTAGATTTCGCAAAAGAGATTCTGGCAACCATTAATGAAACAAAAAATGAGTATACCAAAGATAAGAATTATAGCGCTAACGTTGAAGAAATTCCTGCTGAACGCGCTGCCGCGGTTCTAATGCAAAAGGATAAGATATTTTATCCTAACGAGAAGTATAGCTTGCCACTGTATGGAAATCAATGGATTCCTCTTGGTGTGAAGACTACGTTGGCAGAAAAAGTGCGTTTGTCCGCTGCTTTGGACAAGGCTTGTAATGGCGGCTCAATCGCGCACATTAACATTGATAAACCTTTTAATAATTTTGAAACTGCTTGGGATATGCTTAATTATATTGCTGACCAAGGCGTTGTTTATTTTGCATTCTGCACTAGAATTAGTGCTTGCAAGAATAATCACGGTTTCTACGGCGAAACTTGCCCAATTTGCGGCAATCCAAAAGTAACCACTTATCAAAGAATTGTTGGATTTTTAACTCCTGAGCGCACATACTCAAAAGAACGCAAAGCGGAATTTAAGTTGCGTGACTGGATGGATTTGAATGAAATGAGTGAATTGTAATGGAAGAAAAAACAATCTTAATTAAAGGTTTGGTTGACGAAGATTTTGTTCAATATAAAAAGCCGTCAATGTTCATTGGGACTTGCTTTTGTGATTGGAAATGTTGCAAAGATATAGGACATCCTGTGACAATGTGCCAAAATAGTCCTTTGGCAAATTCAAAAAGTAAAGTTGTAGAGTTCTCTACTTTATATAATAGATATATTAATAATCCTATTACTAAAGCTGTTGTATTTGGTGGACTTGAGCCAATATTTCAATTTAATGATGTAATGGAACTTATTAAATATTTTCGTCAAAAAGGTTGTAAAGATGATTTTGTAATTTATACTGGATATTATGAAGATGAGCTACAAAAAGAAATTGAGTTCATTGAGTCTTTCGTAAAAGATTATGGCGGAAAGATTATCGTTAAATTTGGAAGATTTATACCCGATCAAAAATCTCAATGGGATGAAATATTAGGTGTAGAACTTGCTTCTCCAAATCAATATGCAAAGGAGTATCAATGAAAATCAAAACTAATCCTGCTTGGACGAGCGAAGAAGTAAAAGAATTTCAAGCTACCATTAAATCCAACGGTGGATATTGTCCTTGCCGTTTAATCAAAAGCCCAGAAAATAAATGTATGTGTAAGGAATTTATGAATCAGCCTTCTGGACTATGCCATTGTGGACTTTACTTCAAAGTAGAGAAATAATTAATGGTTTATCAAGGTTCAAAATCGAGGGTAGCTAAAGAAATTTGTCCAATAATTCAAAAAGCAATAGATGAATCAAATTGTGATACATTTATTGATGCTTTTGTTGGCGGCGCGAACCTAATTCAACATATTAAATGTGAGAACAGAATTGGTTATGACATTAATCCTTACTTGATTGCGTTACTTAATAATTTAGACAAGATTCCAAATTTTGAAGTCCCTATTTCAAAAGAAGAGTATGATATTTGTCGAGTCGAATGGCGCTCCGCTCAATTAACACATCCAGACTGGTATATTGGTGCTGTTGGCTATATTGCTTCTTTTGGCGGAAGATTTTATGATGGTGGATATGCAAAAGATGTTCCTGCAAGTGATCCAAAGCGACATGAACATCGTAATAGAAAGAATAACATTCTTAAATAGATACCAGAATTAACTGGTTGTAAATTTGAAGTAAAAGATTTCTTTTCTCTTGATTGTACGAATACCATTATTTATTGTGATCCGCCTTATAATGGAACTAAGCCTTATCCATATGATAACTATGATAAAGATGCGTTTTGGAATAAGGTTAGAGAATTATCTGAGCATAATCAAGTTTTCATTTCTGAGTTGAGCGCGCCAGATGATTTTAAGATGATTTGGCATAAGAAAATTAAAAATACTGTCGGATTAAATAATTCTCTTGACCAAGTCGAGAAACTATTTATTAAGAAATAACATTAGAAAGTCAAGCTTCAATGCTTGACTTTCTTTTTCTTTTGTGATATAATATTTATAGAAATATGAAAGAGGTGCTTTATGGAATTAAGTATTGAACAGCAAATGGCTGTAGAAACAATGGATAAAAAGGTCTTAGTTGTTAGCGGAGCTGGCATGGGGAAGACCCGCACACTCACGGAACACGCAAAATATCTTTTGCGCAATGGAGTCAATCCATCTGAATTGATTCTTATTACATATACAAACAACGCTGCGCAAGAAATGAGAGACCGTCTATCTGATTGCCCTGGCTTTGATAAGGTGTCTATTGGTACAATCCATAGTTATGCCGCGCAATTACTTTCGATGAACAAAATCGGATTGGATAATATTCTTGAACGCGCGCGTGAAGATGATGATTTTGATAGTCTTTTCCGCGAAGTGAAAAAGCATCTGAATACGATGTTTATTCCAACTATTGACCATCTGCTCATTGACGAGTTCCAAGATGTAGCGCCACAAGAATATAAGTTTATTAAAGATATTTTAAAACCTAAACATCTTTTTGCAGTTGGTGACCCGCGGCAAATGATTTATGGTTTTAAAGGTAGTAGTAAAGAAGTGTTCGATGGACTTTATAATGCTCCCGACACAAAAATTTTTGAACTGACAGAAAATTATCGTTGTCGTTCAGGGATTCTTAAAGTTGCTCAGCAAGCTATTCGAGATTTGGACGAAGCGGCAATTACAGAAGTCGTACCAATGCGAAAAGGAATGGCTGATATTACTACTATGCTTTTTGACATCTCTGCGGTTGCCCGTATGTTAAAAGAACGCGGGGATTACAAAGATTGGTTTGTTCTTGCCCGTTCAAATCGCCTGGTCGAGGAAATTGGTAGGGAGTTCGATTACCAAGGAGTACCATATGTCAATTTTCGTCAAGCAGAAAAAACAACTGAGGAAATCCATCAATTGATGAATGAAAATGTTGTCAAATTACTTACTATTCACTCTGCTAAAGGACTTGAATCTAAGAACGTTGTTCTGTTTGAGAATTTCTTAGGTAACAATCGCTATTCTCAAGAAGCAAGAGATGAAGAGCGCCGCATTCGTTATGTCGGTATCACCCGCGCGGAAGATAAACTTGTACTTGTTAAGCAAAAGCGAGCAGGTCGTGCGAAGATGCAGAAACCTACAAATTTTGATTATGCTCGAGGTTTTGGATTTTGAATTATGCAGGAATAAAGTATTTTGATATTGCAAATGCGCCGGGTGTTGGAGTAAGTCTTTTTGTGTCTGGATGTCCTCTTCATTGCGAGGGATGTTTTAACTCCGAAGCGCAAGATTATAATTTTGGAGAGCCTTATACAAATAAAACTACTTCTACTATTGTAGAGTTTTTTAAGAAGCATCCACAAGTGAAGAGCTTTTCCCTTCTTGGCGGGGGGGGGGAGCCTTTTGCATAGGACGTTAATGGACGTTCTCATATAGCTCACCTTGTGCAAAGGTTAAGAGATGAAACTCAATGTGAAAATTATTGGGTTTGGTCTGGACAGAAATTTGAAGATTTAATTCAAAAGCCAGAGGGTAAACTACTTTTGATGTTTGATGTTTGATGTGTTGGTGGATGGTCCTTTTGAACTCGATAAAAAAGATCTCAGCCCGGCTCATAGAGGTTCTTCAAATCAGCGAATAATTGATTTAAAGCATTTCTTTAAAACGGGTGAGGTCGAATTATGGAGTGAATCTTAATGACTTACACTTGTACAATATATTATTTGCATAATAGTTTTGTTAATTTAGCGCTGAATCGTTTTGGCAAAGAGATTGGTAAAAATCTTGATATGCCATTGAGTGCGACAATAGATAATGCGACATTTGCACTTGATGATAATAAAAGAATTGTTGTTTAGACAATTAAAGGTTTATCTCGTGGCTCAATGGCGAGTTGCAGGTCAACTTATGCTATTGTTGAAGGCGCACTTATAACACCAGAAACAGTGGATATTTACAATCAGTTGGCCCAAACAACGGATGAAATATTCCTTTGGGAAGAAAGAGAGTTGCAGGAGTAATAATGTAAATGGTAATTTTGTTCTCTGTGATAGGAGCACTCGTTGGCGCAATTATAGTTTATATTATAATGCGCGGGCGCCAAGAGGAAGTTAAACAAATCAATAGAGCGCAATTAGAAGCGTTTGATAAAGAAGTTCAAGAGAAAAAGGTAGTTACTTAGCGTTTAATAGATTCTTATAATGAATCGCTTGAGCGTGCGAAACAAGAAAATAATAAGGCATTAGAACACGCGAGACGATATAATCAAGAACAATTAAAGCAAGTTCAATCAGATTATTATAATAAAGTTCAAGATTATACAGATAAAGCAGAAGAACAAAAGACTTTTCTAAACAGGGATATTGCTGAGCTTCAAGCTAAGATTGTTGCTCTTGAAAAAGACTATGACCATAAGATTGCTGATTTTGATAGGCAATGGTAGTCTTTGATGAAAGAACGCCGTGAAGCGATGGATAAATTAGAAGAAGAGAATTTGGACGATTATCTTGATTAGCAAATGTCTCTTGAATCTCAATATCAAAAGGACAAAGTAAAACTTTAGTCTGAGATTAATAATTTGTCTGCTTTGCGCGCGAGTCTTATTGAAGCGCAAATTCGTGAACAAAAGCTCAAAGATGAACAAGACTTTTATCGTATTCATCTCTCTGTTGATGCTCAAGAGGATATTGATAAATTACTTCGTTTCGCTAAAGAGTGTCACAGTCAACAACCTTTGCGCAAATTGATTTGGAGTGAGTATTTCTTAAAACCTTTTGGTGAAATGGCTGGACGCATCCTTGGCAAAGATAAAATTTCTGGTATTTACAAAATTACTAATATTAAAGATGGCAAGATATATATTGGACAGAGTACTGATGTAAAAACTCGTTGGTCCAATCATATCAAAGCCGCGCTCAAAATAGATTCAATAGCTCATTCAAGAGTCCACGATGCGATGGGTGAAGAAGGTATTTGGAACTTTACTTTTGAGTTATTGGAGCAATGCCCAAAGGAGAAGCTAAATGAGCGAGAGAAATATTATATAGAATTTTATCAATCAAATATCTATGGATATAATAAGACTATTGGTGGAGCTTAATGGATATTCTTAATAAAATGTATTTTCAAAGTGGGACTGCGAGATTAAGAAATGACGGACTTATTGATTTGTCTCTTAATTATATATACAATAATGGAAAAGAAGATAAGTCTTTTAGTTTAAAAGGAGTTGTCGATAATCCAGTTGTTACAATCGAGAATGCCTATCGCGGCCCGAAAGAAAGAACCACAGAAATGTTGACTGATAACCGTAATTATAAACTAAACGGAATTGTTTCCTTTGAATTTATAGCAGATGAAGGTACAGGTAATCTTTATATGCTTGAAATAGCAGATATTCAAAAAATAGAGGGAATTGATAAATGACTTATTCTGATATATTGGAAGAAATGGGACGTCATGGCATGGACGAGTTTTATATCGAGCGTTACGAAGTTGAAACTATTGCACCCAATAAATATCTTATTCATATTATTTTCGATGGCAAAAAGAAAAAGATGTATTTGACCGCGCGGGCAACTGACGTAATTGAATCTCATACTTTTGAAACAACTTCTGCTTTTGGTGGAATTAATGCTCAAAAAGTAATTGAGTATAAAGGGCCGATTGTTAAACTTGGGCTAAATACTTTTATTGATTTTAATAAAGATACCCCCGTCACGTTTTATTTCGTTGACAAGGAGAAAAACTAATGCAATTTGATAATACGAGAACTTTTAATTGGGAAGGTGCTTTTCACGGTATGAGAGCGCCACTTGAGTCTTGGACAAAATCAGACAGTACTTTTGGTTATTGTTATGAAGATAATGAAGAAGATTTTGAGATTCTAAATACTTGGCGCGAATATGATAAGTATGATGAAATGACTGAAGCCGAAAGGATGAAATATGATGAAGAAAAGTTGGCTTGGCTGGATAATAATGGTTGTATCTACTATGACGTTGGCTCTCGCGTTATGGAATATGCTTTTCTTGGACCGGCGGACTTGGATCTCGCTCAGCGATTGATTAAAGCTGGGCCAGAGCATAGGAAATTTTTGCGCCAAATTTTCGTTTCAGCTTATATTAGTTTGCCTTTGTCTATATGGAAATAGCTTGATACTTATAAAATTGGTACTGTAACCAATTCTACTTCTACTATGCATAAAATTCAGTCTAAACCGCTCACAAGAGAAAGTTTCGAGATTGAGCAAATTCCTTATGAGGAACAGGAAGAAATGGAACAGCGCGATGGTATTTATTGTGCGGGTGAATTGGATGATTTGTTCAATGAAACAATCCAGACTTGTGAAGATTTGCGTAGAGCATTTAATCAGACAAAAGACAAGCGTTATTGGCGTAAGTTAATTGAATTGCTTCCTGAGTCTTATCTTCAAGCGCGTGAATATACCTTAAACTATGAGGTTCTTCGTTCTATTGTCCATCAACGCAAAGGGCATAAATTAGGCGAATGGCAGAAATTTATTCATTGGGTTCATACTTTACCTTATGCAGAGGAGTTAATTTTCTATGATGGAGACAAGTAATATGAATTATGAGGAACGTTCTTTGAACACTTCTAAAGCTATTGGGCAATGTGTTAATTAGATTTCATTGCTTGATCCTATTCAAGAGGATTCTGACAATGAACTTCACGAAGTTCCTAATGATATGATAGATCATCCTAACCATTATCAAGCTGGCGGTCTTGAGTGTATTGATGTTATGGAGCAACTTTATGGACGCGAAGCCGTTGAATCTTGGATTAAATTAACTATTTTCAAGTATATCTGGCGCGCAGATAAAAAGGATGGCGCACAAGATGTTGATAAGATTCGTTGGTATTCCGAAAAATTGGTTAAAATGTTGAAAGAGGATGGTAAATATTGAGCCGAAAAAGATTTATTAAGTTAATGATGTCAATTGGTTGGCAGCGTAATGAAGCTAATGATTATGTCCGATTGAAACCAGATTATCTTTCTTATAAACGCTATTGGGATATTTATTGTCAATGGATTAAAAAGATGAAATATGCACTTGAAAATGATTCAACTGAGAAATTTATAAGAGAGTATTATCTTGTCACAGATTAAACCAATTTAGCAAAATGATTCAATTAAAGTTGAACTTGACGAAAAGACGCACAAACCTATAGAAGGCCTTTTTGGAGTAAAAATAGAATAAATTATTTAATTGCGTCGGATTTTATATCTGGCGCATTTTTATTTAATACTTATAATTAATGCCCAAAATTCTTACTTTACCATTAGATAACTTCAATAGGAGGGAGAGGTATGCTTTCTACACAAGGAACAAACATCACAATCACTCGTGGAGATAGTGCTTACATCACAGTTTCCATCACTGATTCCAAGGGCAACCCTTATACTCCAGGTCCCGACGATAAGATTCGCGCGCAAGTAAGACAGGATGCTTCTGCCACAAAAATATTGTTTGAGAGTCAAATTCCTTATGATACTCTTGTTTGGCATATAAAACCAGAAGATACCGCTCAAGCACAAATGGGCAAATCTTATGTTTACGACATGGAGATTGAGACTGCCGAAGGCGATGTTTTTACTTTTATTCCTTTGTCTAGTTTCACTGTAAGTAAGGAAGTGACTAGAATTGGAACAGAATGAAATTTTATATGGAGCAATAAAGAATTAGTCTTCTCTTGAAGGCGTACTTGATGCCGGGGCGTTGAGCGGCGATATTGCTTGTTATTCAACGCTTTCTGGCGCGCTTGCCGAGGATGGTAGTATATCGGGCGCACTATCCAATCCTATTTTGCGCGGCTACTCTGCCTATGCTATTGCAGTTATGCATGGCTTTAAAGGCACAGAGAAAGAATGGCTAGATAGCTTAAAGCCCGTAAATGGAGTCGATTACTTCATTGATGAAGACAAAATCGTCGAAACAGTTAAAGCCGATTTAAAAGATACTTTTGTTGTAAGACGAGATGGCTATTCTTTAATCTCTTTAATTGATATTGCTAAATTAACTAATATTGCTGATAGAGCGACTCGCGTAGAACCATCTACTATTAATGGTAATATTATTATCAATGGTAAAGAAACAAAGGTTTATCGCGGGCTTCCTCTTGATGATTCTGAATATATAAAGAAACAAGATGAGGTTCGATTGTGCTCTGGTGGCGCCGCAGATGATTATGGCTTCGGTAAAGAGGACGATACATTCATCTTTGAGGGGTGAGATAAATGCCGGGTAAAACACTAAAAACTAGAATACAAAACAAAGTTGATTCATTAGCTAACTTACAAGCTAACAATCCCTATATCCTTGCGGGCGAGCTTGTAACTGCTTACACTACCGTTGGAGTTAAGCAAGAGGATGGTAACGTAGTTCAAAAGAGAGTCGCTTATATCTATGTAGGTCCGGGCAACTTTAACGATTTGTATCCTATTGTAGGACCTTCTGCCGATGTTAAGGCTTGGGCTAAGGTTGATAATTTCGTTGATGTCGTCATTGAAAAATTAACTAAGACTGACGAGAAAGGCGACATTGCCGAGAATGATACAGTTAATACAATGATTAACCGTATCAATAATAATTTCGCGCAAATTAAAACTGATATGCCATCTAAGACTTCCGATTTAACCAATGATGGCGAAGGTGCTGAAATCCCTATTAAGGATTTTATTACTGGATATGAATCTTATTAGTTTGTAAGTCGGGATTCAGTTAAAAATTATATTGACACTTTTGGTTTGCAAGATCTAACGGAAATCAAAAAGAAACTTGCTGAACTCGAAAAGAAAGTCGATGATAATTTAAAGGCGATTGATGAACGCTTTAAGTTATATTATACTAAGACTGAAATTAACGATTTACTTGCCGGTTATCTTAAAGGCGTTCAGATTGGCGATAAAGACGGTGGAGTTGTACTTAGTCCTGCTTCTACTGTGGTTACTTCTGAACAGATTTGGACTTAGATTAAAGATACTTCTCAAACAGATATTGAGAAGATTGCAGATGCAGCTGCTTCTACTGCTCTTAGCCAAGCCAAGACTTATACTGATACTAAGTTAAGTGAGTTTATCACTATTTCTTATAAAGGCCCTTATGATTCTTATGCAGCTTTACTTGCGGATAATGTTGATGGTGGCAAAGCTGGCATTATTTATCTTGTAAATCATAATCATAATGATAATGACAGTTATGATTCAACAGATAGCGATATATTTGATGAGTACATTTGGGTTACACGTCAAGATGGCGGACAGCCTGGCTTTGAAAAAGTTGGTAACACAGATGTCAAGTTAAGCAACTATCTTCAGGCTGCGCTTAAAGAAGATAAAACTGGCGTTCTTGAAGGCGACGAAGGCTCTGTCTCTAAGATTGAGGTTGTTGAAGACCCAGTTGGTAGCGGCAACAAGTTCTTTAAAGTAACTTATAAGACTTTAATCAAGAGCGAGACATTTGATGCAGGTAAAGTTGCTGTTGGCTTTGGCAATGGAGCATTAAAGTCATCTGCTTTAGTTAATATTCCTTTAGCCGGTATCGCAGCAGGTAGTACAGAATCTGATATTAACGAAACTACTACACTTGGTGGAGCAATCAGAAACTTAGAAACTAAGATTGATGATGCAAAAGCCGACGGTGTTAAAGAAGTTGATATTGCTACTGATGGTGGTGTTGATGTTAGTGGTGGCCCGATTACCAATAAGGGCACATTAAAGGTTAGTCACTCTTTAAGAGCAACTGCAACTTCTGCTGTTAGTGATACTGTTGGTTCTGCGGATGAGCGCACTTATGTTAAAGAAATTGCGCTCGATAAATATGGTCATATTGTTAGTGTTACTACTGGTAAAGAAACTAATGTTGATAGTTATGCTACTGGTGGTTCATTTGCCGCGGACAATACAAAAATTGAATTAACCGTTACTGGTACTGGTCCTAATTTTAAGACATTCAAAGCAGGACTTAATAAATTGCCTGCTATGTTATTATCTCAAACTGATGCCGAAGATGATTTCTTAGTACTTTATTGCGGCACTAGTAACATTTTAGCTTCAACAGAGCAAGTCAATTATACCTAATAAGGTGGTGAGTTGATGCTCAAGGCTAGAATACAACTTAAAAAAGACACCAGCAAGGCTTGGCGCATCAATAATCCTGTTCTATTGGATGGCGAAGCTGGTTATGAATCAGATACAAATCTAATGAAAGTTGGCGATGGAATCCATCGTTGGCTTGAATTAGACTATACAAACTCTGGCGCGACTGCAATAGCAAGCACAGCTAACTATGCTATTAACGCAGGTGCACTAGGCGGAACTTCTGCGGCTGATTGGGCTAAGAAGTTCGATAATTATGTTTTAAATACTCGAATTGAAGCCGTTATGTCAACTGCTTCAGCCGCGGACAAAATACCAACTTCAATAGCAGTTACTAATTGGGTTAAGTCGCAAAATTTCGCGGGTGCTGGTGATATTACTACTTGGGAGGACTTTTAATGGCTAATAAATTATTAAAACCAAAGAGAGGTAGAGTAGAGAACCTGCCAAAATTGGCTGTTGAGGATGGTTCTCTTATTTTTGCTTATGATACTAAGTCTCCAACTAGTACTGTTTTAGTTGATGTTGGAGAAACTAGATATGAGTTATCTGCTGCAACGGCGAAGAAAGCAGATGATTCTAACGCTCTTGGCGGCAGTAGTCTTCAAAATATTGTTGATAAGATTGACAATGCGACAGGTGATGGAACTGCTTTTACTGGTTTAGACACTACTACTAATAATAAAGTAAAGCTAACAAGAGCTAATGGAACCACAGTCGAAAAAACGGTTAATAATGTCTCCAATGCTTCGACTGCTGATTACGCAAAAGTGAGTAATAAAATTGGAACAGGAACTGTTGGTTCATCAACTAAGCCAGTTTATATTAATGCTGGTACTCCTACTGCGATTAGTTCTATTCCATCTACTTTTGTTACAGCGCAGCAAATAAATGGTATTAATCTTGATACTTTGCGCACGCCAGGCAGATATTTTGCAAACGGGAGTAATACCAATACTGGTAAGCCAACTGGTGTTGATGCTTTTGCGCTGGAGATTCTTTAGAGTGCGGCCGGATGGTATACTCAAATTTGCTATGCTTCTGATGATTAGGAGAAGCAATTTGTTCGTTATTATAATTCCGGTACTTCTTCTTGGAGCGATTGGGTTGAACAAAATCGTTTAAACACTAAGACTCAAAGTGGTTATGCTCCCGCGCCAAATGCAGCAAATAAAGTTTATCGAACTGACGCAAGTGGTAATCCTGGTTGGGGCACATTGAACGATGGTTCTATTGGTAAACTTGCGTCTACTGTTACTCTTGGTTACGGTAATGGTGCAATGATTGACTAGAATAGCGATACTTATCGTCAGCGTATCAATATTTTTGATAATGCAACAGCTAATGATGCAGTATTTAGTTTCTAGCAATCAACAGACGCCGGAAAAACCTATAAAGATTTATTTGTTATTAATGATAATGGTACTGTAGTCGCATCAACATTCCAAGGTGCGCTTAAAGGAACAGCAGATTATTCGAAGAACTCTGGTGCTCTTGGTGGCAGTAGTCTTTAGAACATTGTTGATAAAATTAATAACTCTACTGGTGATGGAACTGCTTTTACTGGTTTAGATACAACTACAAACAATAAGGTTAAATTAACTAGAGCCAATGGCGGCACAGTTGAAAAGACAATTAATAATGTATCTAATGCTTCAACTGCGGATTATGCAAAAGATTCAGATAAATTAGATGGATACCATGAAACAGATTTTCTTCGTTATCGTGGCGCGACGGGTACATCTGCGGACTCTTTATGGAATCAAATTGGAATTAAAGAATTTGATAATTGTTATCCAGATGGATTAAACGGTATCTATCCTTACGGAGCAGTAGTTTCTTTACCAACTCCAAATGTTCGTTTTGATATTTGGGTAAATCGTCAGTCGTCTAATGGCGTAACAAATGGCTTACAATATCGTTCTGGTTGGACTACTGATAAAAGGCCTTGGAGAATGTTATTAGATAGTGTTAATTTTACACAATATGCAGCAAATAAAAACGCTTACAATAGTGCATCAGTTTCCAATGCAACTATTACTCTTGGTCGTTCTGATGGTTCAACTGGTACAACTTTAACTGTCAACAATGTAGCTCATGCAACCAACGCTGATCTAGCTAAAAATTCTAACGCTCTTGGCGGTTCTTCACTCAAGAATATTACTGATAGAATTGATTCCTCTATTGCTGCTAATGACGCCATGCACTACATGGGCACTCTTGGTGCAACAGCTCAAAAACCAACCATTACAGCTTTACCTACAACTGCACGAATTGGCGATGCTTATAAGGTTATAACTGCCGGAACTTATTCTTCAATAGCAGCTGAAGTAGGAGATTTATTTATTTACTCTGGCTCTTGGACATTAATTCCATCCGGTGATGATGGCAATGTTTATGTTGGAGATTCAAAGAGTTCAAAATTTGCTGCAAAGAGCAATAATATTGTTGTTGCAGTTGGTGATTAGAAAGTAGCGAGTGCAGCAAATGTAAGTGCCAATGCAGGTACAATTAGCGCATTATAGAGTACTATGACGTAGTTGAAAGCTAATCAAGGTACTGTTACAACTTTAAATGGTAGTAAAGCTACTTTTAGTACAGTTAATGGTTATTTAAATGGTAATGCAGATAGTGCAACTAGATTAAAATCACAAGGAAAATTAACCACTGCTTTATCTGGCACAATGATGGATACCCAGAAAGGACTTTGGATGACCGAAGCATATGCAACTACTAATGCAAATCCTTGTACTTATGGAAATGTGCTTCATCTATCAGGCGTAAATGCTGGTGGGCAAAATGAAATTTTCTTCGGTTGGCAGGGCGGAGGTTCTGTAATGCCGGGAGTTTTTGTACGTAGCCATAGAAATTTTGTAGGCTCAGCAGATGACACTTGGTCAGCTTGGACCAAATTAATTAGTGGTGCAGACGCTCTTCAAACTTCAGCTTCTGCTATTGCTTCTACTAATAATTACTTTACTGCTGGGGCGACTACTGCTTATGTTGCAGCAAAAACCGCAAGTGCAGTTGGTAATTATTTGCCCTTATCTGGTGGAACAATGAATGGAACTGCAATAATTAGTTGGGCAGATTCTGGTACTTGGGGAAATACCACAACTTTTCCAGTTAAACGAGGAGGTTTATCTTGGACTGGTTAGTCAGATGGCGTTGAATTATTTGCGGAAGAAACTGGCGGTGACAATCTCGAGCTAATTGCAAAATTTACTGATGATAATTCAAACGGTTTTACAATTCGTAATGCTAGTAATAATCAAGTAATTCGTTTGGCTGCTTCTGGCGCGATTACAGGTGGAAGTTTAGATGTCTCTGGAGGAATTTCGGGCAGTAACTTATCCCTTTCCGGCAGAGGCGTTCAATTAAATAGAAAAAGCGGGGCGGCCAATGGGCGAATTTCATGGTGGGATTCAGGTTATCATACTTGGGTTAGTTATATGTCAGTTCCAATTGATGGCGCAGCGCCAACGGGTGGAAAACCATCTGTTTTTGGAGATGTAATATCTTGGGCATAGAGAAGTTTAATTTAGAATAGTCCTGGTTTCGGATGGATTTGGGAGTCTGCGACAGAAGGAACAATGACTTCTACTTTAGCCGTTACTCCTTTAATGTCTCTTGGCTCTGCTACCGGTAATTTAAAGGTTAAGGGTACTGTTACTGCTACTACCGTAAATGCTTATTTAAATGGAACTGCTAAAAATGCCGATACAGTAGATGGTTTCCACGCAGTCGATTCCAATAGTTTGACAGCATCGGCAACTAGTGCTAAAATAGTATTAGCAAAGAATGTAGTATCCTATATTAGTTCATTAGGCTTGGCTACAACATCTCAACTCGAATGGATTGAATTTTAAAAGGAGGGAGTCACATGAGTCGTTTCAAGATGAAAAGAGGTCAGGAGAGCAAAGTAAATTCACTGGCTAAGGAGGACGGCTCCCTCATTTTTTCATTAAATGGAGCTAATAATAGCACAGTTAGATTAGATCAAACAGTTAATGGAACTGTGCAGAGATTGGGAATTGCGGTTGATAAAGCAAAAGATGCCGATGGCGTTATTGATTATAATGAACCAACTAGGCATATTAAAATTGGTTATGCTGGTGCAGGGCTAAGTACTTCTAATTTAAATTATATTGCTGGATATACTAATAACGGTACGCAAATTAAAGATGTATCGAAAGATGTTCTTAAAAACTGGTTAGGCACAATGGGTAGTGCAGATAGCGCGAAAGTTATTGAGCCTTTTGAAAATGCAACTGCCAATGCTTCGCGCAATGTATGGTTTAGTGATTCAGAGGTTAGAAATAAGCCTGTTTATAACGATAATTTTAAATATAATCCTATAACTCAAATTTTAACTACTAACATTAGTGGTTCAGCTGAATTTGCTAATCTAATAAAATATTATCAATCGGATAGCCAGTTTTATGCTTCTGGAGATACTCATATTATGGAATTGGGTTATCTGAAATGTGATGGCAGTTATTAGAATTTAACTCTTTATATTACGAGTGCTTTTTGGGGTAATTAGCGCGGTTCTGCAGATTTTATTAATATTTAGTAGGATACTAATACAAATAGTTCTGCAACTGTTCAATCTTATGTTCATGCAATTAGGATTGGCGGAAATTATGATAGAACTTTTTACGCTTATAAAGATTAGACTAATAAAAGACTTTATCTTTATGTCCAAGTCATTGGTGGAAATTCTTACGGCAAATGGAACGTATCTGTTATTCAATGTTCAAGTGGATATAATGCTTGGGTATCCGAATTTGGTTTTAATAAAACTTTACCAATGGGCTATGAAACCGTTTCAAAAACATTTTTAGGTACGGCTGATAATTCTAACGCTCTTGGAGGTTCCTCTCTAAGCCAAGTCCTCGCTTCTGCTGGTGGCGGCAATGCCTTTACGGGTTTAGACACAATCACTAATAACAAAATCAAACTCACTCGCGCGAACGGTCAAACAGCAGAAAAAACCATCAACAATGTTTCTAATGCATCTTCTGCTGGTTTCGCATCAACAGCAACCCTAACTGCTTATCCTCAAGGTTTCGATTCTCACACAACTTCTGCTACTTGGGGCAACACAACGGGTACTTTTTTGACTGGTTGGCATACTTCGTCTGGCGGCGATGTTGCCTTCATGGATAATAATCCGTCAAGTGGAAAAGTTTCAATGAAGCTTGATGGTTATTTCTATCAAAACGAAGGCGCGAATAGGGTTCTTGATACCAGTGACGCGGCCAATTATGTTAAAAAATCTGGCGACACCATGACTGGCGCACTCAATTTTGCAAATAATACATGGAATAAAGTTGGCGACGATGTTAAAATTGGAGATCATAATATCGCGGGTAGCTTAGGCGTTATTGGTGCTAATGGACAAACTCGTATTGATTGGTGTCAATATGATAATGCTAGCAAATATCAAGGCATTGTTTATGATGGCACAAAACTAGCAACTAGCGGCACATTCAAAGCTGATTATTTTGAGGGTACTATCGCTAATGCAACCAGCGCGGAAAATGCTTCTCATCTAGGTGGCAAACCATCTTCTGATTATGCTTTAAAGGCTGAATTATCAGGAGATATTAACGTTTTATCTGCTAAGCGCTTGCCGTCTTATCAATCAGTCTCCGTAGCTAACTCTTTCTTTTATCGCTATGGTACAGCTGGCAATACTTCTGATGGCGGAGCTTGGACTGGATTTCCTTCAGCAACTCTCTATTCTGAAGCCTCGACAGCAAATGGTTTTGGTAGCGCACTCTTCCAAAAGAAAGTTGGTGTTCTTCATCTTGCTTCTGGTTCTTCTGCGCATGACCTTGTATTCCAAGCCGGTGGCACCAATGGCGGTATTGCTTATGTTGCAACTGGACGCAATCCCGCTTACATTCTCGATACTCTTAACTACAAAGATAAAGCATACACATTCAACAAATTAACTGCATCAAGTACATTTACTGCAACTAGTGGTGTAGTTATCGACGGAGGAAGTTATTAATGGCTTTACAATTAATGGGTGCAGCGCCTTCAGTAAAAGAAATCGGAAGCTATTTGGACTTCCACGTAGATGCGAATAAAGGTGCAAAAGATTATGATGTAAGACTTCAAGCCAAAGATAGTGAACTTGATATTCTTGGTTCAAAAGGTGATTCAAGCACTGTTCTCAAAGTGGGCAATAATTTCATGGCTTGGACAGATTCCGAAGGTGGCAATATCCGTATTTATTCTCCATCTCAAGCCTATTTTTATGAGATGGATGCATATAATCATAGTTTAAGAGTTGGTGGTAAACAAGTAAGCAATGGTACTTTTAAAAGTATTACGCTCCTTGACACTAATGGTTATTCGACCTTTAATCGTGCCTATAATGCCGTCTATAACGATTATGCTGAATTTTTCCCACGTGGAGAGGATACAGAGCCTGGCGACATCATCGCTCTTGATGATTCTGTTGACCAAGAACAATACATCAAGGCTACTATTAATTCTTGTCGAGTTGTTGGAATTCATTCTAATGAATACGCTTTTTTGATTGGCGGTGAAAATCCACCAGAAGGGCAAGACTTTTATTCCTACAACATTTCTAAGTACATTCCGATTGGTTTAGCAGGACGTTGTAGAGTTAAAGTTCTTGGCCCTATTTATAAAGGTTAGGATATAATTCCTACTTCTATCCCTGGTATTGGGCGTGCGTTCAATAGAGAAAAAGACAATCCGTCACTTCTTTATTTATCGGTTGGTTTTGCTGTTGAAAACTCAACAGACGAATCAATTAAACTAGTCCGCGCGAAATTAAAGTGAGGTAAAAATCAATGGCTATTCAAATGAAACGCCAAGGCGGAGGGGCGTCAAATAATGCAGCTGCGACTATTCCTACTGCTCTTGCCTATGGTGAGATTGGTATTGATAGTGCAGGGAATATTTATTGCGGCAATGGTAAAGCTCAAGTCACCTCACAAGTTAAAAATGCTGCTAACGTTCTTTTCTTGTACAAAGGGACTTATAAGAAAGACGGATGGGTTGAGAATAGTGCAAATAGTACTTGGTCTTAGACGGTCGCAATTACCGCTCAAGATGGTGGTCCTGCAATTAAAGCAGATTTTACATTATCTGCGCCTATGGCCGCGCAAACGGATAATCGCACGACAAATGAATAGCGCCAAAATGCTCTTGGTATAATTTCAGTAGGAAAATGTACTCCGAATGATAGTGGTCAAATTACTTGCTTAGTATTTGAAAAACCATCAATAGACCTTGATGTTTATTGGTATGCGCGATTGTCTGGCGGTTATGATTCAATGGTAGATGCGCAAGGCGTTGGTACTATCGTTGATTCGGCTGTAAACAAAGCAATAGATGATTTAAAATCAAACATTACTTCTATTGTCAATGATGCAATTAACGATAACAATATTTATACTAAAATTAATAGTGTCTGTGCAGTTTATCGCGCGAAGTATTTAGCTTCAGGTTGGACAGCGGTATCTTCTAATGGTTATAGTTATTACCAAGAAGTAACTACTTCTAAAGTGTCTGACGGCAATGCCAATTTAAATGCGTCAAGTATATTCTTGACTCCTGGTTTCTTTTTGCCAAGTGGCGCAGCATCAACTGATGCAGCTTACGCGCGAGCAATGGGCATTATTAATGACGGTTATTCAACAAGCGGTACAAATAAAATTATGACCTATACTACAACTAAACCAACTAGTGACATATGGGTCTATTGGGTGGTTAGAGAAGCAGTATGATTTATGACGAATTAACTGGCGAAGTAATTGAGAATCCAGACCTTACAAAAGGCAAAGTTTATACTGAAGAAAAAGTTATTGGGCATAAAGAAGCTCAACGAGTTCTTCTTGAAGGTAGTATAACTAATTTTGACCCAGAGGGCTGTTGGATGGAGATACCTGCCGAGGATATAACTGAAACTATTGAGAAATATCACAAGTATACTATCGACGAATTGATTGAATAGTAGTAGACTGCGATTAAACCAAATGATACTTCAATTTCTCAAGAAAAAAAACTTGAGCTATTGCTTAATGCTATACCTACTGCCACATATCCAACTGAATCACCCAAGGCAGGCTATAAATGGTCTCCAACGTATAATAGCGAAGCGGGATTTGGTTGGGAAATGGTAATTGATCCTGACGCTTTTGGCACCCAAGAAAGACCTTTATATTGGAAAGAGGGTATGGAAGTTAAAGCTGGATATTATTATAAAGATGAAAGTGGGCGACTGATGTTTGCTGTTGAGAATGGAGTACCTGATTATTTTGGTTAGTACACTTTTATGGAAGAAATATTTAGTTAAGAGATATAAGTTTATGGGTACTTTATCTAGGTGGGGCTATAATGCCCTTACCTCGTTGGAGATATTTATATAAAGATTCGAAGTGAAAATTCTTCGAATCTTTGGTAGGGGACAACTTGGGAGAAACTTGGGAGCGGACGGGCGTTAATGAGTGCAGATAGTAGCCATGGAGTTGGAACTACGGTTGATAGTGGATTGCCGGATATTCAAGGTACTCATAAGATTGGCTGGGGAGATAAAAGTGGCGGCGGTGTCATTATATCTTCTAATTCAACTACTGGTGCTTTTTATTCCGCGCGTGATGGCAGTGCTATTTTTAGTGCGGGAACTTATGAATCGACTAGTGACAACCATAGAAATTAGGTTGGTTTTAAAGCTAGTAATTATAATTCTATCTATAACAAAAGCTCTATAGTTCAACCTCCTGCTTTCTTCTGTTATTTTTGGAAACGATTAAGTTAAGGAGTATAATATTATGGCATCTTTAGCACGGGGAGGGCTAGATTTAGATAAAATCTGGCCTATTGGTTCAGTCTATATAAGTGTCAATTCGACTAACCCTAGTAGTTTATTCGGCGGGAAATGGGAGCAGCTAAGTGGAAGATTTTTAATAGGAGTTGGAACTGGAACAGCTAACACTACCAACTTTTGGGGTGATGATAGCTGGGATCATCTAATTGGAACAGTAGAAGAAAAAGGCGGATAGGCCTGGCATACATTAACTGAAGCAGAGTTACCAGTTATTGATGGTTCTTTTCGTACTCCAGTTGTAGCAAACCACAATACTTATGGCGTTAGAGGTCATGCTTATGGTTCGAATTGGTCTGATAATAGAACTACTAATGAATATTCAAGTGGTAGTGGAGCTGTTATGAATTGGGGCTATGGCTATAAGTTTGGCGGAGGTCAAGCCCATAATAATATGCCTCCCTATCTTGCCGTTTATATGTGGAAAAGAGTGTCATAATATGTTCTAAGGAGCATTATTATGTCAAATGTAGGAAAGATGAGTCAAGTGCTTAATGCTTATCCAGTTGGCTCGATTTATATGAGTGTGAATAGTACGAATCCTGGTGAGTTATTTGGTGGTACTTGGGAACAGATTCAAGGAAGATTTTTACTTGGATAGGGTTCGGGTTATTCTGCGGGCGCGACTAGCAGAGAAGTGAATCATGTTTTGAGCATAAATGAAATGTCAGAGTGTAATCACTGGGTTCATATCCTTGCTAAAGGTTATAGCAGATGGGGCAGTGATGGCTATTCAAATGGCGAATATTCAACAAACTAGCTGGAGTAACCCGCCAGCTTATGTCGGTTCTTATACAAATACCACTCATATTTTAATGGGACAAACTGGGAAAGATGGTGGTAGTCAATCTCATAATAATATGCCGCCTTATCTTGTAGTATATATCTGGAAACGAATAGCTTAATCATTAATTTGACTTTTCTTTCTACTGATGATATAATAAAATAGTAATCAAGTATTAAGGATGATTTTTATGGGGTAAATTCCTAATTTTAGTGCCCCCCCCCCCAGATAGTAGTTTAACGGTATCTGGTAAGGCAGCTGATGCCAAAGTGGTGGGCGATAAAATTAACATAATTAATTAGATACTTTCTTCTTTGCAAACAACAAAAATTACGTCTGGAGATTGGACTTGTATTACTCTTGATTGTGGAATAAAAATGTGTTTTTTCAAAGGACAATATGGAAATACTGATATAACAAGATCTGAGGGTTCTCTTTATTGGGCGTCTTTTTCAAAGGCTCTTCCAGCTGGATTTTTTCTGAATACTCTTGTGTTTAGTGTCAGTGTGAAGTAGAATCTGGTTGGGCTTTATAGTTAGTTTTAAATCCTAATAGTTCAACTAGCACATTAAATGGTTGGTTTTATACAAGCTAACCTAAAACAGTTAATCCTTATATTCATATTTTTTGTATAGGAATTTAATTTTATTAAAATTCTTAAATTTATTTCATATAAAATTCTTAATGTTAGTGCTCTCCATATTGGAGAGCACTTTTATTTTAGAACAGAATTTTTATAGGAGGAAATCGCAATGGACATACTCCTTTTCGGGACTCTTCGAAAATATATTGACGACACTCTTCAAGGTGCTGGTGCGCTTAAAGGTGAAAAAGGCGACCGCGGAGAAAAAGGTGTTCAAGGTCCAAAAGGTGATAAAGGTGATAAGGGAGACACCGGCCCGCAAGGACTTCGTGGTATTCAGGGCTTAACTGGCGCTACTGGTGCGAAAGGCGAGCGTGGTGCGCAAGGTGTCCAAGGATTGACTGGACCTCAAGGTATTCCTGGCGTACAAGGTATCCAAGGTCCAAAGGGCGAGAAAGGTGACAAAGGCGAAACCGGTCCCATTGGCAAACGCGGTGTTCCTGGAGTCAATTATAATATTAAATATTTTTTGTCTACTCTTAACGAATTAAATGCCATCACTCCTGCTACTGGTTATGACGAAGCTATTTTTGCTTACGTAGCAGAAAACAAATCAATCTACTATTCTTATGAAAGCTCTCCTTGGACTTTTTTCTCTGATGCGTCTAATCTTTAGTTTGCGCGCGGAGAGCAAGGTGAGCAGGGTCCAAAAGGTGAGAAAGGCGACAAGGGTGACCGAGGCATTCAAGGTATCCAAGGACCTCAAGGTATCCAAGGTCCTCAAGGTCTTCAGGGCATTCAAGGTCCAAAGGGTGATAAAGGTGACAAAGGCGACAAAGGCGACTCGCTTACTTGGAATGAAGTTCCAGAAGCTGCGCGTAAAGAACTTAAAGGTGAAAAAGGCGATAAAGGCGATACTGGCGATTCTGGTGTTTATTATGGTCCAACTGAGCCAGAAATTAATCAAGAAAAACTTGTTTGGATTGATTCATCAGTAGAAGAACCGGCTACTACAATTGACATTGCTAACATTCCTGGACTTCAAAAGGAACTTGATTCTAAAGTTCAACTCCCCTCTAAAATTGAAAATGGTACTCAGCTATTTCCCGTTGCAACTTCAAAAGGTACGTCATGGGTCGCTCTTGAAGAAACTGTCAACGGAATTGTTAGTGAATGTGTAAATATCATTGTGCGTGGCACAGATAATGCAACTCTTAAAGGCACTGAAATTTATCTTCATGACGTAACAGCTAACACTATATCTACTTTTGAATGGAATGGGACCAGTTTGACTGTTTATGTTTTAAATGGACATAAATATTTTATCAGTGGCGCCGAAGTTGAAGGATATGAGCCTGTTGCGGATAGTTTACAATATATTGCGCGAGCTGCATAGACTCGTACAATCATTTTATCTTATCCTTGCTCAGAAGAAGCAGAGTATGGTATTCGATTCTTAATTGAATCATCAGATCCGTCATGCGAGCGCGTTGTAATTAAGAATAATATTACAACTTATGGTGAAGATACTGGTTTAGTGGCTGCTATTGGTAGTAAACTCGTTATGCCCAAGAATAGTTTTGATGATATTTATCCTTGGTCAGATATTCGCATTGTAACCGACTCTGATAATGCTGCCGAGGCCGCGCAAATAATGGTTAAAATTCCAAAGTATTATGTCAAGGTTACTGTTGATGATACCTATGAAACTTGGATGATTAGTCGCTACAAAAAAGCAGGTTATCGTGTCGCAAAAATGTTTGCTCGTCCTGACGGAACCGAAGCAGACTATTATGAATATGCTCGTTACGAGACTAGTGATACCAATCGTTCTCAAACTGGCGTTACTCCTCAAAATTCAACCACTATTGAAGCATTTAGAACTGCCGCTCTTGAGTTAGGTGATAATTGGCATCTAGCTGGACTTGCAGACCGTACTGATGGACTTCAGATGCTAATGACTATTGAATTTGCTACTCGCAATATCCAGTCAATAGCAGAAGGTTTGGTTAATTCTAGGACTGTTTCTGATTGCGGTTTGACTGATGGTTTAACCATTACCGAAGATTCAAAGGGAATTAAGCCTTATTCTGGTATTGTTAAAAATGCTTTTTCTTATCGTGGAATTGAAAATCCTTACGGTAATTTACTTGAATACGCTGATGGTATTATTTTGAACAATTCTCGTGTGTACTATTGCGACGATTGGACTCGTTGGAGTAATTCAATTAATTCAAGTTACGTTCAAGCTGTTGGCACGATCCCAACTTTAAGCGGATTTATTACTAAATTGAATTATAATGAAGCTAATCCTTGGATGCGTTTGCCTAGCGAAGTAATTACTGCTGGCGATAGCGATAGTAATTATAGCGACTATTATAATGCTCCAACCGCAGATTATACCTTGCCAGTTTATGGTGGCGGTTATTCTACCAATTTGCGCGCGGGCTTATTCCACTGGAATTGTACTCGTACTTTTAGTGAAACAAATAGAGATATTGGTTCTCGTTTGGCTCGTAGTTTTTAAGAGGTGATTGAAATGAGAATATCAAAAGCAGCAAGCGAAATTCGTCCTCAAAATACTATTGAGCAATTATCAGCTAATCGTTTTTCTTGTCGCATTTGCGCGGACGTTGTTGAAACTGTTGATGGTTTTAATTTCACTAGTTATCGAGATTCATTCAGCGCATCTTCTTATCCAGAATTACTTGCGAATATCATTCATACTCGTTATACTTATGATGACGAAAATAATTTTATTAACGATTATATTGCGGAAGGCATGACTAAAAAATATAAAGACTACCGTGATTTTGTTGCTTGGGCTAAATCCCAAGCAAAATCTTATTTTAAGGAGGACTAACCTATGCCTATAATGCAGTTATATGATAAAAATACAAGCACTTGGCAAGAAGTTCCTGCTTTAAAAGGTAGTGCCGCGAAAGTAGAAATTGGCGCAGTAAAAACCGTACCAGCTACAGAACAAGCAAAAGTAACCAATGTTGGCACAAATACTAATGCAATTTTTGATTTCCAACTTCCTCGCGGCATGGATGGTATTACTCCCATTCGTGGTACTGATTACTGGACAACCGCGGACCAATAGCAAATCATTAAGGACGTATCTGATAAAATGAATTATCAATTTACAGATTTGATGAATGCTATTCAAAATAAACCAATCACTTACATTTTTGATGATAAGACTTCTCTTGATGGGGCACTTAATTTAGCTGATAATACTGTCACTTATAACGGAAAAGAGTGTAAGTTAAATCCAGGTGATATGTTCCTTTTGGTTTCGATTAATGAACCAGACTATTGGTTTGGAGAGGATTCTAATGGCGAGAAACTCCATGAGCTTGACGCGCGTAAAATAGAATTAACTGAATATGTTAAATCAAGTCAATTTCAAGTGATGGATATTGATGCTTATAATGCTATTGCTACAAAAGATCCAAATACTTTTTATTTCATCATTGAAAAATCAGATTCGACTTCAAATGACGGGGAGGCAACAATCTAATGCCTATCTTCATTGACAATAAACGAGTTTAGCTTATCTACAAAGGTGAAACTCCTATTGAGGAAATTCATACTCAAAATGCGACTATTTGGACTCCAAAAGCAGATTTTTCTACTGCTTCGTGGGCTGAAATTAAAAAGTGGATTGAAAAGGGTACTTGGAAAGAATAGAATTGGAGCGAAGGAGATACTCATACTATTCATATGAAGGATGGCCATATTCTCACCGCTCGAATTCTTGCAATATATGATGGCCGCGAGGAAAAAGCAACTTACAAAGGTCAGATTGATAGAGATGAGAATAATGCAAAACCGCACATGGTTCTTGAACTAGTCACTTGCTTGCCGGATTCTTATCCTATTAATTCAGAGCCAGAAGTAGAAAACACTCATCAATCTTGGGGTACTTCAAACCTTTACAAGTTAATGTCTCCTGGCGGCGAAATATATGATAATCTGCCAAATGAACTCCAATCAATGATGATTCCTGTAATGAAAAAATCTGGCATTAGTGGCAAGATCCAAAATTCAAGTCCTGAAATCACCAAATCCTATCTTTTCCCGCTCTCAATTCGAGAGTATGTCGCAAAAGACAATATTACAAGCGAAATTAATAATAGCGAGGGTTCTCAATATCAATACTATATTGATCATCCTAGTCACGTTGTTAAAAAAGAATATGCTGGCGATAAAAATATCGTCTATTACACTCGTTCCGCGATGCAAGCTGAAAATGAACTTTATGAATACTTTTGGGCTATTGGCGGTGCGAATAATTATGCAACTTATCCATCCTATATTAGTTTGGGAACAAGTTTTGCATTTTGTATTTAAGGAGGTTCTTATGGCTTTTAGCACTTTTAAACAAAAAGCAGATAGTTATTATGAGTTTCTTTGTGATGAAGAAACTGACTTATAGAACTTGCCAACCGATTGTGCTCCGGGGTCTGTTGCCTTCGTAGTGAATGGTGCGCTTGTTTATATACTTAATAATAAAGAATAGTGGGTCTCATTATTGTGATGATTAGGCCGCAATCAAAAAAATAGGTTCTTTCTCTTGATTGCGGCTTTATGTTTGGTGATATGAATGAAGTTATCTGGAAATATTACTAGTGAAAGTTCTATAAGCGGTTCTATTATGTCTGGAGATATTTCTGGGGCGCTTTCTAATCCTTTAGCTATTGGACCATCAGCTTACGAAGTTGCAGTTGCTAATGGATTCGATGGAACTGAACAAGAATGGCTTAAAAGTCTAAAAGGATATACTCCAATAAGAGGGGTAGATTATTGGACAAAAGCCGACATAGAAAAAATAAAAATGGAACTTGAAGATTATATTAACGCTTTATTAAAAGACAAGGAGTGAAGATATGGATTTAATAAATTTAGCCCTTGTGTAGAAAGCTGTTCGAGATGCTCACGTTGATCACATCGGTCCTCAGGGTCCAAAAGGTGATAAAGGAGATAAGGGAGATTCGCTTACATGGGATGACTTAACCGAAGAACAAAAAGCATCACTAAAGGGCGAGAAAGGCGATAAAGGAGATAAAGGTGATCAAGGTCCTCAAGGAATCCAAGGAATCCAAGGAATCCAAGGAATCCAAGGAGAGAAAGGCGATACTGGCCCCCAAGGAGAGAAAGGTATTAATGGCACTAATGGTCTTTCTGCTTTTGAAGTATGGCTTGAAACCAATCCCGGAAAAACCGAAGCTGATTTCTTTTTAGCAATAAAAGGAGATAAAGGCGATAAAGGCGATAAGGGAGATACTGGTGAACAAGGAATCCAAGGAGAAATTGGACCTCAAGGTATCCAAGGAATCCAAGGAGAGAAAGGTGAGAAAGGTGAAACTGGCGAACAAGGACCTAAAGGCGAATAGGGACCACAAGGCATTCAAGGCATATAGGGTATCCAAGGCGAGAAAGGTGAAACTGGTGATACTGGACCACAAGGAGAAATTGGACCTCAAGGACCTCAAGGAGTCCAAGGAGAACGTGGAGAGCCTTTCTCAATAAAGAAAATCTACTATTCTATTGGTGAGATGAATTCGGATTTTAGTAATACTGATGTTAATATTGGAGAATTTGTACTTATCAATACAGGAAATGTAGAAGACGAGGATAACGCTAAGTTATTTGTTAAAACCGAGACAGAATATTCTTTTATAACTGATTTATCTGGCACTGCTGGTATTCAAGGTCCTCAAGGAATCCAAGGTATTCAAGGTCCTCAAGGAATCCAAGGTATCCAAGGAATCCAAAGAGAGAAAGGAGATACCGGTCCGCGGGGAGAAACTGGGCCCGCCGGTTCTGACGGTAAAACCCCGGAATACGGCGTTGACTACGGCACGCCGGAGCAGATTGCCGGGATTGCCCAGCAGGCGTCGGAGATTTTGAAACCGGATGTTAATCAGATAAAGGATGATATTGCTGGGCTGAAAGACTCCAAACAGGACAAGCTTATTGCCGGTACTGGAATCACGATTGCAGAGGATGGGAAGACCATTTCAGCGTCTGGAGGCGAAATCCTGATTGCGCACAAAGTGTGGGCAGACTGCTACATTGAATTAACCCCAGTGGAAATCGACTACGAAAACTATACAATTACTGTAGCCGATGCATCTGGTGTGCCGCTGGAAATATCCGGAAGTTGTGTTGATTATATATCTATTACAGACTGGTCCGGGAAAAATGCAACACTTGATATTGCTCCAGTCGAATTGTTTCCAGTTCAGCTTTTTGCTATCCATGTCGGTGATAACAGGTTACAGTTTTACAATTCGCAGAAAGCGCTAATCCGATTTACAGCCAATGACAACGTTGATATCAATCGGTTCAAGATTTATGTTAAGAAGCAAAATGCAACTAGATTATCAGTAGCAAATCTTTATCAAAATCACGCATATCGCATTGTGATGGTTAAACGCGGATTTAATCATTTTGTAAGTGGATTCAGTATCAATAATAGTAATAATCGTGATTGGGGCTATTCGTATGGCAATAAGGGTGGAGTTAAATCGTTTGGACTTGGTTCCAACAACGCAGGCAATTCGTTTTCCTCTACTCAGGTAAATCTCTACGAAACATTTTCTTTTCGTAGTATACCTTATGGTGACACTGTTACGTGTTCGTTTTTTCCATCCATCATCGATGTCGAAATAGTACCGTCTAAAAACGGAAGTGTATTCGAGCATTGGCTTCATTGGAGAATGTCGTATGTGCAGAGAGGCAGTAGCACCGTTAAAGAAATAGAATACAGATATACTACAGGAACGCTATTTATGCCATATGAAATTGGATCGATTGTGTCACAATCTGGCAATGCAGGCAATTATTTTGGGAATGGTACGGAAATGTTAGTGTTTGATAAGGGGGAATGGGTTGAATGATTGTCGAACAGATTGATGCAAGAACAGGCAACGTGGCACTTTTTGAACAGCCTGACAAGCCTGTTATTGAATGCGATATGGAAGTAATTCCGAAACCCACCCCGGAGGAACGGCTGGACGCGCTGGAAACTACCACGGATGACATGATTCTGCTGATGGCAGAACTGATTGGAGGGAACTGATTATGAAAACACTTTCCGCGCTGAAACTGAAAATCATGGTGCGGGCGTTCCGCATCCGCATCAAAAACGGTGAGGATTTTGCTGACATCGCCGCAGACTATCCGGCTCTGACTGCTGACGATTTGGAATCCATCCGGGAAGCTCTGAACGTGGCTTAATCCGATAAAGCAGACTTTATGTGATTAAGGAGTAAACCATGGCAGACACCGCCCATTATCAAACGGACTTAAAACTGGAAGAAATGGAAAAGCGGCTGTCTGCCATTTATTCCAGGGCGGAAAAGGAAATCGGGAAACGATGGAAAGAGTATTTGGCGGAATCGCAGGAAGAAATTAACGAACTTTAAAAAGCTTATAAACTGGCAAAAAGAGCCTAGAATAAAATCTAGGCTCTTTTTCTATTGACTTTTTAATGACCTTATGATATAATATTTATAGAAAATAAAGAAAGGAAGAATGAGTATTGGGTTTTGATTTTATTATCTACGATTATGACAATCAAGAGACTGTTTGTCATGTTGAAGGGTACGATATATCCGATATTAAAGAAATTTTTATTTGGATTATAACTGGTGATGAAACTGGCAGTCTAACAATGCAAGATGGTACCGTTTATAATTTTGACGCTTCGGATAATCGTTTTGAAGATTTTAATGATGGCTCCTATACTGTTGAGGGAAAGGAAAACATCGAGAAATGGCTTAATTTTCAGCCGACTGAAAAGGAGTCTCATCTCACTTTTTCTTATGTGCGCCAAGAGAAATGGGGTTAATGTTTATGTGGCTTGTTCGTTATAAAGCAAAAGCAGATACTAGCTGGGCGACTTTCATTTCCAATGCTGCTTTGATGAATTTTGCTGCACAGGATTTTATTGATTACTGGTTTAAACAGCATGATAAAACTCCGCCGCAGATTAAAGATTTCCACGAAGCCCGTAAAGTTATGTGGAATGAAGGTATAGATTTTTATATCACCTTGTGAGAAAGGAAGATTATTTTGATTGTTTCTGAGATTGAAATGAATATGAAAGCCGCGCTGAAACAGGATAGAATGGAAGATAAAAATGATTATTCTTATCTTTTGTCTCGCTTTCGCGCGAAAGAAGTTGAGCTTCGCCGTGAATTGACTGATGATGAAGCCATTGACGTCATTCGCAAGGAAGTCAAACAGATGCAGAAAGACTATAATGCAATGTCTGGTGATTTGCTCAACACCCATTATGCTAAGGGCCTGAAGCGTCAGATTGACCTTTATTCAATCTATTTGCCTAAAATGATGTCTTATGATGAGGTTTTGGATTATTTGCGCGGAATGGATACTGAGTGCATGCTCCCGACTGCTTTTGGCGCAGCTATGAAAGCCGTTCGTGCGGAAATTGGTACTAAAGCAGATGGCAAGACTATCTCTCAGGCGTTGAAAAATTATATGGCTCAGGAGAAAAATTAAATGAAGATTTTTAGAATGAAACGTGGAGAAGGCAAAACCTCTCGTTTAATTGAGGAGAGTGCAAATTCTGGCGTTCCTATTTTTGCTATTAACGATCATCGACGACACGTTTTGATGGAAAAGGCAAATGTGATGGGTTACAAAATTCCTTCGCCCGTTACTTTCGAGGACTTGTCGACTGCAACGAATGTACATTTTGATAGAATTATTGTTGACGATGCAGAGTATACTTTGCCTGCTATTCTCAATTATTTTCTCGGTATTACAATTGCAGCTGAAGCATTTTCCACCAATACTCTTGAAGATAGATTAATTGACTTCAGAACGATTTTATGTGATAATATTTATAGAAAATCAAGAAAGGATATTTGAATTATGATTAAGTTTATTCCTGCTGTTTCTCGTTATACTGCTAAGTCCAAGGACGATTATGTTTATGAGAAGCCAAGTTTTTCATATTTTATTGATCGAGATAAGACCGGTTGTATCAATGGTCGGCTGTACCATGGCGTTGTAGTAGCTAAGCTGAGTGGTGGTGCTCGCGACTTGGCAAATATCTGGACTAAGCGTGACGCTTTCAAGATTCGTGAGCTAGAGGATATTGCTTCTCTGCTTCATGTTAATTCCGATCTTGGTTCTGCTTATCTTGAGTTTGAAGGCAAGGCTTACTGTTCGGTTGATGATAAGTGGGACGAGGATGAGGGTATGAAGATTGCTCGTCGCAAGGCTTGGACTCAGTATTATCATGCTCTGGCGAATTACACTTATGACTATCAGAAGCGTGTCGCCGCGCTGTATGAGCAGATTACTAAGTATGCTGATTTCGCTGCAAAGCGTAGTCACGAGCTGGATATGGAGAATACCGAAGTCCAGAAGATGATTGAGGAAATGTCGGGAACTGTTTAATTGACTTTTTTTAAAAATCGTGATATAATATTTATAGAGTTTGGGAATTGATTCCTACTCTTTTTATACATACCTCTTTCTTTTAGGGAGAAGCAATTCTCCCTTTAATATGCGACTGTGGCCCAGTGGACAAAGGCGGGTGCCTGCAAAGTACTTAATTTTTTATCGTTGGTTCAAATCCAACCAGTCGCTCCAGAACGGAGTTCCCTACTAGATTCCCAATGGGAATTGAACTTCACGGTTTGGTTGAGTTAGTCCGTCGTCCTCGGTATTGAGTAGACAATCAAGAGGGAAAGATACGAAAACTCTTTATTATGCGCGAGTAGTCGAATGGCATAGACACTACGCTAAGGACGTAGGATTTGTGGGTTCAAATCCCACCTTGCGCACCAATAGAAAGGAAAGTTGCTATGGGCAAATTAAAAATGACCAAGATAGTTTATGGTCGGGCAATGGTTGGAACTGATGCTTATAAAAAGAATTTATCTAGTAAGCGTTCAAAGTGTAATGACCAGAAGAGAAAACGAAACTATCGTTCAGCCACAATCAAAACCAATCTGACTTGGGAACAGAAATTGATTCGATGGTTTGAAAAAGTTGAGAAATGGTTTTTAGATTATTTTGAAAGGTTTTTCGATTGATGAAAATTTTGACTGCACCAGTTATTGATTATGGAGTTCTTGAGGACGAGCTAGTTGACGCTGGTATTCTCAAGAGAGAAGATGTTGAAGAAGATTATTCATACATTCTCGGTTTGCTTTTTGCAGATAATTGGAGTTACGATTGTTATTTGAAACTTTATCTCAATGACAAGCCTATTCCAAAGAATCTTGACATAAGTGCGACTGTTTATCTGAAAAAGTGCAATGAGATTTATGCTTATTTGCGCGAGAAGGCTCCAGGTTATCCGTTCATTTTGATTGAAACTTAAAGAAAGGATTAAAATGAGTAAGAAGAAAAAGAATACTCCTGTAAGTGATTGGGTCTATGACGACTTAATGGAATTTTACGAGTTTTGCTTTGGCGGCACCCACGTTTTTCGTTCAAACAAAGCTAAAAAGTACCTTTTTGAGATTCTTACTCACGATTCTAATTGGACTGTTGAAAATGTTCATAATGAATATTATGTTCTTTATCACAATCCAGTTTATCAACCTCGTGCGAAAATTCATATTCAAGCAAAAGATACTAATTTGATTTGGCTTTTGTGGATTGCATATACGCATGATTTCTACAAGTATAACAAACTTCCTTTTGAAAAAGGAAAAGGCAAAGACTATTGGCGTTTCGTTGAAGATTTTAAACGTTATCTTACTTATAAAGGTCTTCATTGGACAGAAGATGACTTTCAATGATTTGACTTTTGATAGATAATATGCTATAATATTTATAGAAAATGAGATTTATTCGTAGATAAGAATTAAAAATCGCTAAAGACAATAATGTTGCTCTAATGTGGGAACGTGAAGGTTACGGTATATCCGATACTGTTAAACGAAATCCCTATGAGCTTGCGTGAGATTGAAACTGCTCACCGAATGAATTGACTTTTTATGATTTCTATGATATAATATTTATAGAAAATGAAAGACAGAAGCAGCAAATACTTCTAACAACTTGAACTTAAAATTCAAATATTGGTAAGAAGCTGTCTTGATGTGGGTTGAAATGAGATTCTAAGACGATTTCTGCAAACTTTTAATGTTTTGATTGAATTATTAGATGATAAAAACGAAAAAGTCGTCTTGATTTTTTATTATGGATGGTTCGTACAACGGTTAGTACAAGAGACTGTTAATCTCCTAATGGGGTTTCGACTACCTCACCGTCCGCCAAAAGCGATAACAGAACGCTTCTTAATATCCCATTGCCAATAGGGGAGCATTGAGTAGCTATCAATGAGATTAAGGTGCCTCCACACCGGCCTTATATTTAATTATTCTGGAGGGAATGGTTATGAAAGTTATTTGCGGGATTTATAAAATTACTAATCAAGTTAATGGTAAATGTTACATTGGACAGAGCGTAAATATCGCTCGTCGATGGAGAGACCATAAAAAGACAAGTTCTGATGCAAGCTATAATGCTTATGATAGTGTGTTGCATAAAGCATTTAGAAAATATGGAATAGAAAATTTTTCTTTTGAAGTATTAGAAGAATGTTCTCAAGAAAGTTTAAATGCTAAAGAAATTTATTGGATAAATTATTTTAATTCAGATGATTCTTAGAGAGGATATAATTTAACTCCTGGTGGAGATAATGTTGGTTAGAAATGTCGAAAATTAACTGACGAGCAGCTTTAGGAATTAAAGCGTCTTTTAAAAACTACATTAATATCTCAAACTGATTTAGCAAAGTAGTTTAATATTAGCCAAATGGCAGTTAGTGATATTAATAGAGGAATAAGTTATCCAGATTTAAATGAAGATTATCCTTTAAGAGATTCTAATGCAATTCGAGGTTGGAATTTGCATCCAGAGAAGAACGGATTAAAAACAGAATCAAAAGTTGATAAATCTAATAAGTCTAGTAAATCTGAAGAGTTTATTAAAAGTAAAGATAAAGATAAACCTTTTCCAAAAGTAAAAATTAAAAATATAAAAATTTGTCCTGTTTGTGGAAAGGAATACGATAGTAAAGCAAAAACTTGTTCTGTTAAATGCGGAAGAATTCGTGTTAAAAAAGTTAAAATTGTTCCTAAACGGAGTGCTTTAAAGTACTTAATTCGCAATTACTCGTTCGAATGGATTGGTCGTTAGTTTGGTGTAACTGGAAATGCAATAAAGAAATATTGTGATAAATTTGATTTACCAAGAACTAAAAAAGAAATTAATTCTTACTCGAATGAAGAATGGAAAAAGATTTAAAATTTGCCGGCTTGCCGGCTTTATGCATCTGTAGTTCAATGATAGAATAACAAACTTTTAATTTGTATGATGCCAGTTTGACTCTGACCAGATGCACCATTAGCTCGTCTATCATGTGTAGAAAGAGTCTCTGAAACCGTTTATACGGTTTCTATTTTATCCCTCATTAGACCATAAGGATTGGGGCTGGACTGTAAATCCAGTGTGTTTTACGCCGGGATGGTTCGATACCATCATGAGGGACCATTTATTTTAAGAAAGGATATATTATGGACTTTTTTGTTGGAAATTTTGCTGACTGGTTCAATAGTTATGCTAGGAATAAGTTATTTCGTCTTTGGTATAAGGAGGATGAAAAACTTGGTCTGGATGATGGCTATGATGGAGTTTGTCAGTATGTTTATCTGCGACAAGCGATCAATCTTGGTAACGATTGGTTGATTGGTTATGCTGTATTTGATGAACGAGAAAAAGATAATATGTATCCTAGTTTGAATTGGGCTAGATTGAGTGAAATTGATTTGGCCTGGTACAAAGATGATGAGGAAAAGTAATTTTCCTCTTTATAATGTCCTGTAGCGCAAATGGATAGAGCGCCACCCTGTCACGGTGGAGGTATATTATTGCCGGTTCGAACCCGGTCAGGACAGCCAGATGCAATTCGGAAGGATTGCGAGTCTTGCGCCTAGGAGATAAGGCGTCAAATTGGATGATTTGTGACCTAAGCAGGTCGTTAAAAGGCTCAGTTTGGTAAAGACTGTAAAAAATTACCAGCCGAGAGAGGATGGATTTGAGGTAAACTACCACCGGCGCTTAGCGATATGTGGCTTAGTCATTTGTATTCGGCTTAATACAAAGAAAACGAAAGTAACCTTGAACGCATAGGAGTTCTAAAACTCTATGGACTAGACGTGAGGGATAGTCTGAAAACTCCCTCTTATATGTGCGAGTGGTATAACGACAATTATCCTTGCCTTCCAAGCAAGGGACGAGGGTTTAACTCCCTTCTCGCACACCATTAATCAAAGTTTCTAATTAGGTTCAATCCTCCCAGAGGATTATAGCTGAAGTGGAGCAATGCCTGGGCTAGACACGCATTGTACGGTACACTGAAACACCAAATAGACCGCGGTATAATAGGTGTTATAATGCCGAATACTTAATTAAAGTAAAAGAACACCAATCTTTGATTAAATTGGGCTGGAGTTTATCTCCTTGGTCCACCAATCCAGTGGAATTTCTACTGGCGGCTTTATGACAGGCACGTAAGAAATCTGTCCCTCTGAATAGATACTTGCATAACAGCAAACTTTTCTAGTTGGAAGAATAAAAGTATTACTTGATAATACTTTGATCGCTCGCGCATTCAAACTAGAGGTATCTAGTAATAAAAGAGGTCTGGAATGAATGTGTGAGTGTAGATTCTCAGTAATTACAGAATGAGGATCGGTTCTTCACCGCCTAAGAGTGAACCCTCGCGGGAGTGGGTATCTCCCGTTTCATGTCTCCTGAGCTGGGAACTCACGGATGTTTCATAAGCAACCTATGCACAGTTCAATTCTGTGAGGAGACACCATTTACAGTTATAGCGGTGGCTGTAACAGAAATTTTTATCGTTTTAACAAAGGCCTCGGAGTAAAATCTGAGGTCTTTTTTATTGACTTTAAGACAAATTTATGATATAATATTTATAGAAATCAAGAAAGGAAGTTGGAGAATGACAGTTAAAGATTTGCTCAATGTACTGTGCAAGTATCAGTGGATTGAGATTGCTGGCGATTTTTATAGTGAAAGTCCTCATTTCACGGGAACTGTAAAAGATTTAATGGGCGAAGATGAATATGAGTTCCTTTGCGCGCAGAAAGTTAATGGAATATTTTCTGAAGCTGAAGATAAAAGCCATTATATTCTTGTTTATTATAATGATTCTGAGTTAGGACAGGTGTGGTAATGATTTTTAATGGAAAAGAAGTTGGAGAACTTCATCATCTAACCTTTCGCCATAGTAATTTTCCTAATAAGCAAAATTTTGCTCCAACTGATTTATTTGGCGTAAAGAAATTCTTACGCGATCATCCAAAAGTTAATGTGCTTGATTTTTCGCAATTCTGCTCGGATAACACAGTCTATACCACTGTCTGGTATACTGTCCCGCGCAATCAAAATTAAACTCAAAAGGAGGAGCATTATGGAAATGTTTGCTTGGACTTTGTATTACACTTATACCAAGGATGGTAAATCTACTCGACGAGTTTCTACCATTAATGCCCCTACTCTTGGACGAGCATTTCAGATCTTACGTCATTATATGATTAAAAATTCTGACGAATATATTACTGATCTTTGCGCAGAGCGCAAGAAAATTAAGAAAGAGGATTAAAGTGAAAGAATTTTTAAAAACGGCAATAGCAGTTATTTTGTCAGCTATAATTATTTTTGGATGCTGTTTTTATACTTATGCTGACAAAGAATTGCCTGGTAAGGAAAAACAAATTACTGTCACGTCAGAATATAATGACAATGTGACTATTAAGAAGTTGGCTGAGCAATATCGAGGAGCATGGCAAGAGGGAACAGATTTTTCTCCTATCGCGCGGCGAATGGATTTAAAATTCGAAGGCAAAATTCAGGCTGACCAAATTTCTGTCTCTGAAGATGGACGATTGATTGCTTCTACCAAAGATTTTTATTGGGACTATGGTAAAATCCCTGGATTTTATGCTATCTGTAATACCGAAAGTGATCCTTCTCCCTATGGCGCAAAGATTGTAATTTATCTCAATAGCACTAATCAAAAAAAGTTCAGTACAGGGCAGACTATTAAATTTAAAGCTGACTTTTGGAGGATGGATGGACGTACAATGGTTTTAACGAATGGAGTACTTGAATAATGCTTTTGCTTTTGATTGTCCACATTATAATTTTTATTATAATGGGTTTTATTTCTTCTTTGTGCGGCGTAACATATGACGAAGATGAACTTATAGGTATGATATGTCCTTTTATTGGAATTGCAACAACTATTTATGCTATTCAAACAGCAATAGAAAAGAAATTAGATAAATATGATTTGATTGATGTTGATTTTAAAGATGTAAATGATAATATTATTCGAGAAGATGACAGGTCGATTCATATAGACCATAAAGTATGCTTGTCTTACAAACAGTTTGTCGATTTTTATTCTATTAATCCAGCGCGTTGGAACATTGTCAAGCAAACATATCCTGAAAGGCGCTATTTGAGATTTAAAGACGGCGAAACTTGGTACTGGGTTTATTTTAAAACTGCTAAGGAATATAGAGCCGCAGTAAAATATTATTATATGCGAGAAGAAGTAAGAAATGGTCCTCGCGCAGTTAATTATAACCCGCAAGAAAAAGAAAAACTCGACAAAGATACGGCTGCTTTACTTCGTTGTGTTCAAGCTGACATCAATAAAATTAAATTCCAAGCAGAATCTGAGATCAATGAAGCTACCGATGGTATCAAAAAAATTTCAGAACGTCTAAATAATTAATTTTAAGTCAATAGGTATCTAGCCTATTGACTTTTTTATTTATATATGGTATAATATTTATAGAAAATGAGAAAGGAAGAATGATGAGATGATAATGAAAGAACTTGCTACTTTTGATGAAAAAGTTTTTAATCAGATGATGCGCCATGTCAAGTTTGCAGAATCAAAAGGTTATGATGTTATTTTGGCGTCAGTTTATGGTTCTCAGAATTATGCTCTTGAGACTAAGGAATCTGATGTTGATTCTTATTTGATTGTCATGCCTTCTCTTGAAGATTTAGCTTTGAATCGTAAACCTATTTCAAAAGAATTGATGTACGTTGACGAAAAGGGTGTTCCTAATGATGAACACGTTGTTATCAAAGATTTTCGCGTTTTCGTTGAAGCATTGATGAATGCAGATTTTCATGCTCTTGAAGTTGTAAGTTCTAAATATACTACTACCATTCGTTGGACTGATTTAGATGAAAAAGTAAATCCTTTCGAGGATATGGATTGTTTTACTGCCGTCTTACCTAAATTTTATTGGCGCGTAGTGAATTGTTTTGAGAGCGCGCTTAAGAGTAGAAAGTTGGAATGTTTAGATTGGAATAAGAAAGGCGACCGCAAAACTTTGGTTGATATTGTTTTGCATTATTTCGTTTTTCTTCATGCTTTTGAGCGCGATAAATATCCTTATTCGACTTATTCTAAAAATTTGCGTGACACTCTTCTTGAGATTAAAAATGGTTCAATGTCTAAAGAAGATGCTCTTGCGATGTTTGATTTGAATACCATGCTCTACAATGTGCGCGACCGCTGGGAACATGACCAGCCCGCAGATAAAGGAAAAACTGAAAACCAGCTTCATAAAGAGTTAAATCAAATGTTAATTGAACAATTTGAAGTTAAATTTGAGGAGCAATGTTTATGAATCATCCTCGTACTCGTGCAGAACGTCGAATCGCGAAGAAAAAAGAGTTCAATAGAAAGTATTTTTTGAGCCAGAATGCTGACTATCCAGCACCTTATTTTTTAACTTATGCTCGGAACAAAGGGCGGCGTCGGACTTTACATACTAAACTTCCTGTTGATTATGATTTTAAAGTACCTGGAGAATATAGAAATTATCATTCTTGGCGCGGAAAGTACAGAGTTGAAAAAATTTATTTTCGTCAGCTTGGTCATGCTAGTCGTTATCATTATTTCAAGAGGAAAGCAAATCAAGCCGTACGTAGGAACAAGAATTTTTCGACTCGGAAAAGTAATGATTATCGTAGAGTTTATGAATATGCTTGGATGGTGGATTAATGGATAATTATATTGTAAGTGTTTCACTTCCCGCTGCGCCGGCAATGACTCCTCAAGGACCGATTTTGCCAACTGACAGCTTGGTAACTTTCTTTTGTTCTTGCGGCGGGCGCATTGATTTTAATGATATGAATATTGCTAGTGAAGCAATTAATGAGGATAGGGTCATTTGTCCGCAATGTCACCAAAAGCATAAAAGAAAAGATTATATGTGGCTATTTGGCGGAAAAGGGCAAATCATCGCTTTGCCGCAATCAATGTATAAAGAGGTAGAAAATGAAAATGAAGAAGGATAATAATCTTCAGTTGACTCCTGATGGAGAAAGATTTAAAAATTATTTGCAAGATATGTTGAACGGTGAACAGTATAGAGTAGCCCTTTTTGAAGAAAATATTAAAGAGTTGGGCGACAAAATGGGACTTGAGCGTATGGATATGATTAAGGCTTTTCTGGTAGTAATGGAGGAACTTTAATGGCTTATTTGATTTTGTTTTCGATGCTGTTTCTTCATTTGATTGCTGATTATAACCTTCAAGGCATTCTCGCGCAATTCAAGCAAAAGGAATGGTGGAAGAAAAATTATCCTCAGCCAAAATATAAACACGACTGGATAATTGCCCTTATTGAACACTCTTTTATGTGGAGTTTTTTAGTTTACCTACCTGTGTTTGCGTATATGGGTATGACTAGCGATTGGGAAACAGCTAGTTATTTATTCATTTATTGCATTATATTAAATACTGGAATTCATGCGGTGGTAGACAATGAGAAAGCCAATGATGGAAGTCTTAGTTTGTTTGGTGACCAGTTTTTACATTTTGTGCAGATTTTTGCAACTTGGCTATGCCTTTTGATTAAATGATTTACTTTTCTCCAATCTTATGCTATAATTATTATAGAAAATGAGGAAAGGAAATGAGATTATGAGTGAAAAGAATTATGAGACTAAATGGCATACTGTTCGTGAATCTTATCTTCGAATGCTTATTGGTAAAGCTATGAAATACGACATTCTTATGGATGAAGATTCTAAAATTGAAATCAATAGCGAAGATTTCTATGGTGAAATTTATCGAGGTCTAACTGGTGAGGAACTCACTATTCCCAATGATCAAGCTCACTTTATCAAGCGCGTAAATTCCGTCAACAGCGAAATCATCAAGCAGACTGATGAGACTCTTGAAAAACTTGATCTTGCCGTTAAGAAACATGGATTTGAATAATTGACTTTTCTTCAAATCTATGCTATAATATTTATAGAAAGTTAAGGAAAGATTACTTAATTTTTACGACAGTTTTGTTGGCAGACACTTCACTGAGTAAAAATGTGAGCTGCTAGGTTTACGAGAGGGGTCACAGGCTACCAGAAATGGAGCTGAACCGAGCCAAACCTCCTAACGCAGAAGTTGCGTTCATAAATTACTTGCAATCTTAGCTTAAAGTGACAGGGCGCTAAAAGATTGTTTTGCCACTCTTAATTGAGTGGTAAGGTTCACTATAATTGATACCTCCACGCGGTGTGAACTGGACAATCTGATGAACTTGGAAGTCAGATTGACGAAAATCAATAGACATGAAAGACGAAATGAATACAAGCTCTCTTTCGTCGGTTAAATTGCACCAGCTTCGATGGTAGAATGAATTAACGTTCTGATAATTGTCGGCGCAATGCGCATCTACGGCACGGGTAAAGACGTCCCCTGCAAAAGCAATTAGACCATGTCGTTTTATTATGACCCCTTCGTCTAAAGGTGAGGATAGGAGATTTTCAATCTCCCGATGCATTGGGTTCAAGTCCCGCAGGGGGGCCACCACTTTTAATTGAGGATAACTTATGGATTCTTTGGTAGATAAATACACTTAGCAAGAGTTAGAATAGATAGTTTAGCTATCTACATCTTATAAAGATTTAGCTCAAAAGTTAGGTTATACTGCATTTTCCAGTGATTTAAAATATTTTTTAGAAAATAAATTTTCTGATTTTGATACTTCGCATTTTCAAACAAGAGTTTCAAAAGAAAAGCGGGTAGAAAGAACAGAGGAAAATGTTTTTATAGAAGATTCTACAGCTTCTCAGCAAACTTTAAGAAGATGGTATCGAAAAGGTAATTATACTCCTTATTAGTGTTCTATTTGCCATCTTGAACCAATCTGGCAAGGTAAGCCATTGACTTTAATCCTTGACCATATTAATGGCATCAATAATGACGACAGATTAGAAAATCTTCGATGGGTTTGCCCAAATTGTAACCAATAGCTTGAAACAACTAATGGTAAGAATCGAAAAAATTATTCTAAAAAATATTATTGCATTGATTGTGGAAAAGAACTTTCTGGGGATTTCCAAAGATGTAAAAGTTGCGCTGGGAAAATTAGAATTGTTCCTGTTACAGAAATGAGTGTTTCAAGAGATGAATTGAAATCTTTAATCCGAAATAAAACTTTTGTTGAGATAGGAAAAGATTTTGGAGTTTCCGATAATGCTGTTCGAAAATGGTGTGATAAGTTAAATTTGCCAAGAACCAAATCTTTAATTAAAACCTATTCTGATGAAGAATGGGATAAGCTATGAAAGTAGCTTTATTTACTCCGATAGTTTAATTGGTGAAAATTTTCGACTGATAATCGAAAGAGTGCCTGTTCGATTCAGGCTCGGAGTACCAGTTGCGTGACAGTCGTAGAACTCCTATCGGCTGTCTAAAGAACTAGGGTAAGGCTTATGAGTGGAGTTCGCTCATAAGACGCGCGAGAAAACGTTGCCCAGAGTTTTGCTTCAAAGTCACTCGCGCATTATAGCGGCCACTGGAAGAAGCGGTTAAATTCGCCTGGCCCTCAACCAGGAGTTCTCGTAAGAGATATTGCCAGTTCAAATCTGGCGTGGTCGACCAAAGTATTGATACCTTCAAGCCTCAAGAAACAGTTTAATAGAATACTAGTTGCCTATTGAATTAAAGTATTGAGAAACTATAAATCAAAAGATATGTTGTGGAACGGGAATGATACTAACCGGAAAGCGTAAATCGTATTAGAGAAAAATGGTCTGGAACTCTTTAAATTATCGGACTACCGTGCCGGAGTCGTATAGTGGTCGATTACAACGGTTTTGTAAGCCGTCAGCATATGCTCGCGGGAGTCCGAATCTCCCCTCCGGCTCCATTATGCGTTTGTAGTTCAATGGAAGAATCGCAGACTCTTAATCTGTCAGATGCAGGTTCAAGTCCTGTCAAACGCACCATTTAAAGACCATCACAGCATCTGAAATTGGCTTATAACCCGTTGATTCCAGTTCGAATCTGGTGGTTCTATCTTAAAAAGAGGAACTTAGCTCAATGGTAGAGCAGCGTATTGTTGGTCTTGTTTTATGCGCTCATGGCTCAATTGGAAAGAGTACTCGGCTACGAACCGAGAGATTAAGAGTTCAAGTCTCTTTGAGCGTACCACTTGTAATTTCTACGAATCTTATACAAATCTCCTTGTCGTTCGCGGCTCGACGCTAATAAAGCCGCACTCCTATGCGGCTGTAATTCAGTTGGATAGAATATCGGACTTCTAATCCGAAAGTCAAGAGTTTGAGTCTCTTCAGCCGCCCCAATAGGGGAGCATTGATTCGCGATCAATGAGATTAAGGTACTCCTAATACCGGCCTTATATTTTATTTATCATTTAGGAGTGATAGATATGCCTATTTGTGGTATTTATAAAATTACTAATTAGATCAATGGGAAATGTTATATTGGACAAAGTATAAACATTAAACAAAGATGGAGAGCGCATAAAACAAAAGCCTTTAGTCCCTCTAATTCATAGTATGAATGTCCTTTATATAGAGCCATTCGAAAATATGGCTTAGAGAATTTTTCTTTTGAGGTTTTAGAAGAATGCCCAGCAGAAGAATTGAATCAAAAAGAATAGCAGAATGTTTCTTTCTTTTAGTCTAATAATCCATCTTTTGGTTATAACTTAACTCCAGGCGGCGATGCCTAGGGAGATAAATGTAGAAAATTAACTGAATTACAAGTTAAAGAAGTTCAAGATTTGCTACTTTTTAGTTTATTATCTCAAGAAGAAATAAGTAAAAAATTTGGAGTTACTCAAAGAACTATCAGTTCAATAAATACTGGAGAATGTTATTTTGATCCAAAAATAAATTACCCAATCCGTTCTCACCAAGAAGGAGCGAGAGTCTCCTTTTTGAAAAAGGGACAAGAAATTTCTCCAGACAATTATATAACAAAATTATCTGATTCTTTATTTAAAAAATGTGAATATTGTGGTAAAAATATTTAGCATTCTGACAATAAACGCTTTTGTAGTTAGAAGTGCGCACAAATGGCAAGTCGAATTGTAGAAAGACCAAGTAGAGAAATTTTAAAAAGTGAAATTCGAGAGTAGCCTTTTACGTCTTTAGGTAAAAAATATAGTGTCTCAGATAATGCAGTTAGGCGCTGGTGTAAAACTTATAATTTACCATTTAAAAAATCAGAAATTAAATCCTATTCAGATGAGCAATGGGATAAAATATAAATTCTAAGTTTCTGGCTTTGATAAAGCCAGATTTTATGCGCGGATAGTTCAATTGGATAGAACACGTTCCTCCTAAGAATGAAATGTGGTTTCAAGTACCGCTCGGCGTACCACGATTAACTAATAAGTGTCTCCTTTCTTTTCTCATCTTGGAGCCTAGTCTGTAATGGACTAGGCTCTTTTCTATTGACTTATGCGAAAAGATATGATATAATATTTATAGTAAATGAAAAGGAGAAATAAAATGACCATTCGAGAATTTGTTGAAAAATGCTCAGTTGTCACTGAGATTGGCATTACCAACTGCGGCGATAAAGATGCCATTTATCCCTACGAAATTGAAGACTTTGATGCTATTGGTTTCAATAGACAAATTCTTGAGGGTAAGCGCGGAAAGTATGTTTGTGATAATGGTATCTTGGATAAAGAAGTTTGTGCTTTTCGAGATACAATGGATTTGAACGATCCATTTCGCGGTATTATTGTTTTTTATAAATAAGAAAGGATGAAGATAATGAAACCTATTAAATGGAGTGGTGATAATTTTCTTGAAGCTTTTGATAGCGGCTATAAATTTTCAGAATTTGAGCTATCTGAGCTTGCTTATGAAAATAGTATTGAAACTACCTATGGAGAGAATGAACGTTGGGTTCGACCCGTAACAACGATTATAGAATTTAATGGTCGTTATTTTCAAATTGATTGGTGTGAAGGATTGACAGAAATACAGCCTAATGAATTTTTTGACTAGCCGTTTGAAGTAAAAAAGGAATCGCATGAAGAGACTATTACTGTTACTGTAACTAATTGGATTCCTCTGGAGAAGGATAAAAATAATTAAGCCCGTTTATAACTTTAAAGCTAATTGACTTTTGAACGAAATTATGCTATAATTATTATAGAAAATGAGAAAGGGGATTAGATATGAGTTTCAAGTTGAGAAAAGCCACTCAGCGAAAGTTCAATGCTGATATGCGTTTTGTCAATCGAGTCATTGAAAATGATGATTTGTGGCAAGGGCGTTTTGTAGTCCATCAAAAGAAAGCTGATTGGCATTCTTTCGATGATGGGAGTGGTGGCATACTTTTCACTATTGTTGATTTCTATGACAAGAAAACTAAGAAGCATACCACTCGTATGTATGAGAAACTTGCGGGCGAGCCTTTTAATTTCTGTGTGAGCAAGTTGCTCCGAGATATGAATACTTTTATCGTTGAGGATTTGGATGTTTGGAAAAACGAAAAACCTTACGATGAAAAGCAAGATTGGCGAAATGTCCCTTATGAGAGAGAAGGAGAAGTGATTTATCCTTGGCGCGCCTAAGTGAAGAAAAAATTAAGCAGATTCAAGAGGAATATGCTAAAGATCCTGTATATAGTCACGTCGCAAAGAAGTGTGGAACAACCGCGGCAACCGTAAAGAAATATGTATCTGGTGAAGTACCAGCTCCCGCAAAGAAAAAGAAAGATGCCGATCTCATTTATTTTGAAGACATTTCTAAACGGCTTCTTGAAGATGGCCCTATTGAGCCGCTTCCAGTCGACCAGATTAAACTCCCCGATAATTTCAAGTCGTGGACTATCCTCACCGATGCTGAACGCGCAGCGATGAATCTTAACTATATTTCAAAATATTAAGAAAGCGAGTAAGCAATGAAATATTTTCAGTGTATTGAGCATCCTTGCGACCTCTCTAAATACACTTATGCTGTAACTGATGACTTATGTAAAGAGTTTGGTCCTCTTTGCGGTACTTATCGGATTCTTCCCGCGCGATTGCTTGGTTTGAGTTATGAGAACTATGTCGCTTATTTGTTTAAGCGATTTGGTAAAGAAATTTGCCTTCCTCATTATCTCGGTGGTCCAATGTTTAATAAGCGCGAGGATGCGATGAAAATGGCAGAAATGCTTGAAAATAGATTTGTTTATCTCTTGGAGAATAAAAATGATTGACCCAAAGTATTATGGTGATGAACCTTTCTATGTGTGTAAAGACGAATTTGCGCCTGGCAAGTTCCGTATTAAAGAAAGTGTTATCGCTGAGAAAAAACTAGATCCAAATGGAGACCTCGGTTTTATGGACGTCGCTCAAGCACGAGTTCTCGGTTTGGACTATCCGGTATATATGAAGTTTTGTGAGAAAAATTATAGTGGGCGCGCGAATGAATCAAAGCATGGATGGACTTCACCTGTTATCCGTTTTGAAAATGAAACGCTTGCTAATTCACTATGTTTGCTCTTGAATAAGAGGTGGGGTGAATTATTTGGTTAATGAATTTTTTATTACAGTTCAGTTCAAGAGAAATAAAGGTGATTTTGGCGGAAAGAACTATGTTTATAAACTAATTTCGCCAATGTATATTGGTAAACATGATGAACTGTTAATTCTTAAAGACCCAGTAAATGAAAAAGGTTACAGTTACAATAACGAGATACTTGTTACTGGCGTCTTCGACAATTATGAAGCATATCAGAAGTATTGTAAGTTAAAGAATGTTTTTGCTTGCGCTTATGAAGATATTCTTTTCTTGCAGTATTTTAAAATTAAATATTCTGATGATATTGATTTAGTATATGAGGATCAAAATAAAACTGGGACAGTATTTTATCCTAAGATTAGTGCAATTTGGAACAATGATAAAAAATTAGCTATCATGGCTTGGCGTCCAGAGGATCAAGATATTTTAATCGATCATCAGACAATGAGTAAATTGATTGCTGATAGAACTATAAGCTGCGGACATTGCCTCCATAATTCTTATTGTGAAGAAGATTGCAAGTCTTGTTTTAATTTTGATTCTAAAATGCCTTTTGCTTATCAGCCAAAATGTGGTCATGGCGATCTTGGTCCTATTGATACAACTAAGCAGCTTTTGAAAGTTACCGCTAAAACAGATGGAACTATTACGAATTCTATCTCTATTGGTTCTGATTGGGTGCATAAAATGATTGCTGACCTAAAAGACCAAGTAAATAAAGAAGTTGCTGATGCATTTAACGAAAAAGAAAAAGAAAAAGAAAAGGAGTCCAAAATGGATTTTTCTAAGATGCTAAATATTGATTTTGGTAAGGTTCCTCATACTGCTGAACTTAAACCGTCTATTTATGGCGTTGCAGTTCTTGGTTTTGATAACCGCTACCGTGCATATGATAAGATTAATGATAAGGTCATGGATGTTACTGGTATGACCTTTGATACCGATATGTTGTTCAAGATTCCCGTGGCGGTATCTCAGGTGCGTGTTGGTGATGTCATTATTAATGCCAGTAACTATGTAACTGTTACCAATGTTCATCCCGATGGTACTTTTACTGTTGTTGATCCCAAAGCAAGTGAACAGAAGATTGCCATTCCTGCAAAGAATATGTTTGGTTTTGATTTCGTAACTAAAATCATGTATCCTTTTGAGAATATGGTTCAGCCGAGTGACGATAATCCGTTTGGTCTGAATCCGATGACTATGATGATGCTTTCTGATGGCGCAGATATGGATATGTCTACTATTCTGGCTCTGTCTATGATGAATGGTAATAGCGGCATGATGGATCAGAATATGCTCGTTCCGCTTATGTTGATGGGCAATAGTAAAGGCGGTAGCAAGGATTCTCTGATTCTTGCTCTAGCAATGATGAATCAGTCTCGCCCAACTAAGAAAATCAAGCAAGAAATTCAGTCTAATGCTTTTGCAGCCCTTGAATCTTGTCCTGTCCCTCCTGAAGCTGATGAAAAGGAACCGCCCGTAGGAGTAACCGCTTGCGAAGATGACGACTAATTAAAATCTAGCCAGTAGATAGAAAATCTACTGGCTTTTCTATTGACTTTTTAGCATAAGTATGCTATAATTATTATAGAAAATGAGAGAGGAGATAAGGAATGGAGAACTTTGATAGTGTAATTGAGGTTATTCACGAAGCAATTAGTGGTTATCTTGAAGTTTTTACTACAAAAGAAGATGTCGAGCGCGCAATCAAGGAAGATATGAGTGTTATGGAAATTCCTTACACTCTCTTTTGGAAACAGGATTATATTTCTAATTATGATGATTTAGCTGATCATGAAGCTGATGTTGTCCATATTCCGAAGTTGATCGTGCGCGGGAAGTATCTTGGTACTTGTTTCTTTATGGAATTTTATTTTAAAAATGCAAAGGAGTTTAACTTTTAAATGATTCTTGGTACTGCTGTTTCTCTCCAGGGTGCTCACTGGGTTCTTATCACTTTGACGACAAAGAAAGCAAAAGGCGTAGTTACGTCTAAGGTTTTTCGTCGTTTGAATCCACGCCCGAACATGAATATTAAGGAGAAGCCTTATACTCATGCCCGCGAGGCGCTATGCGAAGTGATTAATCTGAGTGAACTAAACAAACAGGAAACCGCTGATTATCAGCAATTGAAGAATTGGTGTTTTAATGTAAGGGAAAACTAAATGAGTAAAGCAAAATTGTTATCGCCTGAATGGTCTTCTATTGCCAAATGGTGCGAAGAAGTTGGGGTAAATCAATCATCCGAACTGTTAAAATCAATGAGGACATGACAGATATTTATATGGATTTGCTTTCTGATGAATGGTTTGATGAAGAGAAAGGAAAAGAATATGGATTTTAATAAGTATCCGAAAATCGAGACTTGTTTTCAGCGTTCTCTTGAGACTAAAAAACTGCTTAATGATGTCTGGCGCTCGGATGAGCTTCAGTACCTCAAGGATTGTGAGTGGATTTGGACTGAGAAGGTCGATGGCACCAATATCCAGATTCATTGGGATGGGCATCGAGTTGAGTTCGGTGGTCGTACTGAGCGTGCGAACATTCCTCAGCCGCTGATGGATTATCTTGAGACTACTTTTGGCGGAGAGGTTAATGAGGAGATTTTCGAGCAGCTCTTTGGCGAGACTGAGGTTGTCCTCTTTGGTGAGGGTTACGGTCCGAAGATTCAGAGTGGTGGCGGCTATCGTAAAGATGTTAGCTTTATTCTGTTCGATGTGAAGATTGGCAACTTCTGGCTTCTGCGTGACAAGGTTGAGGAGATTGCTAAGCAGCTTAACATTGATGTGGTTCCGCTGATTGGCTATGGGCCTATCCAGTTTGCTATTGATTTTGTCGAGGAGCATCCAATGTCGCGGGTTGCACAGAATAATGGCGGCAGTGGTTGTTATATGGAGGGTTTGGTTGGCACTCCGACTGTGGGACTACTTCGCCGTAATGGTGAGCGCATCCAGGTGAAAATTAAGTGGAATGATTTTAAAGAGTTTGTAGAGGAGTAAAAATTGATTAATTTTATTTTTATTATTGGGCTGGCAGTGCTGGTTATCGGCGCAATTGTTGCGTTCAATAAGGAATCGGTGATTGGAGCTATTACCTCGGTCATCCTTGGTGCAGCAATTGCCTTGTTTGGTATGTCGTTTGTTATCATTCCTTCTGGCTATACTGGTGTAAAAACCACTTTTGGTCAGATTGCAGAAGAGACTTTGCCAAATGGTTTCAATTGGAAAGCTCCTTTCATTGAATCTATTGAGATTGTAAATAACAAGCAACAGGATGTTGGCTTCGCGCAGAAAGATTCCAAAATTTGGGGCGAGACCTCTGAAAAGGTTCCTGTTTATATGGCAGACGTAACTGTTACTTATCAGATTGATAATGAAAAGTCTGCATGGATTTATGCTAACGTCAGTGACTACAAGAGTCAGCTGATTAGTGACGCAATGGTTGCGAGCGCTCTAAAGAATGCTGCTGTTCAGTTTACTGCTGAACAGGTAACTATTCGCTCTAATATTGAGCCTACCGCGCAGAAAGAGCTTCAGGAATCCCTTAATAATAAATATGGCGAAAATGTTGTTCATATCCTCAAAGTTGTGATTAATAATATGGATTTTGAGGATAGTTACAACGAAGCTATCAATCAGAAGAACCTTGCCGCGAAGCAGGCAGAAGCTCAGGCTATTCAGAACCAGATTGAGATTGATAAAGCAACTAAGGATGCTGAGACTCAGCGTATTGCCGCTGAAGCTCAGGCAACCGCAGAAACCGCAAAAGCACAGGGCGAAGCTGACGCAATTCGTATTAAGGTAGAAGCCGAAGCTGAAGCAAACCGTAAGCTGTCTGAAAGTTTAACTGATAATGTTTTGCGAAACAAACTGTACGATAAGTGGAACGGTGAACTTCCCAAAGTTAGCAATGATTCTGCGCCGCTTGTAAGCATTCCTCTTGAATAAAAATGAAAGGGTTGGAGTAAAATCCAACCCTTTTTCTATTGACTTTTTAAGATATATATGATATAATTATTATAGAAAATGAAGGAGGAAGTTGAAGATGATTAATTGGATTATTTGGATTATTGCACTATTAACTACTTTCATGGCGTTGGATTTTTTCTTTATTACAGTTAGATTAACGTTGTCGGAAATTCATCGCGCGCGAGCAGCAAAGAATCCATTGTGGTTAAATTTTATTATTGCGGCATTGATGCTTATGCTTTGGGGTACAGCTATTTTTATTCTTGGCGCGACAGCAAGTCTTCTTTTTCATTTGATGATTGGAGTTTAAAATGGATTGGTTTTTCTTGGAATTAGTTATTTTTGGTAGTGTTTTGGGTTGGGCAAAGGAATCCGAACGTGTTCTTGGGCAACATGCAGTTCAAGAGGTAACAAAAGAAAAGGTTGGCCGTTTGATGATTACTGGCGGCTGGAGTGGATTACTTTTGTATGCTGCCAATGTATATGAAAAACCAGGAGTTGGCATTCCTTCAGTTGTATTTTTGATTATTCTTTATTCTTTTTTCTATTTCGGAGCCATGGGTGTAGAATTCAACGATAAAAATACAGTAATTCGCAATTATAAAAATCAACGTTTGTTTTCTCAAAATTATGATTGTATTTCCTACAAAGTTGTACACAATATGTATCTAATGCATCCTGAATTATTCAAATGGGATTACAATAGTATCTATCCTGCATTTAAAGGATTAGAATTTAGAATGACTTATTTTGACTTACTCCTTTTCTCGCTTTTGTATGATAGTCCAAAAATAAAGAAGAATGGTGTTGTCTCTCAAATGATGCTTGAGCAACTTGATAAAGACATGGCGCGCATTCAAAAGGAAAAAGAGAAATCCATTCAAGAAATAAATCATGCTTCTACCGAATTAGCTGATATTATGGCTTCAATGAAAGGAGAAATGAAGTAATGATTGGCTGGACGATTTTTAACTGTCTTTGTTTGGGAGCTTGCTTAATTTTTATGTTTGGCTGTGATAAGAGTTATTTGTCTAAGTTATTAAAATATGACACTGCGATGGCTGCTTATATTTTTTCTTTTATTAATGCTTGGCGAGATATACCGTGGGAAAGTAATTTAACTAATTCTTCATTCCTCTGTATGGTTGTAATTTGCGGCTCTATTGTTGCTTATGCTTGCTCGATGCTTGTAATGATACTAAATGATGGTTTGCCCAATATTAATTTTGTTAAGAAATATTTCGGAATTGATAGAGATAACCCACGAATTAATTACAAGTTGTTTAAGCAGATGTATACCCTTCATCCTGATAAATTTCATTTTTATTCCTCTAGTTGGTCTTACAATTTCATTAACTTTAGTTTAAACTTTTTTGATTATTTGCGCGCCTCACTTCTGGTTGAATCCAAAGAACATAGTTCTAAAAGTAAAGACCGCCAAAAAGATTATCAGCGATTGGTTTCTGAAATGCAAGCTGATCTTGAAAAAGATTTGTTGGCCGTGCAGAAAGAAAAAGAACAAGCTTTTCAAGAAATAGAAGATGCAGCAAAAGACGCACATGAGCTTTTTAAAGCTCTTTCAAAATATAATTAATTGATTTTCCGCTCAGATTAAAAATCTGGGCGGTTTCTTTTATTGACTTTTGAACAAAATTATGCTATAATATTTATAGAAAATGAAGAAAGGAGATTAGAAAATGAAGATTAAAGTTCTTCCGCGTGCTGAGTGTTTTGCCGCGGCACATGGTTGGGGAATCGAGTACGGTATTGCAGATTTTGATATTCCTACTTTGATTATTTCAATTTCTAGTTATGATACTCCTATTCCCAATGCTCTTGCTATTGATGCTAAGAAAAAGCCCGACATTATTAAGCACGTTGAGTATTGTCAGTTTGACGATATTGATTGCAAAGAGCCTGTAAAAGGTCTGATTCCTATGCGCGATGTGGACGCGCAAAGAATTATTCGTGCAGTTGAGCAATGGAAAGACAAAGTTGAGCAGATTGTGGTTCATTGTGATGCTGGTTATTCTCGTAGTCCTGCTGTTGCAGCGGCTTTGGCTCTTGCTTTAAATGGCAAGGGCGCAGATGATGAGTTCTTTGTTAAAGGCAACTATTGCCCGAATATGCACGTTTACAATACAATGTTGAAAGAACTGGATGCGCGAGGTTATTTCAATGACCTATGAAGACCTTTAGTTATATGTAAATAATCAATATACAAACGCAATGCAAGTTGGAATGTTAGGTACTGACGTTGTGATTTCAAAAGAAGATTACTTTTCTCTTTTGGAAATTTGTAATGAATGGGATATACGATGTACGCCAGTTATTCTTGGTTTTAATTCTGTTACATATATTGAGAAAGATGGAAAATTAGACCCAAAACCTCATTGCACATTTCTTGAAGGTATTCAAAATGCTTGTGATAAATATCTAAGAGTAATTCTTGAATGGGACGAAGATAATGCTAGTGAAGATGAAGTTTTTGAAATCATCTGGTATCCCGAAGATGAAAGCGAGGACGAAAATGACGAGGAAGAGATTTGAAAAATTGCTCCGTGCTGAATATACTTGGCTTTGGATGCGCGCTCCGCTTAGTTTTAGTGACTCGATGCCCATTTCGCGGATGTATCGTGACATCCCTAAGATGAGCGCGTTTGCTCGAAAAATGGGTAGATATGATACTCTTTATGACTATATGACTAATAGCTAAGAAAGGTTGGTAATTTAAATGTATATGAAGTCTATGCGCGTTAAAGACGTGAATGGTAATGAAGTTGTGGTTGGTGGCGAAGAGATTTTCCGTGCTTATAAAGATTTGGTTCAGTGGTTTATGGAGACTCGTTTTGTTTGGATTTTCAATAATTTTGGCGAACGATTTAACAGAACTGCAATCAAGCATTGCGCGCGGAAATGTACCGAAGTCGTAACTATCAATCCTGAAACGACTTCTACTTCTGAGCCAGATGATTTTGAAATGGCTGTATTTAATAAATACAGAAATGGTGATTTTGATTGACTTAAAGATTGGGAACTGGAAACTAAAGTGATTGTTATTAAAGAAGATAATAAGTCTCAGGAGGACTAAAAACATATGACTCAGATTAAGACTAAAATTCGTGAAGCTCTTGACCCCAATGGCAAGAAAATTTATATTGAGCAGACTTATGTGTTGCCGCGCAAGATTCAGCGTGAGAAGGCTCGCCAGAAGCTAAAGGCAATGGGCGTACAGCATCCTAATAAGAAGCGCTGGAATGCTTATACTAGAGAGTTTGACCCGTCTCCGCTTGCAGAGCATTGGCGTGAGTATGGCGTGGAAGTTTAATTGATTTTGCTGGGTAGTAATACCCAGCTTTTTCTATTATATTGACAAATGAATAAAAGTATGATATAATATATATAGAAAATCAAAAGAAAAGAAATAAAAGGTGGTATGATATTGAATGGTTTTTGCAAGTGTTCTTTTGATTGCGGCATTGATTATGAATGTACTTGCATTTGCAGTTTATGGTTTTTTATGGTTTAATTTTATTGTTTGTATTGTAGATGCAATTTTGTTAATTGTAAATTTTGTATTCTTTTTCTTTAGGGAAAAATAATGGCGCAAAAGAATTTCTACCCGAAAAAAATTTTATATAGCTAGAAGCCACGAAAACATATTGTTTTCAACGAAAAAGATGGCTCTCTTGGAGAACAACGGATTCGAAAAATCCTTACGCAAAATCTATGTAATTTTGTCGAATAGAAGACTTTCGACGGATTGAAAGATTAGAAGCCGCTTAGATTTGATTTTTCGTTAGAGTTTAATGGTAAGGTTGTATGCTTAATTGAGTATCAAGGAGAACAGCATTTTAAAGCTGTTGAACATTTCGGTGGAATGGAAGGATTTTAGTTGCGCCAAAAGCATGATGCGATGAAATTTCAATATTGCCAATAGCATAAGATTCCGTTGTTTTATATAAGATATGATGAAGATTTAGATTAGCGGCTCGCGCAAATAATTCAATGGTATACAGTTTTTAAATGGATGGTGTAAATGATGATTAAGTATATTGAAGATTTGTTTTATCCAATTGAATATCGTTTTTTTGAGTGCCTTTTGGCCTTGTAAAAAGTTTGAAGTAAATAAAGTAATTGATAAAGCGACGAAATATTGCCAGCAACATCATGTAAAATATAATGTAGGGAAAATTCAGAATATAGACATGAAAACTTATTATATAGTTTTCAATTATATCAAGCCTGAAAATGGAGAGATTCAGGGTCATGTAGTATGGTGCGAAAATGAAAACAATCGTTAATCCTTTTTTGAGAAAGATTTGTAGATTAGACAGTTTTGATAAGATTCAGCAGAACATTAAGGATTATTACAAGAAATGGTTAGCTTTGGTTAAAGTTTACGATCCTGATGCTGATAACTATTACGATGATATTTGTGACTATCTTGAAAAACAACGGGTGCCTTATATGGATTTCTCTTGTGATGAAGGAGATTACATTGAACGCACTTTGTTTACTTGGACCGATGGGAAGAGAATTTATGATGCTTACTTTGCGAGGGAGAAATTGCAGACGTGATGCTTTGCGTGAGCGAATATCTTGATTGTAAAGGGCCTGATTATCTTGATCGCGTCATGCTGATGAAGCTCAAAAATCATGAGCGCTGGAAACAGCGATTGAAGGAGGATGGCAAATGAACAACATACGATTTGATACCGAAAACAGCAAATGCGTTTCCGCCGAACAGATGATGCCGGACGAATTGCGCCAGCTGCACCGTCTGGCAATTGAGCGCCGCCTCGAAGCCTGTTTGGGCTGCGGGCTGGAACATAATTGCTCCGTGCATGGATGTGCCGTCATCCGCAAAGCATTGCGACTGTTAGGAGGTGAGGCGGATGCCTGTCTTTGATTCTAACTGTATTTACGTCATTAAGTGCCTGGCCCTTGTGTTTGTTGTGGCCCCATGCGTGCTCTTTGCGGGCGGTATGCTGATCTGTGGGCTGATGTGGTGCGGATTGCGCATCACCCGTGCGATGCATCTGCGGCTGCTGGGACTGCCGCGGTGTGAGCGCTGCCGTTACTGGGGCACCGTCCAGTGCCCGCTGCATGGCCGCAACACGCCGGATGATTTTTGTAGTCGCGGTGAAAGGTGGGGTGACTGATGGATATTCTGCTTTTGATCATCGGCAGTGCCGTTCTGGCCGCGCTGCTAGCCGCCGCCTACACCGCCGGGCTATGCGCCGGAAAAGCCGCTGCCCACATGGACGAGGACGACGAACCGAAGATCTACATGGATCGCACGTATGGAGGTAAGGATTGATGGATGTTAGGGAAAAGCTGGTGGAGTTGCTTGATGATATGCAGAGAAGCGGAACAGGTTATTTTGGCAGTGCTATCGAAAATAAAAAAATTGCCGACTATCTTATTCGACACGGCGTAACGGTGCAGGATTGGGTTTCGGTCAAGGATAGATTGCCTGACGAGCACGAATCGTTATTTGCACGTTATAAGGACACAGACAAATGGCGCAATGCAATGTTCACAACGATTTCTGACCGTGTTATTGTATGCGCAGAGTATGAAAACGGAAAGCGTATAGTAAAAACGGCTAATACGGTTGATGGTGTTTGGAAGGTAAAAGATATTTTTCACCCGTGTAAAGTAACCCACTGGATGCCAATGCCATATCCGCCGAAAGGAGAATGATTAAATATGGTTGAAAATGTTTGTGCTACTGTGAGCAATTACGCAACAGAAGCATTGCAAGACACCTTGAATTTCTATGGGAAAGAAGGTTTTTCTTTGGTTTCAACTCAAATGGCATCGGATAAATATGGGAGCCAAGTGATGTATTTGTTCTTTGTTCGGAACACTGGAACAAATTGTATCCGCCGGAAGAAGAATGATTATGGACTTCAACAGCAAAGAGTGCCTATATCGGATTTTGTTTGCTAAAAAGTTTGATGTTCACGTTTGGAAAGAGGACTGCGACAGATATGAAACTGATTATTGCAAGAAACAGAAATCTCAGAAAGGAAAATAACAATGGATGAGTATATCAATCGGGAATCGGTTTATGAAGATTTTGAGAAGTGCAATAGTGAAAATCCAAAATGGACACCGAGTAGGGTTAAGACGCTTATATCTCGTCAAAAAGCCGCAGACGTTGCCCCGGTGCGTCATGGGCGATGGGAATGTGGAAAGCCATGCCCCGTTTGCGGAGAGAACAGATTTAAGGGGCTTGATGCCGATATATGGGCTGATTGGGAGCCACCTTATTGTCCAAATTGCGGCGCAAAAATGGATAGAGATGCTGACTGATGGGTGTTAGAGGAAAGCTGATTGATTTGATTCTGGATGCAAAGAGAACAGACCACGAAACAGGAAGCTTTACTGAATATCTTGCAGACTATCTTATCAGCAATGGCGTAACGGTGAAGGAGTGGATTTCGATTAAAGATAGGATGCCGGAATATCCAGGGCATTATCTCATATGCACCAGTATCAATTACTGGTATGGCGGGTGCATGGAAATAAATGAAAACCATAAATATTATCCAAACGGTACGCCAGCTGGTTATGATGGCTCTACAATGAGTGTGATTAATTGTTACTACGATTGGGAAGAGAATTTATGATACTTACTTTGCATGGGAGATTTGCTAATGAATTGGCTAATTTTGATTGTAGGATATGTAATTATTCTTGGAGTATTTCTTAGCGCGAATGCGAATGCGAAAGCCTATAAAGACGAAGATGATGATGCTCCTTGGGTAGGAAATATGCTGTTAATGATGATTTTTGAATTGTTGTGGATTATTATTTGGGCCAATGCTTTTGGGATATAAAATGAAAAATGGATTAATTCATATTGACGATTTGCGCGAAATGGATAAAATCGCGGCAAGCATGGATAAAGATTATACTCTTGAAGATTTGATTCAAGCGGTTGAATGCAAAGGAGAGTTTACTCGTCCGCATTCATTTGTTGTTAGAGCAAAAGCAGAAAAAATATGCTCTGCGCGAGAAAATGAACAGTATCTTGAGTGCGACCATTGTAAGCATAAAGTTGATTGGAATAAATGGAACTCTGAATGGAATTATTGTCCATTCTGTGGGTTCCCAATTATTCGATGGACGGAGGAAGATTGATGACTGCTTTAGAAGCTAAAAGAGCCGCGGACAATTTTAATCAAACTTATTCAAAAGAATGACGGAAAAACAGCAGAGTACTTGAATAAGAAAATTGAGGAAGCTGCTTATCAAGGTAATTAATTGGGACATTCTCAAAAAGAGCAACCAAAAGAAGAGAAAAAGAAATGGTTTTGGTAGAAAGGTTGATTTGAATGATTAGTGCAAAAGAAGCTAAAAGTTTTGCTGACGAAGTGACCATTGCCGCACGCCAGCGCAAAGAATATCCGATTTTGATTGGTGACATCGAACGAGAGATTACTCGTGCGGCAAAGATGGGTAGATACTCTATTCATTATTGGTTGACTGATGTTTCTTTTGGTATGATGGAGAGTTCTTTGAATTTGAATGATCCAGTAGTGAGCGCGCAGTTTAATAATAGATCGGATTCTTCTTTGTATGCAAAGATTAAAAATGATTTAATTGAAGCTGGTTACGAAGTTGATGAAGATTTTGGTCCTGCTTCGATGTATTACTGGACTATTAAGTGGGATAAAGAGGATGATGGTTATGATTTTATTCGGATCTGAAGATGCTATTGGAGTTTCTCAACTCAATAGAGAGATTATGGATTTTCTCGCTATTGCAGAACCAGCAGTAATGATGAAGATTAAAGAAGCAGCTAATCGTGGAGAGTTTGGCTTTTGGTGGTCGAGTAAGAAGAATAAAAAGGTTGCTGATATTCTTTTTTCTGATAAGATAGGTGTTGAACCTGATAGTAAGTTTATGGCAGCTTTGTTCCATTCGTTGAAAGAAGCAGGTTATAAAGTTAAAACTGATTGTATAGGTGATTTAAATGAATATTGATGCCACCACTGCGGACAGAATTGCTTATGTAATAAATAATAATTATATTGAAGAATTTTCAGGTGAAGATACCGGAGAAGCAGTATCAACAATTGATTTTATAATGAAACAAATTATTAAAGCCGCGCTCCATGGGGAATATAGTTTGGAAATTATTTGGACTCGTAATGATAATAATGAACAACTAACTCAAGAAGTTGAGGATTACTTAATTTACAAAATGGGTTATAACATTGAAGAACGATTTCCCGATGGTCCTAACGGTAGTATTGTGATTAAATGGTAAATCAAAAGGAGAATTAATATGTATTTTAGTGCTAAACGAGCAGATTGGTTGAGAGAGAATGGTTACTGTCCTGAAGTAGGTTCTTTCAAAGAAGCTCAGCGAGTTCTTGATTGGCTGATGGCTGATATTTATGTAGCTGCGATAGCCGGAGATACGAAAATTGAAATGTATTGCCCAGATAAACATTCGATTGAAATTGAGGATAAGTTGAAGGATTTGGGGTATGAAGTTGAATATGATGGCGGTGCCGAAGTGCTGAAGGTTCAATGGTGAGTTAAATGAAATTTGATTGCAGAATTCCTCGTGCTCTTATGATGCCTAGGGTGTCTAATTTCCCCTTTAAAGAAGCTCAAGAAATTTATTGTCAGCAAAGAATCTTGGATGATATAATGGAAAGAATTTATGACAATTCTTGCCGTAAAATCGGTTGTGCAAAATTTAAGATGCGTGACGGTAAGACTTTTTCAGTCATTTATAATGAATTGAAAAGTCTCGGGTATGACGTAGAGTATGAGAAAGAACCGCTTGAAGACGGAGTTTTAGTAAAAATGAAGATAATGTGGTAACTTCAAGAGAGGAAAATCCTCTCTTTTTTATTGCGCGGGAAGATGAAAATTTTTAGAATTTCCTTTTATGCTTACTACTCTTTAAATGATTCTGAGGGAAATTCCTATCTAAATTATAATTAAAAGAGAAAATTAAGAGAAAGAAAGAAAGAAAGAAAGGACGAAGCCTTAACCATCGGGGATAATGCAGCGCTAGTGAGCGAGATTGGGCTTGCCGCAAGCGCAGCGGGAGGCAAGGCGAATAACGAAGCGAACGGTGCGAGCGACAGCGAGCGCTCAAATGAAATAATAAATTAGAAAAGAAAAAGAGAACCCTATCGCTGCACTAAAAAGCGATAGGGTTCAATTTATATAATTAAGAAATTAAATAAAGAGAAAGAGAGAGAAAAAGAGGGAGGTGGGAGAGGGAGAAGAAAGAGGGAGAGGGAAGGGAAGAGAAGAAGAGAAAAGAAGAAAGAGGGAGAGGAAAATGGGATAAGAAGGAGAGAAAAAGAAGGAGAGAAAATGAAAAATGAAAATAAAATGAGAGGGAGAGGGGTACAATTCGGGCTAAAGAGAGAAAATCAAAGCAATCCAAAATCCAAAAATTAGAAAAAAATGACACTTAGAGGGAGAGGGAGAGGGATTGAAGTTAAGAAATTAAATAGAAAGAGAAGGAAAAAGAAAGAAAGAAAAGAAAAATGAAAAAGAGGGAGAGGGAAAAAGAAGGATAAAGAGAGAGAGAAAAAGAGGAAGAACGAGAAAACTCCCCGCCCGACCACCGACGGAGAAACCCAACGTCACCATCCATCCCGTGGCTCCGGCTAATTATATAATGATTTTTAATGGGCCGAAAAGTAAAACCCGCCCACCTAAAATTTTTGGTAGCGGGATTGATTGGGATGGATGGGAATCCTCTGAAATGAGCTAGTCCACAACTCTTTACAAAAGTCAAGTATTAAACTCAATAAAAAATATAAAAAAAAGAGCCACGAATCCCGTGGCTCCGGATCATAATTATTGCGCGGAACGCATTTTCAGCTTATCATTCCAATCCTCAACCGCATCATCAATGTCGAAGTTCTTCTTGGCAGTGAGCGAAAAGACAACCCAAATTTCCTCTCCGTTGACTTCCTCAAGAGAAGCCCATTTATAATCGTCAATCTGGATGCAATCGCTGACAAAATCTTTGCATCGTTCCTTTGTTAAATCCTTGGCGGCTTTGAGTTTTTGCTGCTGATTCATCTTATTTTTCATTGGTTTTTCCTTTCTTTGCGCGCGGAGTATAGTCATTTCTGCCACAAATCGCGCATGGAAAAACAGAAATGTAGCCTTCGCTATTGGTAAAAGTGTTCAAAACTGTATTGAATTTGAGACATTTTTTTGCCCCGAACTGAAGACTAGTACAGCCGTTGCAAATTTCGTCGCGTGAAATCTTCATTTTCGATTCTCCTTTTATCTTCTTTATAATTATATTATACCACAAAGTTGCGCTTTTGTCAATATTTGGCGCTGATTTAAAAAAGTTTTTTTTGCTTATTATATCATACTTTTGAGTAAAAGTCAAGTTTTTGAGTTCGGCGCGAATAAAAAAAGATGCGCAGAATCATCCGCGCATCCTTTTGATGTACTACTCGATCTTTTTAAACTCAATCAGCTGAGATTCTAATTGAGTTATGCCATTTTGAATTTGATTTGTACTTTTGAGTTGATCATTTTGATTGAAAACTCTTGACTTTGGCTGGCTTTTGGAGCTTAAAACTCCAGAATTTTGAGCACCTTCGCTCTCAAAACCCTACCAGTCAAGTAGAAAATGAGCGCCAAACTGATTTGACGATACTACGCACTTTTTATTTGGCGTAGCTACGTCGATTTTTTCAACGCTGGAACGCGATTTATTTTCATCGTTCCTATGTCTTTTCTCATTTTCTATAAATATTATATCATATATTTGCTCTTGAGTCAATAATTTGACGTAGCAGCGTTATTTTTGGCTTGAAAAGTTACGATTTAGGTACAATTTTGCGCATTTTTATTCATTTGTGCGCCCGATTGTTAAATTTTTAACAAAGTTCGCGCTAAAAAATAACGATAAGACGCGAAAAATTGCTGGAAATAACTGGAAAATTGAATTTTTGAATAAATATTCAAGAAAAAAGTTTTATTTTACTCGAAAAAATACTTGACATATTGCAAAAAGTATGGTAAAATGGTATTGTGGAAGAGTGTTGACTATTTTTGGCCCGGTTAGTTAGCTATGACTAACTTTGCCCGGGTGAAACTAGTTAATCATGCCTAACCTCTTGCCCGGGTAAAATTGCCGGGACGAGTTAGTTATAACTAACCATAGAGTTCTCCTCCCCTTTTATTATAACATAAAAGATAGGACTTGTCAAGCCTGTTATTTATTTAACAATGTTTTGCCCGGGCAAGTTAGGCATGACTAACTTCGAGTCAAAAGAAAAGAGGGTGAATCACTTCACCCTCGATTCTGTCAAGCCTTCTTCTTGGCGGCACGCTCCTGAGCCTTGCGTTCCTTTTCAGCGGCCTTTTCCACGGCTACGCGCTCCTTTTCCTCGCGCTCAAATTCCCAATCACCGCAAGCCTGCTCAATGTCGAACGCAGGCACCTTGTCAGTGGCAATAGGGTTGGCGCAAGTAAACGCAATCTTTACCCAGCAGGTCACACCGTCAACCTCAGTAGGCAGTGCAAAAGTCGATGCGCCAATCTGACGCGCACTCTCAGGCAGAATCATGCCGATGATGTTAGACTTAGCAGTGGACAGAATCTCGGACTTCTTCATAGTGGTAGCCATAGTAAACCTCTTTCTCCTACACTTTCGGCAGTAGGCGCTCTGTTTTAAGTTCTGCTCTCTTTGAGAACATATTCATTATACCATAGGTTGCGAAGTTTGTCAAGAGTTTTTTGAATTTTTCCTGTTGCTCTGTCGTTGAGTTATTCGCTCTCTTGAAGTTTCCGTTCCCTTTGGAGTGATTATAGTATATCATACTCTCAGGAAAATAGACATAGACAAATCAATCAAGAATATGGACAAACGTTGCACCGCGCCCGGGCGCGCTTCGTTAAATTTTTAACAAAGTAGAATATAAGAAAAGGGGCAAGATTTTCTTGCCCCAATTCATTACTGCTCGACAGAATCGCCCTCGGCGTCAGTGTTTGCGGCTTCACGCTTGGCCTTCTTGGCGGCTTTTACCGCGTCACGCTGGGCTTTCGCGCGTGCCTTTTCAGCGTCTTTACGCGCCTTTTCAGCAAGGCGTGCCTGCTTTGCGTCCTCACGCGCCTTAACAGTGAAGTCATACTCCTCCGAGGCAGCGGCAAGATCATAAGCCTTTGCCTTTTCAGTATCCGCATAGCGGTGTGCGGCAACCTTAACGGTCATCGGCACATCAATCTCGGTCTCACCGTCTTTGACGGTGACATACATACCGAACTCTGCACCATCAACCTGATACGGCAGGTCTGCCAGCTTCAGCTGGGCGATAATCTGCTGACGGGCGGCTTCCATAATTTCAAACTGCTTCATCATAAGTGTACCTCTTTCTCTCACTCTTGGCTGTGAGCGCCTTGTTCTGTACCCCTTTGGAGTATCTTTATTATATCACAGTCAGTGGAATTTGTCAAGCGTTTTTTTAGAATTTCTTTTGAAGTTCTTCGCTTGCTTTCCTCTCTTGACTGTATATATAGTATACCATAGCAATGCATAAATGAACATAGACAAATCATGCAAGAACATGGATAAATGTTGCAGGCGCCCGGGCGCGAGTTAGGTATGACTAACTCAAAAGAAAAAGAAAAGAGCCGTTCTGATTTTGAACGGCTCAATTTTTTATAGTGCGGCCAACTTTTTACGCAGTTCCTTCAACTCTTTTTCGAGTTCTTCAATTTCGGACTGAATCTCAATTTTCTTCGCGGCAACTTTCTTTTGATTGCGGCGATTGATTTTTTGCGCCTTCTGCCATACGCCACCACGCGGAGTTTTGTCCAGCTTTTTGTGCATAGCTAAGCACTTTTTCAAAATTAACGCTTCTATGTTGGAATCGTCAATGCCTTTGTGCTGTTCGACAAACTCAAAATTTCCAGTCAAAAAACGGTAGGCACATTCCGCATTTGTAAGAATGTTTCCCTTTTCAGATACCCAGCCCTGCGCAATAGCGGTCTTATAGTAGTCATTACCAGCAAGGAACGCACAAGCGGCCATATTCCAAATACAGTACAGCCGAACGCCCTTTTTCCAAAACCATTTATAACGACCGTCCGTTGAAAAATTCATGAGATTGTTAAGAGCGCGGCGGTCAAAAGCCATGTTGTAAGCGTAGCACTCTTTGCAATTAAACTGCGCTAAATCGTCGAAAAAAGTCTTTCGCGCGAAATATGCGCTGACAAGTTGTTTTTTGCCTGCCCAAATATCCTCCCAATAAGAAGGAACCTTTTGAACGTAATAGGCCGAATCCATCAGCGTATTATCGAGAAAAATTTCTTTAATAACAAAAGAACGGCGGCAAATCTCGCGCATCTCTGCGCCCTCGTACAAAATGTAAGAGAAGTCATAAGGGAGGGGCTTATTCAAACCCCCTGCAGTTTCAGTATCGAGAACGCAACGAATCTTTTTTTTACTCAATGGGTGCAACCTCTTTCTGTTAATTTTTTAGAACATTATTATTATAACAGACTGTATACAATTTGTCAAGTCAAAAGACAAAAGAATTTTCAAATGAATTTTATGCAATATGCCGAAAATGAGAGTTAGGCTTGACTAACCGCGTCCGGGCAGCCGCTTGTTAAATTTTTCACAAAGTTGGGTCAAAAGAAAAGAGAGCGCATTTCTGCGCCCTCAATTCTATCAAGCCTTTTCGGCGTCACGAGCCGCCTTTTCTGCGGCACGCTTGGCACGGCGGTCAGCGTCAGCCTTGACCTTATCGTCATGCTTGCGCTTGCGCTCTGCGGCCTTTGCGGCGGATTCCGCCAGCTCTGCCTGATACTTCTCGACCGCATCGTCAAGGTCGAACGCGGCGACCTTTTCGGTGGCAATGGGGTTCGCGGCAGTCACCGCAATCTTGGTGTAGGTCTGGTTGCCCTCATAGTCGATAGAGGGGATAGCCCACAGGCCAGAGCCAATCTGGACAGCACCGAGGGCTTCCAGATTCAGCTTTGCAAGGGTGTCAGCCTTGATAGCGGAAAGCAGGTCGGACTTCTTCATAGTGTTAGCCATAAGATACCTCTTTCTCTTGCAGTCAGTCGCAAGTCACTTTGTTTTTCTGTTCCTCTTGGAACATCTTTATTATAGCACAGTCGAGAGCGTTTGTCAAGAATTTTTTTTATTTTTTTTTGAACTCTTTGTGAGTGATTTCTTATTCCGTTCCCTTGACTGTATATATAGTATAGCACAACTAAACGCTAATGGACATAGACAAATCGTGCAAGAACATGGATAAATGTTGCGCCGTGCCCGGACGAAAAAGAAGTCCCATAAAAGGGACTCCAATTTGTTACACCAAAGAGTAGTAAGCATTTGTATTTTTAACAACCAGCTTTGTGTGGTCGCTATTAAATTTACATCTATTACCACAAGCCTGGCAATTTCTGGTATCCGCTGAATAGCTACACCAATCTTCAAGGGGAATTTCCAGCGTGCCTTCGTCAACTTCTTCACGCTTAACAAGTCCCATCTTGACGAGCCGCCGACAACAAGCAGCAATCATCTCAACAGTAACACCGCGAGGGAAACCAACATTATCATTGACCCACTGGCGAATTTCTTTGCATCGTACAGGGCGATTCATATCTTGAAGCGCGTGATAAACGCAATCAGTGCACATGAGCTGCCACGCAGGAGCGGACAGCATAGGGAAAGCGCGAAGAATGTTTTCGTTGCAATCAATAACAATAGACATATTAGTTACCTCTTTCTTTCTTTTCTCTCTTGGTGTACCTATATTATATATCATTTGCTCTTGAATGTCAATAGGTAAAGTGAAAGTTATTTATTTAACAATGTCTTGCCCGGGCGCAGTTAGGCTTAACTAACTATTTTGCAAAAATAATGCTTGACTTTTGAACGCGGCTGTGCTATACTAATAATAAAGAAAGCGAGGTACGCAATGAAAATCACAAAACTCAAATTTGAAACCGATTTTCCTATCGACTTTTTCTTGGTCCTCAATACTTGCCCTCGGAATAAAGAGAAACGTTATTGGTGGGCAATCAATTTTGCTAAAGAATGGGGGCTTGAAGTTCACAGCGGCATGACGCGCGTTGCTTTTGTGTTTGATGATTTTGCAATCAAACTTGATATTAACTCTACCACTAACGGTTGTGAGGAAGAATACAAGCGTTTCCAGGTTGCACGCGAATATGGAATTGAACGAATCCTTTTGACCATTGAAAAATGGTACACCTCGCCGCGTGGTGTTACTTTTTACATTCAGCCCAAATGCGGCGAATTGGTGTACGATTATGATGCCGATGAATATACAGACACCTTTAATGCAGTAGCAAGCACTTTGGAACATCAAGGTTATTGCAGGCGTAAAATTAGACGCTATATCGATAAAATGCCTTACGAAATCGAGGAGATGGAATGGGTAGGTCGTTGTGTGCAATATTACGGTTGGAAATTTATGCACCGTCTGATGGACTGGATGCAAGATTATAACATCACGGATTTGCACGGCGGGAATATTGGCTTTGTAGCGCACAATCGCCCTGTAATTTTTGATTACGCAGGCGTGAGATAGTCAGCTGGGTCACATTAAATGTGACCCTTTTATTTTTTATGCAGAGTTAGGTGCAACTAACTGTGCCCGGGTGGATTAGGTACGACTAACTACACACAAAATAAAAACCCGCCGAAGCGGGCAAATTCATTCCTTAAACTTTACATTCATAAAGACTTCTACTTTTTCATCAGCCGTGAAGAATACGGGCAAACCATTCGAGAGCATCACGGCATTATACAGTCGATTCTGCGCGATAAAACGCGGAACAACCAAACACAGTCTACCGTGAGGATAACGAACATAATCACCCACCTCTGTATTACCAAACAGAGATAAAGTTTTTTCGGTAAGGTTAATCTGCATAGATACCAGCTCCTATTGATAAATTAAAATGCTTGACGGGAGTTTTCTGGCTTGACTATTGCCTTGCCTACCCGTTAGTTCATTTCCTTTTGATGTATTTATCATATCATACTTAATCCCGATTGTCAAGAGCTTTGCGGCAAATTTCTTTGTTGATTTTGCGCATCTTACGCGTACAGTCATGCTTATCTTGACGGATAGAGTTTAACCGCGCGTGCTGACAGTAAAAGTGACGCGCAAACTTATCCTCAAAGGTCAGTTTCTTTTTCTCGTTTTTTGCAGCCATACTATCGTCTCCTTTTTCTATATTATACTATATATAAAGTAAAATGTTAAGCGTTATTTATTTAACAAAGTTCGCCCGGCGGATGGTTAGGCATAACTAACTTTAAAAATAATGCTTGACATTTCGGGATAATTATGCTATAATAAATACATCAAAAGGAGGTAATGAATATGAAGAAAATGATCGAAATGGATTGCTGCGATGTTTGCGGCAAACCGATATATATGTCGCCTAAGTATATTAACAGCTATGCTTTCAAGAACGGCAATGGACAGCAATTTGATGCAGTTCTTTGTGAGGATTGTTTAGAAAATAACAAAGTCTTTGAGTGCGCAGGTTGCGGTTGCTATCTGCGTAATGAAGATGCTTTCCATGTAGATTGCTACGACTACTGTGAGCAGTGTGCTGAAGAAGTGCTCGAAGATAAGCGTCAGGAAATCAAAGATCTGGAGGGTAATTTGAAAAACGCAAGAGAAGCGTTCGAACGCCGTAAGGTAGAGAGGGAGTAATCCCTCTTTTTTATTTTGATTAGTTAGTCATAACTAATTTGCCCGGGTAGCAGTTAGCTTTAACTAACTCTTGATATTAAAAAAGAGGGCTTTTCAGCCCTCAAAATTATTTTGACTTAATCGAGATACCTCCGCGAAGCAAAGCGAAAGCAATATAAATGCCCCAGAAATTAAGCTCTGGAATTGCTGGCAGAAATGTAAACCACGGTAAGAGCATTAGCACATAAAAGGCATACCATAAATGCGCACTAAGCAACAAAAGTGCGATGCAAAGTCCAAGGGCGCTCAGCATCAAGCCCATGCTGTCTTTATTTTCATTTAAGGCTTGTAACAGCTCAACAAAAACCAACAGCCCGACAAAGTACGCAATCAGCAAAAACCAAAACATTAGATACACCCCTTTACCTTGTATGTCATAATGTAATTACGGCGATTCTTGCACTTTTCGTAGCGCTGGCGTTCCTTTGCTTGGCGATAGGCAATTTCGGGATTGCCCTTAAACTCGATAGGGTCGAGCTTACCACAATTTAGGACAAAGCCATAGTTTTCATCAACTTCATAACCGAAAACCTGCATTTTATTTTACCTCTCTTTCAGTTTCTATAATTATTATACCATACATTCGCACCATTGTCAAGAGTTATTTCCATTCAATATCTTGCGATTCAATCTCTTGCACATCGTAATTTTCATCGAGGGTAAACATTTTGTCTGCGGTCATGAACATCAAACTATAAGGTCCGATGTCATTGTCTGCGGCAACAAGCCAAACCTCTTTACCTTTTGCCTTTGCATAACCAATCTCCCACGCCGCACCGTCATCGGATTTATAACCATAGGAGATACACACGACAAGGTCAGCCGCATCAAGCTGTTTATGGTCTTCCTCAAAGATTTTCTTTGCCCAAACATGGTTGGGCAGTTCCCATGCATTGGGCACTTGAAAATCCTGCGGGCAGTAGATAGTTGCGCCGCGGAAAATGGTTTTCAGCCACTTTTCAATGTGCTTAACATTTCTCTGTTCCCATTTGTGAAAAAGCGGACTTGCGATGTAGATATTCATTTTCTTTGTTCCTTTCTCTCTTGGTGTAATTATATTATACAGTATTGAACGCGAAATATCAAGGATTATTTTATGAAGATTTGTATTATTGATTTGTACTTTTGATGCGCGGCACCCGGGCGAGTTAGATATAACTAACTCTCAATCAAAAGAAAACCGCCCGAAGGCGGATAGAATCAAAGAACTTTTAATTCTATTTCAGTATCTTCAACCTCTTGATCAGAATCAAAATATGTTGTTTTTTCTCCTTTCAAAAGGTCAATGACGTCATTGGCACTAATTTTAATATAAACTCTTCCTTCATACTGAAAAAATTCACCGAGTTTAAAAGTACCAAACGGAAGAAATACTTTAGAGGATATCAATTTTGCAAAAGACATAATCAAAAACCACCTTTCTTAATCAGCTCAAAAAGTTTTTCAGCCGTTACGGCCTTGCCACCGTGTTTTTCCCACGCAGACAAATTCTGTTCTTCGTCATCAAAAAGAATCGTATTAGTGCGATTTTCTGGGCGGACAATCGACCATTTGGGAACGCCGTAAGCAACCACATGAATTTCTTCCGCATAGGGGAAAAACTTTGCAAGCCACGCCTTTTTTACCTTGCGGATTTCAGCGTTGAAACCCTTGTTATTTTCTTTAGAACACCAGCTGATAATGCCGATACCAAAACCCTGAGCCTGCAAAATCTGCACGATTTCTGCAAACTGTTCAGTCGTGAACAGCGGCTCTGCCACAGCGTAGGGGCGAGGGTCATGAGCCATCAGACAGTCAAGCCAACCGTCCACGCCGTAGAAGTTAGCAATCGTGCCATCCATGTCGAAGTAAGCCATTTTTTTCATATCTGTTTGTTCCTTTCTCTCTTGGTGTATATATAGTATAGCATACCCTGCGGCTTTTGTCAACAGATTTTTTTATGGACATTTATATTATTGATTTGTACTTTTGACGCAGCGGCCCGGGCAGCACTTTGTTAAATAATTAACTTTCGTTTTGAGTATTGACAAATGAGGAAAAGTATAGTATAATATAAGTACACCAAGAGAAAAGGACAAATGAAAGGAAATTTTAGTTATGAAGGTTTCTGTTATTCCTGAGGATTATATCTCTTACGCCTTTGGAAATGTGAAAATTGGCGATATGTTTCAGGACAATGAAGGAACATGGTTTATGAAAGTTGAGTATGAGGATGAAAACTGCGATAGACAAGACGTATTTGGATTGAGCCTTGAAGATGGAACACTATACGTTTTTAATGATAAAGAACCTATCATGCGGTTTTTCACGCCGTCCGCAATCACTGTCCAATAAAAGGAGAAATGAATATGAATAAAATTAAATGCGAAATCCCGAGCAACATTTTTGAAAATTTCCCCGTTGGCACTATTTTCTCAAATGATGGCGATTTTTACATCAAAATCAATCAAGATGAAATTTTAAATAACCTTGAGTATTCAGAGGAAGTTGACAAGGGCAATATACCGAATGCTGTTCGTTTAAGTGACGGTAAGGCTGCGTATTTCAATGATCGAGACAGAATTGACATGATTTATTTTAATACTACGCTATCAATCAGCTGAACTTCGCGCCCTTCATGGGCGCATTTTTTTTTGTATCAAAAGTTAGTTGAGACTAATCCGCCCGGGCAAGTTAATCATGCCTAACTCAAGGTAAAATTAAAACCGCCCATCTCTGGGCGGCTAGCTCTAATCTCTGTTGATTTGGGCGCGGGTTTCGTTTTTCTGCGCCTTGCGGTCATATGCGGTTTTCTTCTTAAAACGAGCAGGGCGTACACCCACAAAGGTCTGACGCCGTGCGGCTCGCTCTTTTTTCTGTCGATTCTTTTCAAGCATGATAATCACCTCTGATATGTACATCATAGACGGACAGCGTTTCCAACGGGTGGCGATTCTGCACAATCTTGGTCGCGCTTGCTCCATCGGAAGCCCACGCACTTTCAATCAGCAATTCATTGTCCTTATTGTAGTAGACAACATCATAGCAATTCAGTTCCTTAACACTCATGGGGTTTACCTCTCTTTCATTTTCTATATATATTATAGCATAGATTTTTGCGTTTGTCAAGATTCAAAGAACAAAAAAGTTAAAAGAAGATATAAAGGATAGAGGACAATCTGAAGTGCCGCAATCAAAATTGTTTTGAGTGCGAAAAGAGGGACGCGCAAGCCGCACTTTAAGCCATCTAAAACATCTTTACTTGTGATTTTATCACGATGATGAATTACACAATGCGCAATCTGAAGAAACCGCGCGAAATTTCCGAGGACATCGCCCATGAAGAAATGAGAGGTAAAATCCCATTTCTTATCGCAGAATTTACAAGTGTAGACAACATGAGAATAATTCAAACCATCGTAAATCATTTTTAATACCTTTCTTTCTCTCTTGATTTGTATATATTATATCATAAGATATATAATTTGTCAATACCATAAATCGGACTTTCAAAGCGCCCGGGCGCACGAGTTAGCTATGTTTAACTTTAAATCAAAAAAAGAGAGGTTAATAACCTCTCAATTCCATCCGCACAATGCGGTCTGCCACACAGCGGGCAAGGGACTTTTTATTCCAGTCCCTGCTCTTGAGCAGATAAGCAATATTCCCAGGGTCAGATGCTCAGAAGCCACGCTGGACACCTTCAGCGATGATGCCCGCTTTCGTGAGCTTCATCAGGCGGTCATATTCGATTTGGAACATATTCATGGTAGTTACCTCTTTCTTTCTCTTGATTCTGTATATATTATACCACAGATTTTTATTTTGTCAATACTTTTTATGGGACTTCTTGGCGCCCGGGCGAAGATTGTTAAATAAATAACTTTTGATTTTCCTCTTGACAAAATAGATTTATATGATATAATATAATCAAGATAAGAAATGGAGAGAGGCAAATAAAAATGGAAGATTACATGATTTATGAAGTATGTGATGATATTCTTTATATTCCGCGAGGAATTCAGACATGGCTTGCAAATCGTCCCATGGAAAAGAAAATTTTTGAAGAATGGTTAGTTCAAAAAAAGAAACGCTATTATGTCCATTATATCGCGCTTAGTTCTTTTGGGACAAGAAAATATGGACAAAGAACGATGCATATTAAGAAAAGAAATACTTCTTTTCACGCAGATGGAAACAGTGATGCCGATAAAGTCCGCCGAGAGCTAAAAATTGGTGGTGGTTACGCTTATGTTATGGTCTTTGAAGGCGGTTTTAAAGTTGGTTTGACTAATGATTTAAAGCATCGCCGCAATCAGCTTAACGCTACTCACGACCATCATTATGAAATTGCTTGGAGTTCTTCTTTTTCTACCTATGAAGCCGCCGCAATGATGGAATGTGATTTGCATTACTACTATAAAAAGTTGTATCCTAACAACTTCATTCCTAATGACCATTTTAACATTGACGGTTTTGACGCTAGGCGCGATGTAAGAAAACTTAACAAAATGGCGGAAGAGTGTGAAGCACGTTATGCCGCTTGAGGGCTTATGCCCTCTTTTTTATCTTAACTTATTAGTTGTAACTAACCGCCCGGTTAAGTTAGTTAAGACTAACCTGATAGATAAAATAAAAGCCGCATAAAGCGGCTCAAAATTATTTGTATTTAAATTGGACATTAGACGAATTGACATAAGGGGTTGTGTAACTTTCATAATGCCCACCATAAGGGTCAAGATGAACATAAACTCCTGTGTCATGAAGTTCATCCAAAGTCTCTTTGAGCGTGTCAATCAAATCGTGGATCTTTGCTTTTCTTGCTCGTTCTTCACGAGACTTAATGATAGCGTCAATATCTTCCTGAGTCAAAGTCATAACATCAATATTCATTTAATTACTTCCTTTCTATCAACCACGAGGTAACGACCATCGGTGTTTCAGTTTTAAACCCAATTATCATACAGGCGACTTGCTTTTTATTATATGATACTCGAATACCAACTGAAATGATTTCGTTTTCCTCTAACTTTACTTCATAAATTGTAGCGCGTTTCATTTTTGTAGATGAGATTTTATTTAGGTCAATATTGCGCTCCTCTACTCTGTCTAAAAAATGTCCAGTCCTTGCTAATCTTTCAAAGTCTACTGTGTCAAGTTTTTCCTGAGCTAACTTAATCAGCGGCTTTCGCTTGGACAGCTGATAGCCGTTATATACCACCATTTTCTTTTGCTCCTTTCTCTCTTGGTGTATCTATATTATATATCATTGCGCGAGAAATGTCAAGAGGAAATTTGAAAGTTAATTATTTAACAAAGTTTGCCCGGGCAGTTAATCCTAACTAACTTATACGGCAATAAAAAAAGAGGGTATAAGCCCTCTTAATATCTATAAAATAAAGGAACGATAATAACTTTCTTAGCCATTTTACATAACCTCCACATAAAAAGCACTATAAGTACCGCGCTCACTATCGCAGTTGTAATACTCAAAAGCATTTACCAGCGAATCAAAAGAAGAATAACCAGCATAATAGTTTGCGTCACTCTTGTAATTCACAAGAATACCCCAGCGTAACGGGTCTTGGAAACGCGGCACAATCCAAAACTCTTTGCCTTCGTTGAACAGTTTACGAGCAGTGCGCTTATTGATTCTCTTGACAGTCATTTTGTTTACCTCTTTCTTATCTCTTATCTTGTATATAGTATAGCATAGATAATTCAGAATGTCAAGCATTATTTTCTTAAAGACCGTTTTATTGGACTGCGCCCGGGCCAGTTAGCTACAACTAATTTTTAAATTTTTATTCAAACGCTGTTCTTTCTTCATCCTCACAGATGAAATCGTCATCTTCATCCCAGAACAATACGAAATCGTCACAATCAGTAAGTGGATTTTCAATCCCGCATTCTCCGTTTTTGTAGTACGGACAGTCCCAACCATTAGCAGGACAATAAATTTTTCCTTTTCTCATAGTTATCACCTTTTAGCAATCGTAGGTAAAACAGCCTGCATAGGGATCAAAGCCTTCATCGCTGTCAATATCGTCAGGCTCGTCAGGCTCATCGTCTTCATCAGGCTCATAAGCAAGAAAGAAGATTCTTGCACCCTTATGCTGAGCTGCAAGATCACGGGCTTCTTCATAACTCGTACACGGCACACCTGCATATTCCCCGTTATTCTTAACGACAGCCCACAAAGCGGAATTGAAATCGAAATCTCTCATAATTGGAACCTTCTTTCTTTTGATTGTGTATATATTATATCACGCATAGCTTAATTTGTCAATAGGTGTTTTGAAAGTTATTTATTTAACAAGTTCGCCCGGACAGTTAAACGTAACTAACTGATAGGCAAAAAGAAACCGCATCGGATTTGATTCGTAAACCCCTGCAGTGGTTTAACATTTATCCGATACGGACAAGTATGGTGCTTGTTTGGCGGCGCATTCGCCCATCAATAGCGCAATAAGTAGATGCTAAGTGAATCCAGTATAATACATTCTAAATACCTTCTAAATTACAATAAAATTTTAGGCTCAGTCGCTAAGTAAATCCCGTATAATATTTCATAGGGCCTCCCACCGCAACCGATTATTACGGCTTCGTAATTTAATTATACACAATATGTTAAAGCGTTTAATCTTCGGGCGCCACCCCTACGTCCATATCATAGGCATTTCCTTTCTTTCTCTCTTGCTGTGTATATATAATACCATAGAATTATGGGATTGTCAATAAGAAATTTGAATTTTATAGTCCGATTTATGGGATTTAATTTGCGCCCGGGCAGAGTTAGATAGTACTAACTACCTAACTTTTTAAGTATTATTTTCGTGCATGATTTTTTCAAGACGAGCCGCAGCTTCTTGAGCAATGCGGATGGATTCTTCTTTGCTCGGTATCACGAACTGTGGACGGTAGCCATACTTGTGAACCTGATTTACATTGTAATACTTAGTCATATCTGTTTACCTCTCTTTTGTTTATCTCTCTTTCAGTGTCTATATTATAGCATAGTGCAAGCGATTTGTCAATCCCATTTATGGTACTTTTAACTTGTTATTTATTTCACAATGTTTTGCCCGGGCGAATACTTGTTAAAAATTTAGCAAACTCGCCCAATAAAAAAGAGTGGATAGAATCCACTCAATCTTTTGTGTATTCGTGAACAGATTCCTGTCCAATCAATTCATAGCTGATGGTATAAGAATCATCGTTGCCGCCCTCATATCGCGCGGACTTGACAGCGGCATTAAAACCGAAAATATGAGCAAGGACAACAGCAATCAACAGAACCATAGTATAAAGAATCTTTTTCATTTTGATACACTCCTTTTGATTAGAAAAGAATCTTGCCGCAGAAGGCTTCGAGTGCGATAAAGTCATCGCCTGCGAACAGGACTTCATCACCGCGGCGGATAGTAACATAGCAGTCCATGGCACGCTCCACATCATAGCCCATCTCGTCAAGAGCCATCAGTATTTTATTGATTTTGTTCTTCATTTTTGTTTACCTCTTTCTTTGTTTCTGTATATATTATACCATATATATTTTATTTGTCAATACCTATTTTAGGAAAGTCCTAATTATGGGACTGTAAAGTCGCCCGGGAATTCAAGTTAATTGAAACTAACTAAAAAATAAAGGGCTGATTTCTCAGTTCTCTTTATTACTTAATAACCAATCAACATAATCTTTACTGACTTCGCCCTGTTTCGGCAACATTCTACCAAAAGGGTCAGTATAAACATGATTGACTTTATATTTTCCTGTTTCTGTGCGCTCAACGCTCAAAATTTTGTCGCCGATTGCGCGGTAATACTTTTCTTTTTCCATTTGATTCACCTCTTAAAAATCACGGTCATCAAACATAGGCTGGTCAGCCATAAAATAATGATAGCCAGCCAAAACTTTCGGACTAGAATCTTTCGGATAGTAGTCATGCGTGGCTTGATTGAGTTTATCACATTCTTCTTGCGAACCACCATAACGATACAAGAAAGTATTGCCATCTTTTTCCATGTAAATGCACTTCATATTTATTACCTCTTTCTTTCTTTCTGTATCTAAATTATATCATACATTTCGGGATATGTCAATAGTAATCAGCCCAATTTATAGGACTTTCTAAATTTTTTAATTAGTTGAAACTAACTTTACCCGGGCATTTTAGGAGTCAATAAAATTATAAGCTGGCCGCGTACAAATAATAGGAAAATTTTTTTAATTAAAAACCACACAAAATAGGAAAACTAAATTTAATTTTAGGATTTGCTATTGATAAAATTAAAATTAAATTACATAATTTTAGGATTTTTTATTGTATATATGTATATATAAATATATATAATTTATATTAAATGATAGTTAGTTTCAGGATTTTATTTTAATTCTTTTTCTATTGATTAAAATAAAATCAATATAATTTTAGGATAATTTATATACATATATATAAATATATACATATATCCAATATAATATATCATTTCGGGAAAACTAATTCCAAAAGTAAAAATCAAATTTTTTAGAATTCAAATTTTATTTGATTGCGCCCGGCGGATACCTTGTATAGTTTTAGGATTTTATTATTAGATTTTGCTATTGATTTACAAATGAATCAAAATAAAATCGAGCAACCCTATTTCGGGAAACTCGATTTTTTAATTTGAGTATGATTTTGGATGAATCAAAATTAAATCATCCATTTCAAATTCATATAAATCCAATGGGGTATTTCAGCTTTGCTCATGTTTTTCAACGCAACCTCGTCAAACATTAAACCGCCTTCAACCTCAAAAGCCTTGACACCGTTTTTATTCAGAAGCTCTGCAAATGCTTTGTTATCAAACAGACTGTTGGTGTTGTACATTTTCATAGTAGATACCTCATTCTTCCTCGGTGGTTTTATCTCTTTCAGTGTCTATATTATACCATGGTGCAAGCCGGATGTCAATGTTTGGTAGTACTATAAAACGGATTTCTAAATAAAATCATAGTATTCTAGTTAGTTATGACTAACTGTGAGTTAGTATAATTGGTTAGTTATAACTAACCGAACTATGACGCTATTGAGTTAGCTATGACTAACTCTTGCCTGGGTGAACTAGTTAGACATGACTAACTTGCCCGGGCAAACATAGTTAGCTATGCCTAACCCGGCGGAAAAGAAAGAGCGGATTAGTGCTCATTACTAACCCACTTCAAGAGTCCTTCATAAGGCTGGACTGATTTGAAATCGCCTGTCAGAATCAAATTTTCATTTTCATCAAAGATTTGGACAAATTCATCCATAACTCTCTCTACGATAAAACCCATTTCATCGAGAGCCATCAGCATTTTATTGATTTCATTCATCATTTTAGTTACCTCTTTCTATTGGTTGATTAGTTGATTGATACACAAGGATTAGGGCGGCCCACCCCGAAGGGTGGGCTTTTCAGCCCCTCTCTCACTTGGAGAGGTTCCGCAGGGAACTCTCGGTGCAGAATGTTGCTTTCTGGAATTTTACCTGATAAGCGATTCCATCAGCTTCGATGTCGCCCGCTTCGGTGAACGGAACATTATCTTTCGTCCAAGTCTGTCCGAAGTACTCGGTCATGAGCATTTCGAAGATTTCGCCCTTGTTGTACTTGCTGGTCTTAACCATCTCATTGAACTGATCTTCTGAACAAACCGCAATCAGCTTGCCGGCAGTCTTGAGCATTTCCTTCTGTGCCTTGTTGGGGCTAAACCGGACAGAGTAACCGCCGCCATTCTTGCTGGAGGCGCGGTCAAGGGTCAGTGCATAGGGCAGAACGCTAGAATCAGTGATAACAGCATAAACAACGCCGCGATCCGTAAAGCCAAAAATGTAGTTGTGAGTGAATGCCAGTGCGTTGTAGCGGTCAGTCATAGTCTTGAGCATGGTCAGGTTGGTCATAGTGAATACCTCTTTCCGGGGTTGCGCCCCTCTTTGTTTCTATGCCTTTATTATACACTTATCCGGTTTATTTGTCAATGCTTTTTTGCAATTTTTTTTTCGTTAAAATGCACAACGTTTTATATAATTTTTTGTGCATTCTGCCATATAAACAGAGCGACTGATCCGAGCGCCACTTGTACGCGGTACACGGTCAAGTGCACGCCGACCGCGGACAATATGGGGTGTACGCCGACCGCGCACACTTGACCGCGACCGGGGTGTGTATTCAGGACGCGAACAGATTGACAAATTTTTAACAGGCCGGGCCTAGTTATCACTGTATAGAAATTACTCAAATTAAAATTCCAAATTTTACCATTTTCACTGTA